TAGAGGATTATTACCGAGTTGTTTTGAATTTCACGATAAATCAGGAAATTTACATATAAGATTTTAATTATGAATATACAAGAAAATATAACCAGGTTTACGAACCTAAGTGAAAACGATAGTTTATCTGCCTTTAGAGGGCATACCGCACAACAAAGTCATAACGCCTATCAGGTTTTTTATAATTTCATATCTGAAGTTAAACCTGTTAGAATTTTAGAAATTGGGACCTCATTAGGTGGATTTACAGAGTTTTTAAAAATCATTACAGATGAGTTAGAGTTAAATACTAAAATCTTATCTTACGATATTTCAGAAAAACCTTGGTATCATCAAATGATTGAAAAAGGAATTGATGTTAGAGTTGAAAATATCTTTAATGAAGATTGGAGTGGAGTTAAACAAGAGGTTGTTGATTTTGTTCAACAAGAAGGATTAACAATAGTTCTTTGTGATGGAGGATGGAAAATTGGAGAGTTTAAGATTTTTTCAAAATTAATTAAAAATGGTGATTATATTTTAGCTCACGATTATTCAGTTAGTAAAGAAATATATGAATCAGAAATTAAAGACAAAATTTGGAATTGGTGTGAAATAACTGAATCTGATATTGAGCAATCTGTTGTTGAAAACAATCTTAAATCTTATAATCAAGATAAATTTTCTCAGGCGGTATGGGTTTGTAAAACAAAATAATAATTTATGAGTATAACATTAGTAACAGGACTTTGGAATATTAAAAGAGATGAACTAACTCAAGGATGGTCTCGTTCGTTTCAACATTATTTAGATAAATTTGAACAACTTTTAACGGTTGATAATCCAATGATTATTTTTGGTGATTCCGATTTAGAATCTTTTGTATTTGAAAGAAGAAGTCGCGAAAACACTCAATTCATTGCTCGTAGTCAAGACTGGTTTAAAAATAATGACTTTTATAATAAAATTCAAGAAATAAGAAATAATCCTGAATGGTATAATCTTGCGGGATGGTTACCTGAATCAACTCAAGCAAAATTGGATATGTATAATCCTTTAGTAATGTCTAAAATGTTTTTACTAAATGATGCCAGAATTATGGACCCATTTAATTCTGAAATGATGTTTTGGATTGACGCTGGATTAACAAACACGGTTCACCCAGGATATTTTACTCACGACAAAGTGTTAGAAAAATTACCAAAATATATTTCAAAATTTTCATTTGTTTGTTTTCCATATGAGGCGAATACTGAAATACATGGATTTGAATTTAATAAGTTAAATTCTGTTGCGGGTTCAAAAGTTGATAAAGTTGCTAGAGGTGGATTTTTTGGAGGACCAAAACATACCATAACAGACATGAATGGAATATATTATAATTTTCTAAAAACTACATTAGAGGAAGGTTATATGGGTACTGAAGAATCTATTTTTAGTATTATGTGTTACACTCATTCCGATTTAATTAATTATTTTGAGATTGAATCTAATGGTTTATTTGGTAAATTTTTTGAGGATTTAAAAAATGATGAATTAAAACCAAAATCTGAAAGTAGTATTAAAGTGGAAAATAATTTAGATACTAATAAAGTTGGTTTATATGTTATAACATTTAATAGTCCTAATCAATTCAGAACTTTAATTGACTCTATGAATGCATACGATAAGGATTATATATCTAAAACAAAGAAATTCTTATTAGATAATTCAAGTGATTTATCAACCACCGAGGAATATTTGAAATTATGTGAAGAGTATGGATTTGAACATATTAAAAAAGACAATTTAGGTATTTGCGGTGGTCGTCAATGGATTGCAGAACATTTTCAAAATGAAACTGATTTAGATTTTTATTTGTTTTTTGAAGACGATATGTTCTTTTATCCTAAAGAAGGTGATGTATGTCGTAATGGATTTAACCGATATGTCCCAAATTTATATACCAAAACACTTCAAATTGTTAAAAAAGAAAACTTTGATTTTTTAAAATTAAACTTTAGTGAGTTTTTTGGAGATAACGGAACTCAATGGGCGTGGTATAATGTCCCACAACATATTAGAGAACAATATTGGCCAGGTAAGAATAGATTACCAGAACAAGGATTAGACCCAAATGCTCCAAGAGCTGTTTATAATTCTGTCAACACATATCAAGGAGTACCATATGTAACAGGTGAAATTTATTATTGTAATTGGCCTCAAATAGTTAGTAGAACAGGTAATCAAAAAATGTTTTTAGACACAACTTGGGCTCATAGTTTTGAACAAACGTGGATGAGTCACATGTATCAGTTAGTTAAAAATGGTAGTTTATATCCCGGATTATTACTTATGACACCAACTGAACACGATAGATTTGACCATTATGAAAGAAGTTTAAGAAAAGAATGTTAAGATATAATCTTATCTCCTTTCTTTAAGTTATCTTTAGCCCATAGTGGTTGAAGATTTGTGTAATGACACAACTTATAAATTTCTTCATCAGTTTTTGCCGAAGATAATGGAACGATATGGTCAATGTGCCATTTACCCTGATTATCCCAAGACATTCCTTCCGTAAATTTTCGTTCTAAATGTTCTTTAAGAAATTCAGGAGTACAACCAACAATATCAAATGTTTTGTTCTTTTTGGTTATGTTATTTGTTTTGAGAAATTGTTTAATTCTGTTTCTGACAATGTGAGATAATCGATAAATTGGGTTATTTAATTTCCTGTCGGAGATATAATTATTACGTTTTTCTCGATTATTTTTATCATATTCTTTACGTTTTTCTTTAATTATGTCAATATTCTCATAATAATATTTTAATGCTCGTTCTCTATTTTTTGTTAAAATCGTTTCTTTATTTTTAAAATAATGTTTTTTTACCGAATCAATCATTTTAGTTCTATTATTTATATAATAATTTTTAACATAATCCGGATTTTTTTCTCGGAATTGTTTACCATAGTCGGGATTATTCATCCGTCTTTTTTGTTGGTAATCTTTAATTTTAACATCATTATTTGAAAAATATTGTTTTTTACAAACTTTACAGGAAGGGTATACCCCCTCCTTTTTTGATTTGTCAGTAAAGAACTCACAAACATCTTTTTCAATTTTACACTTACTGCAAATCTTTTTTTCCATAATGTTCTCTCAATAATTTTTCAATCAATCCTGACTTGTTTATTATTTCATCTTCCATTCGTTTAAATAATTTTGGGTTTAAACTAATAGCGAATTTAATTTTTTTATCTTCTTCTTTTTTTCTTGGTTTCATATAATATAAATATCTTGTAAAGTGTGAAAAGTCATACCAAATAATAATAATTAAATATTTTTTATTTATCAAGTATTTATTGGTATGGAATTCTATATCAAGGAACGAGCAACTTTACCAATTTTGAAACTTCAGGTCGTGAAGGATGGGCGAGCAGGGTATCAACAATTGATGGAAGATTTAGCGGTCTCTACAATCTTTTTTACAATGATAGATGTGGAGACAGGGATTCCTAAAATAGTTTCGGCACCTTGCGGTATTGTACCTTTAATATTACCTGTCGGTGCCACACCTGAATACTATGTCTATTTCCAATTTAGTTCAAGAGATACAAACACACCAGGAAGGTATCAGGGTCAGGTACTAATTAAAAACGACGAAGGTAATTTAATTCTTCCAATCAGAGAAGAATTATATATCAACATCCAACCAAGTTTTATTTCAGAAACGGCTTGTTGTTAATTTGATTATTTAAAGTTTTATTTTATATTTGCGATAGAAGGTAAATTTCACGATGGTGTGAAAGCTAATAAACCAACTATATAACATATGATATCAAACGAAGAAATTGAATCGTTCTTACACGGGAATGACCCCGAAGAATTTATAGTCGCAATAGAATACGATTATCGCGAAAATTCCATTTACAAGGTACGTGAAATACCCGGTAAGGGAAAAGAAATCCGTAAAGATACATTCACCCCATTCGCTTGGGTAGGTGACCTGCGTGGTATTAACTTTTACGGTAATTCAAAAGCAGCTCAGAAAGAAGCCATGACCAAACATGGTATTATGATTGACAAATTGGAGACCCACGGTAATGAAAGATTACAGAACGGTATGACGTTCATGGTTAAATCACTTAAAGGTTATAGAGAACTTATCCAATTCTTCAGAGAAGGTGGATGTGACCCATGGGGAGAAAAAACTAAAGACAAAGTAATGATTCTACCTCCTGTAGAACAATATCTCATCTCAAAAGAAAAACGATTATTTAAGGGTTTCGAGAACTATGACGAAGTGACCCGACTTGTATATGACTTGGAGACGACCGCTCTTGAACCAAAGGATGGTCGTATCTTCATGATTGGAATTAAAACAAACAAGGGTTATCACCGAGTGATTGAGTGTATGGATGAGAGAGAAGAAAAAAATGCAATCATTGAATTTTTTAGAGTGATTAACGAATTAAAACCAAGTATAATTGGTGGATATAATTCGGCAAACTTTGACTGGCATTGGATTTTTGAAAGATGTAATATATTGGGAATTGACCCAAAGAAAATATGTAAGTCATTACACCCCGACCATTCATTCACAAGAAAAGATAGTATGTTAAAGCTTGCGAATGAGGTAGAAACTTTTACCCAAACTTCAATTTGGGGTTACAATGTAATTGATATTATCCATGCGGTTCGTAGGGCTCAGGCGATTAACTCAAGTATTAAAGCTGCGGGTTTGAAATATATTACCAAGTATATTAACGCTGAAGCTCCTGACCGTGTTTATATTGACCATTTGGATATCGGACCATTTTATGTGAAGAAAGAAGATTTTTGGTTAAACACTCAAAACGGTAAGTACAAGAAAGTTGGGGTTGATTCAAAGATTGATGATGCGTGTTCAAAACGCTCTGATGTTTATAACAAAATTACAGGTGACAAGTTAGTTGAGATGTATCTTGACGATGACTTAGATGAAACCCTAAAGGTTGACCAAGAGTTCAACCAAGGTTCATTCTTGTTGGCTGCGATGATTCCAACAACATATGAAAGGGTTTCAACCATGGGAACCGCAACATTATGGAAGATGTTGATGTTGGCTTGGTCTTATAAACATGGACTTGCCATTCCTGAGAAACAAGGTAAGACAGACTTCGTAGGGGGTCTTTCACGACTACTTAAGGTTGGTTACTCTAAAGATGTTCTCAAACTTGACTTCTCGTCTCTATATCCCTCTATTCAGTTGGTACACGATGTATTCCCCGACTGTGATGTAACAGGTGCAATGAAAGGAATGTTAAAGTATTTCCGTGACACTCGTATCAAATACAAACAACTTGCGGAAGAGTTTTATGAGACAGACCGTAAAAAATCTGAATCATACGGTAACAAACAATTACCAATTAAAATTTTTATTAACTCCATGTTCGGAGCTTTGTCGGCACCACAGGTTTATGCTTGGGGTGACATGTATATGGGAGAACAGATTACTTGTACGGGTAGACAATACCTTCGTCAAATGATTAAGTTCTTCATGACTAAAGGTTATGTTCCTTTGGTAATGGATACGGACGGAGTGAACTTTTCAACTCCGCCAGATGCGAAGGATAGGGTATATGTTGGTCGTGGGTTAAATTGGAAGGTTAAAGAAGGTAAAGAATACTATGGTCCTGAAGCGGATGTTGCGGAGTATAATGATATCTTCATGAGAGGTGAAATGGCTCTTGATACTGATGGGGTTTGGCCTTCATGTATTAACTTGGCTCGTAAGAACTATGCCGTTATGGATTCTAAAGGTAAAATCAAATTAACGGGTAATAGTATTAAATCAAAAAAACTTCCACTATATATTGAGGCTTTTTTGGATAAAGGAATTAAGATGTTACTTCAGGGTGACGGTAAATCATTTGTGGAATACTACTATGAGTATTTACAAACAATCTTTGATAAGAAAATACCGTTAAGTAAGATTGCTCAAAGAGCTAAGGTTAAGTTGTCAATGGAGGACTATAAGAAACGTTTAACAGAAAAAACTAAATCAGGTAATAGTATGAGTCGTATGGCTCACATGGAGTTAGCTTTACAGTCAAACTTAAATGTGAGTTTGGGTGATGTTATTTTGTATGTTAACAATGGTATTAAATCATCTCACGGTGATGTTCAAAAGAAAGGTGATGGTGTTCAAATTAATTGTTATATGTTAGATAAAGATATTTTAGATAACGACCCTAATCTAACAGGTGATTATAATGTGCCGAGAGCAATAACAACATTTAATAAAAGAATTGAGCCATTATTGGTTTGTTTTAAAGATGAGGTTAGAAATGGTTTAATTGTAAATGACCCTGAACAAAGAGGTATCTTTACAACCGCTCAGTGTGAATTAATAAATGGGTTACCATTTGAAGATTCTGACCAAGATAAGTTGGAAGATGTGTTAGCAATTACAGACGCTGAAATGTCTTATTGGGAAAAACGAGGTTTAAGTTCTGACTATATGTATGACTTAGCAGAAGATGGTTGGCAAGATAATCTAGCAACAATAATTTAAGAAAAGGTAATAAAAAATATTTTCTAATATTTATTATTAATGAAATACATTATAACAGAAAATAGATTAGATAAAGTTATATTCAAATTTTTGGATACGGAATACGGTGCTCTTGAACAAAAAAAAGGTAAGTTTGTTGATATTGTTTTTCACTTTCCTGGTGAGGAATATGGTGTTTTAGGATGGAAAAAACCGGGATATTTATATGTTTATTACAAATTAAGAGACGAAATTTCTGACTACTTCGGACTGGAGAAGGTTGATACCCTAAAGGTTATCGGTAAGTGGGTTGAAGACAGATACAATTTGAAAGTCATAGACACCTACCATTTTGTGATGGATATACCTATACCAAGTTGAAGACAGATACAATTTGAAAGTCATAGACACCCGCAACAATCTGCGCATAGTCCAAGGGTCTGTTGAAGATAGATACAATTTGAAAGTCATAGACACCTACCAATGCACAGGTAGTGTATAAAAATTCGTTGAAAATAGATTCAATTTGAAATAAATTAAGAACTTTTCAATCCGTCTGACGACAAAATATACCAGTTTCCACCACAAAATCTGAATTCAATACAAGCATACTTGTCGGCAACTATTTCATCATAGTCCTCATCAATCTTACCTATATTAGGTTTGATTGTTACTTTTGTCATTGCCTTTACCACAATATGGTCAGTTGTTTTGGAATCCAAAATAATTGTAGATTCACTGACATTTCTCACAATAATACATTCCTCTCCGTTGGTTCTATATTCCGACTCGGATACTATTGATACTTCTGATGTTTTTAAAATTTCCCCGTTGATTAATCTTGTAGACGGGATTGTTCTTATAATTGCCATAATATTAAATTACATATATTTGACGAGGCATTGCTCTGAACTTCATTTGTTTATTTAAGTTCTCAGCTATTAATGCTTCTCTTTCCATAACTTTTTCAGGTCTCAATCTTGTTAACCAACCTTCAGCACCTGTAAGTTCTTCTATTAATTTTGTTTTTTCATCTTTACCTTCGGTCAACAAACTTGTGTAGTCCATAGTTATTTCAGAATCAGGTGTTTTTAAATTACCACTGTATTTCCCTCTAACTCTACCTAATGTTTCTTTAACATAAGCGGTAAACCATCTTCTAACCCATTGTTGTGCGGGTACATTTAAGTCAGACCAAGTAAGTTCTTCTAATGGAACATCATTTGGTGATTTAATTACATCAGGATTATTTTTTAAACAATCGGCTCTACTGTCAGGTGTTACATCGTAATACCAATACCACACAGCTCTACCAACATATTGACTATAGTTACCCCAATTAAATTGATTACCAGGTGCGTTGTATAGTTGTAAATCTTTTTTACCATCAGGTAATGCAGTAATTCTATAAGTTAAAGAACCTCCAAGAATTCTATTTAAAATGTTTGATTCTTGCATTCTTATTAGATAATCAAAACCTGACATCATAAAATAAGAACCTTGGTATCCCATTTGAGCGAATCCAGCTTCGTTGGCTCCAAGACCTACACCACCAAATCCCCCAATACCACCCATACCAAATGCGGTAATAGGTTGATTACTGAACCATAACACTTCATTAATCTCACGACCAGCAGGGATTTCGTAGTTTTGTTTGTTCTGTTCAAGAATGATATAATCTTTCTTTAATACCCAAGGACCTTCCGCCTGAAGACCCACGATTTTTGAATATGAATATGAGAATTGTTGTTCAAAATCCATTGTTCTTGTAATCAATGCTCTTGAAACTGATTTTTCGGTCATATTAAGATTAACCAAGTTAACCCACTGACTATCAATTAACCAATTTAAGATATATTGTTCATAATCTTGTATAGAGAGTTCCATTAAAGAATCCATCATTTCATCTTCAATTTCAACACTCCTAATTGGGGCACCCAATAAATGTTTGACTCTGGTATAAATTTTTGACCTTTCTGGTTCTGGAATAACTGCCATATCTAATAAATATCAATTAGTTTATTATTGTATATTGTACATTAGTGAATCCACAGGAAACACAAAATTACCTCTTACGATTTTTGGTTTTTTATTAAATATTAAAACATTCTTTCCTTTTTGAAAAATCATGAGGTCTGTGTTATAAATCTTAACACTCGCAGTTCCTTCTAAGGTAATACCATCTTCAGATACAATAATATTTCTGAAAGGTTTGATTTGAGCGGTATATTTTTTCTCATTATTTTTTAATTCCAAATCTATTCCTTGGATGGCATCTTTCTTACTTCCTAACTCACCTATTATTTCAACTTCAAACTCGTTGCCAAAATGTCTTCTAATAATTGCGGCTGTAATCGCTTCTCTTTTTGAACCGGATTTATCTTTTTCAGTTAAGGTTCTTAACAAGTTATGAAGAGTTGAACTATCTTTATCAAATATTCTATATTTGTAATGGTCTATTGCTCTTATAAATCTTTCAACCTCTTTTTTCTGCTCTGATGGAGTTTTATCCATGAAGTTTATTGGAACCTTGTTTGGAATAGTTGCAATCACTTTATTCAAATCCTTCAACAAAATACAGAACGCAGTATAATTTGTATTTAACTTATTGATTACCGACCTACCAGGACCCTCAAGATTATAGACACCAGGTAATTGGTCATTTTCGGGTGTTGAAATATAATTTTCAGAAAACATTTCTTTCATAATTTTGTTAATCCCATTCATGTAAGTCCATTTAATATCTGAATTAACATTGAATAACATTCTATAAAATTCATTTTCAGAAGAAGAACACATTTCAGATTTACCTTCAGTTAATACTTGTTTCATCTTGGTTGATTCCGCCAATTTCGTTTCAATTTTCATTTCATACATTTTACTAACAAAATCCCAATTAACAACTTTCCAAAAGTTTGTAATGTATTCATCTCTTTTGTTTTTATATTTCAAGTAATAAGCATGTTCCCATAAATCTAATCCGAGTAATGGAAATCCACCACCTTCAATTACATTCATTAATGGGTTATCTTGGTTTGGTGTGGACATAATCTTCAAAGTATTTTTTGAAGTTAGTATTAGCCATACCCATCCTGAACCGAATCGGTCTTTGGCTTGTTTTTCAAATTCTTTTTTGAAGTTGGTGAATGTCCCCCATTGTTTGGTAATCTTCTTGTAAAGGTCACCTTCAAGTTTTTTTGGGATTGGGGTTAAGAAATTCCAAAACAATGCATGATTAAACGCACCGCCAGCGTTATTTCTTATTGTCTTATCAAAACGACTGATTGTTTTTATTATTTTTTCTAAATCTAAATCCCCGTATTCTTTTTTTGCGAGGGCATCGTTCAATTTATCCACATATGTTTTATAGTGTTTATTGTAATGTAGATTCATTGTCTCAGGGTCAATAAACGTCTTCAAGGCTGAATAGGAGTAAGGTAATTTTTCTATCCCTATTTTTTTCATTTCTGTAATCAACAACTTCTTTTCTTGGTTAATGTGGTTTTCAAGTATTTGTGTTTCTAGTTGTTGGATTTTCTTTTGTGTTTTTTTCATAATTTTGGATTATCCGTTGTATATAAATAATCCAGTTTGTTTGATTTTGCCAAATTATCTTCAGCCCATAGTGGTTGAAGATTCGTGTAATGGGCTAATTTATATATATCTTCTTCTGTTTTTGCGGAAGATAATGGTATTATATGGTCAATATGTATTTTTTTCCCCATTTTATCCCAAGACATTCCATCCACAAATTGTTTTTCTAAATGTTCTTTTAATTCAGGTGGAGAACAACCAACAATATCAAATGTTCTTTTATTCTTGGTGATACCTACACTCTTTAGATATTTTCTTAATCTATCTCTAACATTAATTGATAACTTATAAATAGGGTCATTTAATTTTCTATTTCTTTCATACTCATTACGGTAAGATTGTAGATTTTCTTTATTTTTAATATTATATTCTTTCTGTTTAGATAGTTTTTTTTCTCTATTTTTAATATAATATTCTTTTTTTTGTGATATTTGTTTTTCTTTATTTTTAATATAATATTCTTTACTGTTGGATTTTATTTTTTCTCTATTATTAGTGTAATGTTCTTTTTTGTAAGATTGGTGTTTTTCTTTATTTTCAATATAATAATTTTTTATTTTTTCTTTATTTTTAATACGATATTTCCTTCCCCTCTCATTGTTACATTGATTACAAGTATTTCCACACCCATCAGGACTATTATTTTTTTTAACGAAATTTTCTAATAGTTTCTCAACCTTACATTTACTACAAATTTTTGTTTCCACAATGCTCTTTAATTATTTTTTCAATTATACGAGAAACTTTGCCACCATCTTTCATTATTGTATTATATAGTTTTCTATCTAAACTAATACCAATTTTAATTTTTTTTTCTTCTTCTTTTTTTAGTGGTCTTCCCATAATTATAAATATCTGCTAATATAGTAAAAGTTAAACTTTTATTTTCTTAAATCATTAATTCTTTTTAGAATTTCTTCTGCGGTATCGGCGGGGTTTTTATCATCACCCATTACGGTTGCAATAACTTTTTTCTTGTTATTAACAATATCGTAAATAACACTTTCAATTGTATTTTGATATATTGGATAATAAACCAAAACATTGTTTTTTTGACCATAACGATAACTTCTATCCTCCGCTTGGGCGTGGTCTGACGGAAGGAATGATAGGTCATTGAATATTGCTGCTTCTCCTGCCGTCAAAGTAATACCCGTTCCTGCCGCCCTTATATTACCAACAAAAACTTTAACTTTTGGGTTTTCTTGGAATTGGTCAACACTATATTGTCTCTCATGTTGAGACATTGACCCATCTAATTTAACCGCCGACTTTCCAAAATGTTCGGTTATTTTATTTAGTGAATCAGTAAAGTTGCAAAATATGATAACTTTTTTGTCTTGTTCCAAAATGTTTTCCGCAAGTTCAATTGTCTCTTTAATTTTTTCGTCGGCAATAATTTGTCTAACTTTTGTCAGTTTGGTGAACTGAACGGTAAGTGATTTTGACTCCTCAGGGTTTTTATCATACCAATCATAATATTCACCCATAACCTCTTCATATTGTTTTGATTTTAATTTCAAATACACGGGGGTAATAATCTTGTCAGGTAAATCAAGAACATTTTCTTTTAACCTTCTTAAAATTGTCCCTGAAGTTCTGTCTCTTAATTCTTCAAGGTTTGATGCTCCCGTTACATTCCAAACTTTTTTTCCACCAACATTAAATTGATATCCAGCACAATATCTAATGGCATAAGCCATCCAATTTTTACTTACAGGAGAATCAACCAAACTTAATAGATTGAAATAATCCATTGGTCTTGAGGTCATTGGAGTTCCACTTAATAACCATAATCTTTCCGATGTTTTTGCAATATCATTAATTAGTTTTGTCCTCTGAGCCTGAGGATTTTTTGCCATATGGCATTCGTCTATTATAATTAAATCAAATTTTGATTTTAATATCTGAGAATCGTCCTTTTTCTTTGGGTCATGGAAATTTTTAATGATATCGTAGTTGATGATAACAAAATCGGAATCCGTATTAAAGTTTTTTCCTTCAGCAATATAAATTGGTTTATCTGAATAATTTTCAATCTCTCTTTTCCAGTTAATTTTTAAAGTTGCTGGACAAATAATTAAAACTTTTTTTGAACCCGATTCTAATGACGCAATAATAGCGGACGTAGTTTTGCCAAGTCCCATATCGTCTGATAATATAAACTTTTTATTCTCAACTAATTTTTGGATTGCTTCTTTTTGGTGTTCAAGTGGTGGACGGTGAGAATATTTGGAATAATCAATAACAACATCTTTAACTGAATTATCTTTAATAATAGCGGCTTTTGGTAACCAAAAATCGTGTAATTCTTCTTTTTCAAAAACTTTACCCCAAATGTGGTATGCCTTTTCTTTATCGGCTAATAGCTTCTCAACCCATATTTTTTGTGGGATTTCTGTATATAATTTATCGTCTGCTAACTTTTGAGCAAAGTAGGCATCAAGAATCACCCACTTCTTTGCAACCTTTGGTTGCTTGTCGTGGAATGATAAAATATACTCCGATTGGCTTCTTGTTGGGTAGAACTTCTTGTTAATCTGTGATTTCCGTTTCAGTTCCAAAAGGTAGTTATTACCACCTTCATATGTTTCAAGAATCGCCATCGCTTTTGACTCCAAACTTATTTCCATTCTTTTAAATAAAAGTTTGCTTTAAATATAAGTAAAAATAAAGTATTTATCAACATATGAAAATGTCTGAAGATAAATTAACCAAATTAATTAAAAAAATGATTAATGTGATTAAACCTAATGGGGTATTGGATATTGAGTTTCGTTTGGTTCCGTTGGGTATTAGAGATGATGAGTTTTATATGGAAATAACATATATTGTTCCTGATGATAGCCCATTATTAAATATGGGTAAATCTCCTCGCTCTTTCAACGATATTAGAATGGGGTGGAATAATGAGATAAAAAAATCAATTAAAAATTATTTTAATACAGACATAATAATCAATTCATCGGGTGTATCATCTGAATCATACCACAATAAACAAAAAGAAAAATAATATGCAAAAATTAGTTCCAATAACAAGATTAGGCAAATTTTTTGGTGGGGAGGATTATACTTTAGATACCAGTATGGGTCAAGAGTGGCTAGAAGGCGATATGAACTTTACCGTTATTTTATATCGTATTGACAGATATAAGACAAAAACAGATGCAGTTTATGGTGAGGTTTTAGAAGATGGTGTACAATTCTTGGCACCTATTGAATTAAAAGGTCTTGTTCAAGTTCTTGCACCATCACATAAATTTTTAGGTAATTCAAAAGTTGAACAACAGGAACCTGGAAATATGAAATTTTCAATATATCAAAAACAACTTGATGATTTGGGTGTTGAAATTTTTCAAGGGGATTATTTAGGATATTATGAAACTGAAAGTAGGGTAAGGTATTATTCAGTTGCTGATGATGGATATGTAAAATCAGATAATAAACATACTTATGGTGGTTACAAACCGTTCTATAGAACAATTGTTGCCACATATGTAAGTGAAAATGAATTTAGAGGAATTTAATATGAAAGTTGTTGTAACAGAATCACAATTTGATTCTTTATTTATCGGTAAGAAAGTTATGGTATATTATAACTTAAAAAAACATACCTTCTCTGTTACTCATAACGGTAAGGTTATTATGTATGCCGATTATGTTAAATTAAAAGATGTAGAATTTAGAGTTAGACAAGGTGGAAAAGAAAAAGTCCGTAGTGAAAAAAGAAAGAATGTTCACGCCTTTGTTATTGGAGAATTATTAGAATACTTTGAATACCCTTGTAAAAACATCCCAACATCATTATCAAATAATGTTATTACATATGACCCATACAAATACGACTCGTTTGTATTTAAAAATACCGAAGAACCTGTTTATCATGCAAGTGAAGTTGACATGATAAACTCACAAAATAAACTATTTGTTGTAAAAGAATAAAATGCCATTACCAAGAAATATAGTTAAACCAACATTGCCGTTAGTTCCAAAAAAAGAACTATCTGCTCGTAGAGAACAACTATTAGAGTATATTAAAGAAGATGGAACTTATCTACCTAAATCAGTATTACATGCTGATTTGGATAGGGGTATGTTGGATTTTGTTAAGACCGAATTAGAGGTTGTTACTGCAGGTAAAATAGTACCAATGTTGGATATTATTATTACAACACAAAACTGGTCACAATATTTAGAAACTTGGAAGTTTGTTGATTTAGATTATAACCCCTCGCCACCATTCATTACGGTAGTTAGAAATCCTGAAGTTAAGTATGGTACAAATCCATCACTTCAGTATACAATTCCTAACAGAAAACAATTTTATTATGCATCGGTTCCAACATGGAATGGAAATGAACAGGGTATGGACATTTACACAATTCCACAACCTGTTCCTGTAGATATCAAATATAGTGTTAAAATTATATGTAATAGAATGAGAGAACTTAACCAACTTAATAAAGTGGTTATGCAAACATTCGCTTCAAGACAAGCATATACTTTTATTAAAGGGCAGTATGTTCCAATTATTATGGATAATGTTTCGGATGAATCTCAAATGACTATTGATGCTAGAAAGTATTATATTCAAAATTATGATTTCACAATGTTGGGTTATCTAATAGATGAAGATGAGTTTGAAGTTAAACCCGCAATTCAAAGAATTACACAATTATTTGAGTTAGATACATCAACAAGAAAACAAAAAAGAAAAAAATATCCTGAAAATCCAAATGAATTTCAAAGTGATTTTTTATTTGTTTCGGGAAACACAACATTAGTTGACCGAATAGATTTTACTGCAAACATGTCTTGGTTAGGTTCCGATAATGTTAATAGTTATGATGTCTACATTAATGATGATTTCTATGGTAGTGATGTTGCATTAATTCAGATTACAACAAACGATGTTTTGAGAATTGAAGTAACAAAAACAGATAATACAAAAGAATCAAAAATTGCATTTGATAGTAAGTTAGTTTAATCTTCTCCGTAGATATCTTTCTTCTCTTTACACTTTTCTATAATTAAATTTTCCAAAAACTTATAAATCTTAATTCCCCTCTTATCACAGTACTTTTTTAGTATTTCATGTGATTCAGGGGATATTTTTATATTTTTAATTTCTTTCTTTGTTTTCATGGTATGAAAAAAGGTAGAATTATTTCCTACCGATTATAAATACTTATCCAAAAGTAAAGTTTTTTCATATAATATTGAATATTTATCAATAAAATAAATCTGTAACAGAACAATTTAATAATGGCAACAGCACAAGCAAATCAAAAAGTATATGTATCACCAGGGGTGTACACATCTGAAACCGACTTATCTTTCGTAGCCCAAAGTGTGGGTGTAACGACTTTAGGTCTTGTTGGAGAAACTATCAAAGGTCCAGCATTTGAACCAGTATTCATAACTAACTACGATGAGTTTCAAGCTTATTTCGGGGGAACTGAGCCCGTTAAGTTTTATAACACTCAAATACCAAAGTATGAGGCGGCATATATCGCTAAATCATATTTACAACAATCAAACCAATTGTTTGTTACAAGAGTTTTAGGTTTATCGGGTTACGATGCAGGTCCATCATGGTCTCTTGCAGTTACAGCAAATGTAGACCCAACAACTATTGGTGACCCATCTACTGGAACATCATTTACTGCAACATTCACAGGGAACTCAACAGGAAATACTGTGAACTTTATTTCAGGTTCGTTACCTGCACAGGTTATTGCAAACTTTTCAGTTCAATACAAATTACAAGATGGAAGTACATCTTCATTACAAACAGATTTTAACACCTATTTGGATGCTGTCATGGACACACCATCAACATCAGCAACAACCGCTGTAATATATGGTGCAATTCCTGAATCAGCATATTTTTCAGTAACTGGTCAATATTCAACAATTATAAACCCTTTTGATTGTGAAAATAATTTCGCACAAAATGATTTAACTGCAAGTAATAATGATTCTTGGTATTATGCTGACTTTAATTTCCAAAACGGAGATTCATTAACTAACAACTACACAGGGTATTCATTCTATTACTCAGTTTCAAATTTAATCTCAGGTGCTAGTGGAGCTTTCACAGGTACTGTTGTAGGTAATTCATATACATTTACAGGTACTCCTTATACAGAGTTTAACAACATGGTGATTGCAACTCTTCGTTCAAGAGGTATTTCAAACTATGAAAACAATAGTTCAAGTATTTCCCATGGACCCGTTTATGAAGTTGGTATTGATTACGATAATAATAACACTTGGGTACCAAACAACCTTCAATTAATTTGTACAGGACAATATTCAGAAATCACAAGTTCACCATATTCACAGTTCTTGTTATCAGGTGTAACTAAAGATAACAATACATTCACATTTGAAGCATCTATGTTAGCTTCGGATTCAAAATATATCACTAAAGTATTAGGTGTGGATAATTTTGGAAAATCAAGATTTGAAGTCCCAATTTATGTTGAGGAAGCTTATCAGGGTTCTTTAAATTATGCCTATAATCAAGGATATATTCGTGGTTTGGCATGTGATTTAATTGCATTACCTGATGCTAGAAGTGAAAATTCATCATCTATTGCGTATAATTTAGAAAGATACCAATCACCTGAAACACCATTTTTAGTTTCAGAATTAAGAGGTAATAAAGTTTATAAATTATTCAAGTTCATTTCAATTTCTGATGGAGATGCTGCAAATACTGAAGTTAAAGTTTCAATTGCGAATCTATCGTATAACAACATGAGTTTTGATGTTTTAGTTAGAAATTTCTTTGATACGGATGCTAATCCAGTTGTTATTGAGAAATTTACAAACTGTAATATGGACCCAGCATCTAACAACTTCGTTGCTAAGAAAATTGGTTCGTCTAACGGTGAATTTGCTTTAATTTCAAAATACATTATGATTGAAATGGCTGATGAGGCACCTATTGACGCATTACCTTGTGGTTTCTATGGTTATACACAAAGAGAATATTCAAGTTTTGATACATACCCTTCACCATATCCTAAATTTAAAACAAAATACTATTATCCTGGAGAGGTTATATCTAACCCACCATTTGGTGCAAATGCGGGTGGAGCACCTGTTGAATCTGCGGGAGACATTGTTAGAAGAAGTTATTTAGGTTTTTCAACTCAATTTGGTATTGACGAATCTTTCTTAACATATAAAGGAAAACAGAATCCTTCAAACTGGATTTCAAATCCTTTAGTTGAAGGTCAACCTTGGAATATTATCAGTAAAGGTTTCCACATGGACTCAGGTGCTACGGTTGTTACAATTGCTAACACTTATATGTCAAGTGGTCAAACAGCATTTGAATGTGGTGTTGCTGATTTCACCAATGACCCTCAAACTCAAGAAAATCCTTACTACTTTATATACTCAAGAAAATACACAGTATGTTTTGCTGGTGGTTTTGATGGTTGGGATATCTACAGAGAATGGAGAACTAACCAAGACAGATTCCAATTAGGAGCTTCAGGTTACTTGGCAGGTGCATCAGCATCTTCAAGATACCCAACAGCTACAGGTGATGGTTTATTCAAGAGAATTGTTGTTCAAAATAACACTCAAGATTTTGCAAATACTGACTACTACGCTTACTTACTTGGTATCTTAACATTTGCAAATCCTGAATCTACAAACATTAACATATTCGCAACTTCAAGTATTGATTATATCAATAACTCTAATCTTGTTGAAGAAGCAATTGACATGGTTCAATATTCAAGAGCAGACTCGGTTTATATCGCAACAACCCCTGACTACAACATGTACACTCCTGATTCAACAAATCCTCAAGATATTATCTACTCTCAAGAAGCGGTAGATAATCTTGATAACACAGGAATTGACTCTAACTATACCGCAACTTATTATCCTTGGATATTAGTTCGTGATACAGTTAATAATACACAAATTTACTTACCACCAACTGGTGAGGTTTGTAGAAACTTAGCGTTGACTGATAACATTTCATTCCCATGGTTCGCATCAGCGGGTTACACAAGAGGTCTTGTAAACTCAATCAAAGCTAGACAAAAACTTACACAAACTGATAGAGATACATTATATCAAGGTAGAATTAACCCTATCGCAACTTTCTCTGATGTTGGAACTGTAATTTGGGGTAACAAAACATTACAAGTTGCTGATACGGCACTTAACAGATTGAATGTAAGAAGATTATTACTTCAAGCTCGTAAGTTGATTTCAGCAGTTGCAGTTAGATTGTTATTTGAACAAAATGACCAAATTGTTAGACAACAATTCTTGGATAGTGTAAATCCAATCTTGGATTCAATCAGAAGAGATAGAGGTCTTTATGATTTCCGTGTAACAGTGTCTTCAACACCTGAAGATTTAGATGCTAACAGACTAGTAGGTAAAATCTACTTAAAACCTACGAAGGCATTAGAATTCATTGATATTGAGTTCTTCATCACTCCAACAGGAGCTTCGTTTGAAAATATTTAATAAACTTAATGGGGATACTTCGGTATCCCCTTTAATTGCCTAATATGAGAAAACAACTTAGAGAAGGATTTAACAAGGAAGGTACTCCAGATATGAAATACTATGCCTTTGATTGGGATGACAATATTGTTCATATGCCAACAAAAATCATGGTTAAAACGGAAGATGGTAATGAAGTTGGTATGAGTACGGATGATTTTGCGGAATATAGACATGTTTTGGGAAAAAAACCATTTCAATATAAAGGAGATACCATAGTTGGATTTGGGGAAGAACCTTTTAGAAATTTTAGAACCAAAGGTGATAAAGATTTTTTAATTGATGTGATGAGAGCAAAAGAAGGTCCAGCATTTGGTGATTTCAGAGAAGCAATCAATAACGGGTCAATTTTTTCAATAATCACGGCTAGAGGTCACAATCCTGAAACATTAAAACAAGCGGTATATAATTATATCGTGAGTGGTTTTAATGGTATTGATAAAGACCAACTAGTTAAGAACCTTAAAAAATATAGGACATTTGTCGGTGAGGAAGAAATGAGTGACGACGATTTAATTAAATCATATTTAGAACTCAACAAATATCATCCAGTTACTTTTGGAGAAGGAGATGCTGCCAACCCTGAAGAATTAAAAGTTAGGGCAATGGAAGATTTTGTTTCTTATATAAAAGGGATGGCTGGTATACTTAATAAGAAAGCATTTATTAAAAATGACATTTCAAATAACTTTATACCAATGGAACCTAGTATAGGATTTTCAGACGATGATATAAGAAATGTAGAAGTAATGAGTAAACATTTTAAAGATAAACCAGATAATATAGTTAAAACTTATTCTACTGCTGGAGGCATTAAAAAGGAATATAAATAAAGAATAATCTCATCAAAAAAAAAGTAAAGAGAAAAATTTTTTAACAAGACTATATTTATAGATATAAATAAAAAAGAACTTAAAAAAAAAATTAAAATAACATGGCTGATTTATTAATGAAAATGCCGATACCTTATGAGCCGAAACGTCAGAACCGATTCATTTTAAGGTTTCCATCAAGTTTGGGTATAAATGAATGGTTTGTTGAGTCAACGGCTAGACCACACATCACAATTAACCCTGTTGAAATTCCTTTCCTAAACACCTCAACATATGTTGCAGGTAGATTTAATTGGCAAACTATTCCAGTTAAATTCCGTGACCCAATTGGACCTTCAGCAGCACAAGCTCTTATGGAATGGGTTCGTTTACATGCTGAGTCAGTTACAGGTCGTATGGGTTATGCTGCGGGTTACAAAAAAGACATTGACCTTGAAATGTTGGACCCAACGGGTGTTGTTGTTGAGAAATGGATTCTTTATGGAACATTCTTAACAGATGTTAACTTTGATTCATTGGCTTACAATGGAGACGCGTTAGCGACAATTTCTGCGACATTACGCATGGATAGATGTGTTCTCGTGTATTAGTTTTTTAATACTATTTACGAATTTTCAATACTAACTATATTTAACCGTAGGGACACTATAAACTCTCTACGGTTAATTTTTTTATATGGATAATCAAACAATCGACTACGGTCAACAAAATTTTTCTTTACCACACGATGTGGTACAATTACCTTCACAGGGTATTTTTTACAGAAACAAAAAAAAATCAATAAAAGTAGGTTATTTAACCGCGTCCGATGAAAATATTTTGATGGGCGGAACCTCAGACATTACAATCAATTTGTTAAGGGCTAAAATTTATGAGCCTGATGTTAGGGTTGAAGATTTACTTGAAGGTGATGTGGAGGCGATATTAATCTTTTTAAGAAATACTGCATTTGGACCTGAATTAAATTTAAATGTTACTGACCCAGTAACAAAAAAACAATTTCAGACAACGGTTATGTTGGACCAATTAACCATCATAAATGGTCAACAACCAAACGAAGATGGGACATTCACTGTAACTTTACCTAAAAGTCAATCAACAATCAAAGTTAGACCATTAAGTTATGGTGAACTAATGGAAATTAATAGAATGGCGGATACATACCCACAAGGTAGAATAGTACCAAAAGTTACTTGGAAAATGCAAAAAGAAATATTTGAAATTGATGGTTCAACTGATAAAGGAATGATTTCAAAATTTATTGAATCTATGCCAATTGCAGATTCAAAATATCTTAGAAATTTTATGAACGAAAACGAACCGAGATTGGATATGACTAAAATGATTATAGCCCCGTCAGGAGAAAAACTAACAGTAAATGTTGGTTTCGGGGTTGACTTTTTTCGTCCTTTCTTCTGATTATAGAAAAAATCAAATTGACGAATTTTATTATTTAAACACCCTTATGAAAATCACATATCAAGATTTCCAACAAATGCCGGTGTTTGTTAGAAAGTATTTACTTGATAAATGGATTCAAGAGAATAAGAAGGACTAATTTTTTAGTCCTTCTTCTATTTATATAGAAATGTAAAAAAAATTATGGCAACAGAAGAAAATTTAGATAGTAAAAAAAACGATATTAAAGATTTAGAAAGTACTGTAGTATCACTTTTAAATCCACTTCAAACTATTGTAGATGGTTTTGATGCCATGGTTGCAGGTGGAAACCTGTTAAACAAAAATTTTGGTTTAGCTAGGTCAAGAATTATTGAAATGAATTTGGCATTCGTTGATAGTGCTGCTGGAGTTGAAAGTTTAGGTGGTAATTTACAAGATGTGGCGGTCACTATGAGTGAAATTGCTGCATCATCTAATAGAAATGTAATAGAAAATGAAAATGTGGTTGCAAAATTGTATGCATCAGCAAAAGTTTTGAATACCACCAGTGGCGCATTAGTCAGTAGTTTTAAAGATGTTGGGTATGAAACATCTCAAATCGGTGTAAATTTAGAGGATTCAATTGGATATATTCAAAGTGTTGGGTTAAACGCAACATCAGTAATGAAAGACGTTACTGCTAATATGGGACAAATGAATCGTTTCCAATTTGAAGGTGGTGTTGCTGGTTTAGCTAAAATGGCTGCTCAAGCTTCAATGTTAAGATTTGATATGAAACAAACTTTTGAGTTAGCAAATAAAGTTTTGGACCCCGGAAAAGCTATAGACGTTGCGGCAGCGTTTCAAAGATTAGGGGTGTCCGTAGGTAATTTAGCGGACCCATTTGCGTTGATGAACCAATCAATCAATGACCCATCTGGTTTACAAAATAGCTTGGCAGACGTTGCAAAATCATTTACATATTTTGACGAAAAAACACAATCATTTAAAATAAATCCTCAGGGTGTTCTAACATTGAGGGAAATGGAAACTGAAATTGGTGTTAGTGCGGCTGAGATGAGTAAAATGGGATTGGCTGCCGCTGATTTGGATAGAAGATTATCACAAGTTAAAACGGCGGGATTAAAATTTGCAAACGAAGAAGACAAACAATACCTTGCAAATATTGCAAAAATGGGTGAAAAAGGTCAATATGAAGTAACTCTTAAAGATAATACTAAAAAAGAGTTACAAAACCTTAACCAAGAAGAATTTGACGAATTAATCAAACAACAAAAAGATGCTCCAAAAACAATGGAAGAGATTCAAAAAAGTCAATTGGGTTTTACAAAATCTATTGAAGCCGATATTAGAGCGATAAAAGATAAATTGGTTCTTGGATTGGCAAGTTCCCAAGCAGCAAACATTGAGGGTTTAACAAGTATAGTTAAAAATTTTGCTAGTAATGCTCAAAAAATGGTTCCTGAAAGTGATGAAATAAGATTAGGGGTTAAGGGTGTGGTTGAAAATATACAAAATGTTTTGTCAACTGGAATGAAAGATGGTTTTCAATCCATAACTTTCGGAGAATCTATAAATAAAATGAAAGAAACATTGTTACAAAAAAGTTCAAATATGGATGACAAAATGTTTAAAGTAATTCAAGATTTGGCAAAACAAACTGCAACAGGATTGAGAGGGAATAGCCAAGTTGAAAACTTATTTAAAGAAGCTATATTAGGAAAGACTGGAAGTACTACAACCCCAACAAATACTAAAACAGGGGTAATATCTGGAACTCAAACAAAATCAAAACCTATAACAATAGAACAAGCATTAAGTACCAAAAAAAAATATAACGAAACATTATCCCAACAAAAACAAGTGAATTCAGAAGTAAATTTTGGTGGTACAATCACTATTGATGTAAAAACTCCCTCAGGAGTGTCCCAAAAACAATTAAATGATGTGTTTAACAGTCAAGAGTTTAAACAATATATTGTAAAGGTAGGCAAATCAAATACAGAAGGTAAAAATCAAGGTGTTGTTAGTTATGGTTAATGATAAAAAAATACTATTAACCTATTTATTAGTAAAAGTATAGATGGGTAGTCCATTAGATTATATTAGTACGGAAGGTTTTAGAAAAAAACTTATAACAAGGAATTTAGTACCTTATGCTAAATCCCCTAATAAGGCTACGCCTCCTATTACTTATGAGGTGGTACAATCAGATTTATCTGTTATTGATAGTCCTGATTTCTTAATTGATACAACATTTTTTGCTGATAAGCAATACCCACTTAATCAATGGGGAAGTGAAGGTGGTTACAAACAAGCACCTGATGTTTCGGGTAACTTAAATACAAAATCAAATCAAGGTGAGTATGGACCAGGACAACAAGATGCTCATATAATTGACCAAGCAAAAATAGCGGCTCAAAAAGGTTTTGCAGGTATTACCACACCTTATATTGCGGCTAATGCGTTTGGTAATGGAGGATTACAACAATATGATGCGGGTGTTTATATTACTACACCTGATACAATTTCAAGTACAATACCAGGTGGTATTAAAGCATTATATAATAACCAACCATATCCATCAGTATTTAACCCTTCATCTTATACACCATTATCAATTTTATTAAACCCTGACCCAACGGGTAGTAATGGTTTATTAAGTCAAGATTCATTTATTGCTAGATTGGGTGCTAAAACGCTCAAAAAGGAATTTGAAGATAGAATTGGTAGAGCCATTATTAGAGAAACTATTGGACGAGCAAATATATTAAATGTTAATAGTAGTACAAATCTTGTTAACATTTTAACAGGTAATGTTCCAATTATAGAACCAAACTATCAAATTACCGTTCCATCAAATCCAATAACTGCATCTGCTGATTTTGCATTAAGATTGGGAGGAAGTTTATTGCCTTTTTCTTTGATACCTGGTTCATATTTTGACCCAAATATCAATCCACCTTCACCAACAACAATACAACAATCTTTACTTGCCAATCCATTAGCAGCTGTAGGTAATTTTGTAAGTAATTTATTAGGCGCAGGTAAGACAGGAACTCAAATATTTTACAATAATACTGGTGCTGGTCAAAAATCTATTTTATGGAAAAACATAAATTATAATAGATATAAACCTAATTACGATAGAACACTAGTTGACCGACTTGGAGGTGCGCTTGTTGGAACTCAAACTAACAATTCAAATTTCTATATTGGTTCAGATACTTCTGACCCAACGAGAGTGTTTTCACCAAGCCGTGCGTTACCTGTTGACGCTTTTGGTAATGAACAACAATCACCTGTATATGGTCCACAAGAATTGGCTCAACTATACGAAGGTCCAAGTAAAGATGTTAGGTTAGGTGCTAACGGTCCAACATATAGTAATGGTGGCGGTATTGAGGGTGGATTTACATGGGTATCTCCAAAATACAAAGGTAATGCGGGTAAGAAAGTTGGTATCGGTGGTGAAATCATGAATCAAGATGAGGATTTTAAACCTTCATCTTATAATTCAACAGAATCAACTGAAAGAACTTTTAGACAAGGTTCCATTCTTGATGACACACAAAGAATCATAGATAGCCAACCTCAAGGAGGTAAAAGATTACAACATGTTGGTAATGCCATTGACCAAGTGAGTAAAGTATTCAATGACGGTTATAAAGAATTAACCAAGGGTTCAAGAGTTATTAAATATACAGGTTCTATCGGACAAGAAGTTGGGACTGAATACTGTAGAGTATTTGCAAAAGATATTCCATATCTACAATATAATGATTTACAAAAACAAGATGGTATTGTTACTGAAGGTAGAAGATTTTCGTATTCTGTTTTAGATAAAGCTTACAACCTAAACATTTCACCAAACAAACAAGAAGGGGGACAAGATTCAACTAACTTGATTGGTTCATATAATAATGCTAAGGCAAAAAAATATATGTTCTCACTTGAAAACTTGGCTTGGACAACATCTAATACACCAGGTTTTAGGGTTGGTGATTTACCAGTGTGTGAAAGAGGACCTAATGGAGGTAGAGTAATGTGGTTCCCACCGTATGGATTAACATTTAGTGAGACCGTAAGCGCGAATTGGCAAGGTAATGATTTTATTGGAAGACCTGAACCAATTTACACATATAAAAATACAAGTAGAACTGGTAGCTTACAGTGGAAAATAGTTGTTGACCATCCTTCAGTTTTGAATGTGATTGTTAATAAAGTTTTGGCTGACCAAACAAATAAAACTAGAATTGATTCTATATTGGAATCGTTTTTTGCAGGATGTAGAAAATACGACTTGTATGAGTTAGCTAAAAAATATTATACTATACCACCAAATGACTTGTTTGATATACAACAAGCTTTGTCCTCAAAAGAATTAACAAGAGAACAAATTGAATATACAGTTAATACAATTGAAACAATACCACAAGTATCTGGTGATAAAGGTACTGGTAGTGCGCCTGAATCAACACTTAAAAGTTTTGAACAAGTAGGGTTTTATTTTAATAATGATAAACCAGCGGAATTTAATGAAAACTTTATAAATACCTATACACCATATATTGGACAAAAAACATACTATAGTGAACAATCACCTAGTACTGCTCAACAAACTTCGTCTTTTTTTGATAGTGTAGTTACACCAAACAAAAATAAAATTGATGAATTGATAGATGAGTTAGACAAACAATTTAAAAATAATCCTGAAGGTACTGTAACAATTACAATTGATAGTAGTACTTCACCATCGGCAAAACAGGCATACAACAACATTTTATCCGCTAAGAGAATTAACTCAGCGGCAATATACATTACAGGTAATAGTAAGATGACAAAATACGTAACAGGGACACCACAAAGATTGATTGTTAAAGTCGGTCAAGGATTTGGTGAATTTACACAAGTATTAAGGTACGACGAAAAAACTCAAAAATTTGTCCCTGGTAGTAGTGTGTCTTGTGGGGATAATGATGGTAATAGTCAATCTTTAAATAAAGACATTTATACTACAAACGCAATGGCTTGCAGAAGAGCGTATATCTCAAATATACAATCAACATTAAAAGCGCCCGCAGCGGTTTTACCGGCAAAACAAACTACTGTTGTTACAGGTAATGTTGTAACAAAAACTGAAACCGAACCTGTAACAGAGGCAAATGTTGTTAGAAAAGACACTAACAATATAAGTAAAAAAGTTTTACGAGCTTTATTATCTGAGTGTGATTATTTTGAAACTATAAAACAAGATACTCCAATGGTTTATGATAACTTGAAAGACAAACTCAAGTTTTTCCAACCAGCGTTCCACTCAATAACACCTGAAGGTTTAAACTCAAGATTGACTTTCTTACAACAATGTATGAGACCTGGAGATACCATTCCGACAATTAAAAATGTTAATGGTACTACAGCCCCTGACTATAGTAATGCTACAAATACATCATTTGGTGCACCACCAGTATTGATTTTAAGAGTAGGCGATTTTTATAATACTAAAATAATCCCAACATCATTGGGTATCACTTATGAAAATCTGGATATTAATCCTGAAGGTATTGGAGTTCAACCAATGATTGCGAATGTTACATTAGCGTTTAATTTTGTTGGGGGTAGTGGATTAAAAGAATCTGTGGATAAATTACAAAACGCGTTGACTTTTAATTATTATGCTAATACTGAAATTTACGATGATAGAGCGGACACAACGGATTTAAGTTATCAAGTTATTGATGCCGATTTCCTTAAAACAATTGGAAGTAATGTCCAACCACCGACAATAAATCAAGCTCCAGTACAAAATGGTCAAAGTAATGATAAACCAATTGGTACGGTTACAAGTAATGTTATAAGTCAAACAGGTCAAACTGGTTCTATAAATTATAGTACATTTATGGATATGGTGGTATTACAAACACAATCATATTTTACAAATGTTGTTAATAAAAATAGAGAAACTTTAAACCAATATAATAATGCCGTTCGTCAACAATGGATGATGGAAAGGACATATCAGAATGGTAATTTTACATTAACTAAAGACAGTCCCACCATTTTATTTGGTAAATCTTATAATTTAGAAAAAAGAACTGATGAGATTTTTGGACAACTAGAGAAAGACATCAAAGACGGAAATGAAGGATTTATTCAATTTATTTCGAACCCTTCTAAAAATTTTTCAAATCGGTTAGTTAACCAAGTTCAAGAAAACTATTCAAATTTTGTTAAAAACAAAAGAAGTTCTTTTCAAAGTGCTGTTACTAACATAACAAATGGTATGGTTTCCGTTCAACAAAGTTATATTGGATATATTGGAAGGGTAAATACTATATCATATAATGTACCTGGGTATTCGGACACAGGTACTGATGGGTACCAAATAAAAGATGGAAAAGTTGTTTCTTATATAATATCAGGAACAACAGAAGTAGACCCAAGTTCACAAGGTGTTACAAACACTATGAATGAACTTATTAATGATATTAAAAAGATAAAAAGTGGTATCACTGAATTTAATACTGTTGTATGGAGTGCAAATACTTTTACATACAACGCTAAATCGTATACAGGTAAATTAGTTTTTGAACCAAATTATAAGTTCCCAACAGAACAAGTATTCACACCATTTAGTACTAATTCATTATTTGATAGTAATACTAATGGTTATGTTTTTAGAAGAGTTTATATGATTGTTTCTAATGATGTTACCGATAGTAAAAAATATGAATCATTTAAAAATGCGTTAATTGGTAATATACTTAATAATACCGCTTTAACAAAAGGTGATGGTAATGCTATTAGTAATGCGTTTGATGAGTATTGGTTAGTAGGTTCACCTAATCAAGTAAGTGTTAAATCTGTTTTTGAAGAAGAAAACACAATTACTAAAGCGTTTATTGAGGATATGGAAAAAAATAGATTAAAAGATTTCTTAAAATATACGCCATTTAGTCTTAAAAAGAAAAGAACATTTACTTATACAACAGAGAATGCAAATACAGATGCTCAACAATCATTGATAAAAGGATTGGGTGCGACAGGTAACCAAAACACAAATAATAAAACATGGAATGACGAAAGTCCTGCAAATGTATTTATATCAAAAGCGAAACTTAACTAATGGGATATCAATATTGGAACAGATACAGTGAATTCTTAATCAATGGTGAACAAACCGTTGTTCCTTTTGTGCAAATACCTCAAAAAACCACTGACCAAACATATGTATATAAAGTTGGTAGAAGTAGGTTAGATATTATATCTCAAGAGTTCTATAACTCACCATATTTTGGATGGTTGATTTTACAAGCTAATCCTCAATTTGGTGGTTTAGAAAATTATATTTATGATGGTGCGGTATTGATTATTCCTTTTCCTCTCCTACCTTCTTTACAGGATTATAAAGCGGAGTTAGCTAATTATTTTTATTATTATGGCAGGTAGTGTACAAGGTGACAAAAGTGGGCATATATATGTGGAGTTCGATTACAACAATATTATTTTAGTTGACCCGAACAAAACTATTGATGCTTTAAAAAATGTAAAAGAAAGATTGGTTGACCATGAAAATTTGGTCATGTTTGCCAATTTGGAGGCTGAAGTGGTCCCAAGAACAAAACTATCTGTGGGAGGAAGTCCTGAAGATAGAATCAGAACTATTTCTGTTGCTAAAATGAATTTTTTAAGACCAACGGAAAAAAGTAATTTAACTACAGGATATTATGATGAGTTGACCGGTAAAGGTGCTGTAAATGGTTTAGGTGATAATCAACAACAATTTGAAATTATTGACCCAAAAGATGGTACAAAACCATATGTTAAAACTACTTTGACTGACCCGGGAGGAAAGGCCACAGATAATGGTTTATTGGGTATGACAAGTATAAATGTAAAAACTAATACATCTTTTGTTCCAAGTGTAAGTATATCTTTGGAAGATATTCAAGGAAGAGCACTTTTCCAACTTGGAAACGACTCACCTTACTCTGCTTTTTTTAACTTACCTTATTGCCCATTTTACTTAACTCTTAAAGGATATTACGGACAAGCTATAAGATATCAATTAAATTTAAAAACTTTCAATGCCAGTTTTAATAGTTTCAGTGGAAACTATCGAATTGAATTGGAGTTTGTTGGGTATAAATTCAACATTCTTAATGAAATATCAATGGGTAGTTTGTTTGCAACACCACATATGTATAGTAAAACATTTAGTGTTTCAAAATCAGTTACTTCACCTGAAGGTGCTGGAAATGCAACAACACAAACCCAACTTAATTCGGTAGATAATGTAACATCTAAACAATCAAATATAACATCAGATAATATTAATAGTGAAGTTGTTAGTGAAAAAGGGTATCAAAAAATTTCAGAAGTTTATAGTGAATATAAAGCAAAAGGATTAGTAAGTCCTGACTTTCCGGAATTGACTTTAGCTCAATTGATGAATAAATTACTTCGTTTTGAACAAACAATTCAAGAATCATACCCACCTGTTATTGTAGAACCCTTAACTAATATTAGAACATATAAGGAAAACCTTACCAACTATTTTAATACAATATACGGAGGTAATAAATCTTGGTTCAATACTTATATAAACCCTAAACCAATAATATTACAAGGTACGGGTCAAGAGTGTTATATTTTTAAAAAAGAAATTATAGACAATCCTACAATAAAACAAGAGGCAATTAGTCAATTAAGTGGTTATACAATTCAGTTCAGAAATTCTTTAGCGGAAAACAAAACATTAGGGGTTAATAGTAAAACACCCATAAAAAATAGTATAACCTATAATACTTTTGTAAAACAAGTTGCGTTAACAGATATCGATTTGGTTAAAACAACAACTTCTTTGTATGGAATTTTTGCTCCAACAGAGAATGATATTTTGAAAACCCAAGAATTGTTGGTAGGACAAATTAAATCAAATTTGGAAAAAGATACTGCGGATAAAAGATTTGAAAATACATTAGGAGATAAAGTGGTACCACCATTATTTATTTTTTCTAATTTCCAAAATCTTTTGTCAGCAATGGAAACGGAAGCAAATAGAAAACTTTCGGAATACGAAACCGCTATCACTACAGATTTGGCTAGAAAAATTGAAAGTTCATCAACGGGTATTGGATTTAAACCAACTGTCAGAAACATTTGTGCGGTTATTATGGCGTCTGCAGAAGGATTTATTCGATTATTGGATGAGGTACATACTAATGCGTGGAACGTAAGGTATGACCCAGTAAGAAAAAACGCGATACTAAATAATCCATCCTCGGCAAAAGGAACCGATACTTTGGATGATACAAAAATTAGCCCGACTGCTCAGGACTCAAATCAAGGATTGGTTAATGGTCAAATACCTGTATACCCATGGCCTCAATTTTTTGTTGAAACACCTGAAGACAAAAAAGGAAGGTTTCAATTAAAATATATTGCCGACCCATCTGTAGTGAATTTAACAAAAGGGTTTTCATTTGAAAAATGGCCTGAAGTGGAATTTGTTGAAGAGTATATGAAGGGATTAGCTCAAAAATTTGCCCAACCAGTTGTTCAACCACCTATTGATAGTCAAAACACTACAAACATTATAAATGTTAATGCGATAGAATACCCTTCCGAAGGTATTGCATATGTTAATAAAGAGGAAATTAAATTTTTCTATGAGATTTGGGAGAGACAATTCTTGAGTTCAAATTATTCTGGATTCGTCCGAGCAAATAATAATCAGTTAGAACAACTTACCAAGTTAATAGTAAGTGCCGAAACAAATAACATTGTTACTGGTTTAGGTGTTAGTTCACCATACCTTACCCTTAAATTAAAAAATTATAATATAACAGCACAAAACTATCCTACGTTTCTAAAAACAATTTCAAACCAAGGAACAGGTAGAGCGTATCAAGATTATATAAGAGATTTCTTTGTAACACCGTATATTAAAAACTTAACGGAAAACTCATTTAACATATTAAGTTTGACTGATTTAGGTAAAGAGCCTCAAACTAATACAAAAACTGAAGGTTTATTACAGTTGGTTAAAGGCGCAAATAATGAACCATTGGTTATTGATACATATCCATTTACAGACCCAACATGGGTGTCAACACACATGGCAAATAGTGTTGATAATGCAAAAAATGCGGTTTATAACACGAACAAAGTTTTGACTGTTTTTGAAGATAGGGATGTTATTTCTAATTTCAACAGTGTTTACGACTACTCAACAAATAGACCTGTTACAAATTTTTCATATCTAAAAGTTTCAAACCCGGCAAATCAAGTTGCGGTAACTAATTTATCTGTGTTTTATGATACTAGAAAAGACCCTGATTTCTTTGTACCAACTGAAGGATATGTAAATTATTTATCACCAAGTAAAAATATTAGTGTTGAAACAACAACATCAATGTTAAACACGCCATATTTTGTAAACGCGATTCAAAATGGTGTTTACCAATGGAGAAAAAAAGACCCATATCCCTATACTCAAGCTGCTTACCTTTTTATTAATTCTTTACCTTTAGCATCGTTAAAAGAAAAATATAAAACTTTAGGGGCGTCAAGTGACTTAGATTACATTGCGTCATGCTTTAAAAAGTATGGTGCTATCCATAAAATGCCGTATGCTTGGGTTTTAAAAATGGGTTCAATATGGTATAGATATAAAACCTATAAAACAAGTAATGTTGACATATTAGACACCTGTTGGAAAGATTTTGCATTCAAAACAAATTTTGACCCAATTACAAGTTCAGATACAAAAACATACACATTCAAGTTTGACGGTGAAAATAAAATTACACTACAAAATGTATCCAACAATATAACTTCACTTCAAACAGGGTTCTACCCAAAAGTGATTAACGATTTCAATGTTTTTTATAATGGATATGATTTATATGTAAATTATACTGATGCCGAAATTCAAACAAGTATTGATAATGGTGTTAAAGTATTCAACTTTACAGATTCAAATATAAATGCACAAACAATTGCGTTTCCGATTACAACACCAATAAGTTACTCAAAAATACAAACATGGTCTGTGATTTTACCAAGTGTTATTGGACCACCAATAACGGACGGTGCGATTTGTAACCCCTCTAACAATACTAATAGTTTAAAATATTATGTGGTACCATCGTTTGGTTCATCAATTAACCAAGTTAATTCTGAGTGTTTGGTTGCAAATGAGCCAAAATGTCCTTTTATTGATAATCCATCAATCTATAATGGTTCTGTAAGATTACTTTGGTCATCACCAAATTTTGGTTATTTCAATAATTCACAAATTGCTAAACCACAACCCGATGCTTATGTTAATAAAATACAAACGGGCACAACAAAACAATCACCGTTCAACTTATTAATAGATGGTGATTATTCAAAGATTGAAGAAATATTTTCGGTATTTGATAAAAGTGTATTAGATAAGTTTGAACAAGAGTTTTTAAACTTTTCTAAATCTGTTGCTGATATTGATTTGGGTGTTCAACCAAATCTTCAGATTGGTCAATCACCTGTTGACCCAAATGCTCTATTTAAGAATTTCCAAAATTTATTTACAAATATGATGGAAATTGAACCGCAAAATAGTACACTAACTACGGGTCAATACTTTAATACTATTGGTGAAAAACAACTTGTATTATTTTCCAGTACTATTAAGGCTTTCATGGAATATGATGTTATTCTTAAATATGGTAACCCATCTGGATACAGAAGAAGAACATTCGCATCTTATTTGGCGCAAGGAAACAATCCTTACCCAATAACGGACCCGATTGTTTTCAATCCGTATGTTAAAAATAGTTTACCATCTAGTTCAGGTTCAATTAGTTTAGGAACATCTAAAGCTCAAAACGCCGCCGCTTGGTTAGCTTTGGAAACCCAAGTAGGGTTTTCAACAATACCGAATTTGGTTTACGATGATAATGGTTCCTATATCACCGATTTCTTCATTGATAATAATATTGAGTTCACAGAAAATAATGTTGTTTTATTATCTCCAATAATTAAAATGTATGCCACTCAAAAATTGTATACACCAAATTTATCAAATGATGTGTTCAAGAATAGATTGCAAACATATTTGGGAACGACCGATGTGTTCCAAAATAACATTCTGAACCAAGTATTAAATAATGTCAGAGTTGCATTACCAAACCAACAAGAATTACCTGAAAGAGTAATTCAGAGTGTGATTGATGGACAACAAAGTAAAGTAGAAAATTATGAAGTGTTTAAAGCTTTAAATGATAAGTGGATTGCCGGTTCAGATTATGTATCAAAAACATTATTTGAAGATGTTATGTTTTTAGATAGAGCTTCAAGAAATATTGGGGATACTATCATTGTAGATATTTTTGACTTAAAAGACATGTTTAGTGAAAACAGTTTAAACATGGAGATGAGTGTATTCACATTTATGAGTGGGTTGTTAATTGAAAATAAATTCAATGTAATGCCATTACCGGCATATGTCAATTTCTATAATATACAAGATGTTGATGGGACAACAATCCCTCAACCTGAAGGAAATTTAGATTTTGCTGATAATATGTGGGGTACATTTTTGAATGTGGATTATAGAAACTCTGGTCCAAAAATGATTTGTTTCTATGCAGGACAACCATCAAGCCACTTGGATTTGCCAAAAGGTAATTCAAGATTTAGGGATGATGCATTTGAATTGAGAAGAGCGTCGGATAATCCTTTGATAGAGAACCAAGTAAATAAAAAAGATTGGGCGATATCTAATAAATGTGTCGGATTTAATGTCGATGTTGGAATTAGAAACCAAAATATATTCTATTCTTTGAATGTTTCCATGGATAGTGGTAAAGCAACATCTGAATCACTTCAAACTCAATTGAACATGGTTGACCAAGCAAATGGTAGAAATGTTGCGACTCAAAACATCAGTTTATATAACTTATACAAACAAAGAAGTTATCAATGTCAAGTAGAATGTTTAGGTAATGCTTTGTTGCAACCAACAATGTATTTTAACTTACGACATGTTCCAATGTTTAATGGACCGTATTTGATAACTCAAGTAAATCACGCGATTTCGCAAGGTTCTTTCAAAACAACATTTACAGGTACAAGACAAGGAATATATGATTTGCCTGCAATTGAAAATTATTTACAAAGTATAAATAAAAATCTATTAAGTAAGATTGAGGCGATTATTAAGAGTAAGAAAACTGAGGTAGATATCAAACCAGTTACGGATGCTGGTAGTGCAAAACTTGTTAGTCAAACAGGTGATAGTACACCTGCGGCGGAAAACTCCTGCAGTGAAAAACTTAACTCAGCTTTCGTGTATTGGGGTGATGCTAAAAAATCAACACCATCTCCATTAAGTTCAGGGGAATTTGCGAACAAAATAAAGAGCAAAACCACAAACGACAACTTACAAGTTTTAATCTACATCATTTGTTATATTCAAACATTTCAAGGAAAGCAATTTTACGGATATAATAATAATTTTGTTAATTTACCATTAACAAATGATTATGGTCAGGGAAATAGTTATTTTATTTCTAAAACTTATTCTTGTGTGAATATAAACACACCGGCAAACAAGCAATTATCATTACCAATTGCAAACTTTGAAAATGTTGATACATTCTTAGATTTTATGATATCAAGATTATCGAATAATGTTGAAAGAGTTTTTGGTGGACAATCAGGTACTGGTATTGCAATAGATAAATACTATGCTTGTTATTGGGATGGAACTTATGAAACCACATCAGAAAGTTATTATGATAGTCACCTTAGTGAATTTAATACTCTTCAAACAAAAGTTGCTGAAGGTTTTAAATCTGCGGGTAGTGTTGGTCTGAATGTTGATTCAATAACTCAAGCAAGAAAAGAAGATAAGAAACAAAAAGAAAAAATTGAAAACACATATGCAGGGATTACGACAACACCAAACAATTTAAATACAACTATAATACCTGTGATTTGTGTGCCGCCTACAATAACTTCGTTCTCACCGTTATCGGGTATTAGTGGTACAATAGTATCAATAATTGGTAAAGATTTAGACCAAGTTATTGGTGCAACAATAAATGGTGTAACAACAACTACAGGTATTACAATAAACAACTCATTTAATATCAGTGTTATTGTTCCGTATAGTAATACAACGGTGGCTCAAAACAATTCTATAATTGTATTAGGTACTCATGGAGATAGTGCAAGTGTGGTTAACTTCACATATAACCCAGCTCAAGTTACACCTGTTCCAAGTAATCCAAATAACTCAAACACACAACCACAACAAACAGGACCCGTTACTTTAGACGGTCAAACACAAACATCGACAGGTGGGGTTACACAACAATTAACGGTTTCTGTTAATCCACAAGCAGCGGCATTAAATACATGGACATTAGAGCAAAATGTTACAATGATTATTTCTGTTTACGATAATTCTGTTGTTAACAATACTACAACGCAAACATTAAATAGAACGGTAACAACAACAGTTTCTAATTATGTTTCGGGTAATGTATTCACCATGACTTATAATAATGTTGAGGGTATGTTAGTTAATAACCCAATACCTCAATTCCAAACAGCTCCTATTAAAGAGGGTCAAATTGCTAATATTAAATTTACAGTTACCGCAGTTCCTACGGATAAAGTTAAAAATCCTCAAAATGTATCGCAATCGTTTAATTTTGCATTTAGACCAATATCCTCAACAACACAAACACAACCAGGAGCATTATTTAAAGTTTCCGAAACATATGGGGAAAATCTACCAAATTTTAATGGTGATGATTACTACAATATTAAAAAACCAACTGGAGGATACATTACATATCAATTTACTTGTAAAGGACTAATTTCTAAGGGAGGCGCTGAGGTATATTCAATACCTAGCGTGGATAAACAAAATATTAAAATAACCAATAATACAGATACGAAATACACAAATGTTATTGAATTGAATAGTGTAGGAGCATTCCAACTTGAGGTTAGATATACTTCAGAAGATTATGTGGTTACTGATACAACTTCATCAAACTTTGGTAAACCAATAAATGGTAGTGTAACATCACCACCATTCACTTTATAAACTAATCGTATATTTATATAGAAACATTATTATGGATATTAAAACAGCATTAGATAACTATCTTGGCAAATCAACTAGATTTTCACAAGAAGATAACGGTGACGGAACTAAACAAGTTTGTGATTTAGACACTGGCGATTGTTATACTGTAAGAGAAAGAGATGGTCTTATTGAGAGAGCGGGTCATCAAACAACTGCCAACAGAAGAGTTAGGGTTGAAACCTCTAACGGAATAAAACAATTATTAAACGGATAATAAAATGGCTTTAGATAAAAAAATATTGAGCGAAATAAATAGATACAGAAGTATCAATAATTACATCTTTGAACAAGATGCTGACGCTCTTGCTTTAGGAGCATTAGAGCCTGAAGCCGGAGCAACTCCTCCACCTCCACCGGCAGAAACAACTGCAACTCCTCCTCCACCACCAAGTGGTTCAGAACCAATTGATGTTGATAACGACCCCGATGTTGAAAAAATTGACGACAATGGTAAATCTGAAGAGAATAAAGACAAAGGTTCTGGTTCAGAAGAATTAGATATTACCGAATTAGTAACCGCTCAAAAAGATATTCAATCAAAACAAGATGATTATTTTGAAAATTTGTTTGGTCAATTAAATAAGTTGGAATCAAGATTAGGTGAGATGGATGCAATTATGAATAAACTCAATGCATTGGAAAACAAAATTGAGAAATACAGAGAAAAAACTCCACAAGAAAAATTAGAATTAAGAAGTTACGATTCATATCCATTTAATCAGAAATTATCACAATTTTTTGACGACAAGAAAGAAGATATGGAAAAAACGGGAAAAAATGATTATGTTTTAACTCCCGATGATGTAACTGACATTAACGTAAGTGACATCAAAAGTTCTTTCCAAGGAAACGGATTTAAGGATGATTTGAAATACTAATAATAACAAAAAGTTTATTTACAAAAGCCACCCTTGAGGTGGCTTTTTTTATTTGACAAAATCAAAAAACTAGATTACCTTTGTAACATAACTTAATAATTTAAAATTTAAAAAACATGATGAGTTCATTAGACGCCGTATTGGCACAGTACGAAAAAGCACAACAAGGGGGCGGGGCCCAAAGCAAAATGTCGCAAGACGAAAGAATGAAAAAGTATTTCGCTTTAATCTTAGGAGACAAAGAGAAATCAGGACAACGTAGAGTACGTATCCTACCTACACCAGATGGTTCTTCACCATTTAAAGAGGCTTGGTATCACGAAATCCAAGTAGGTGGACAATGGCAAAAATTTTATGACCCAGGAAAGAATGACAATGAGCGTTCTCCTTTAAATGAGGTTTATGAAGAATTGATGTCAACAGGTAAAGAATCTGATAAAGAATTAGCGAAACAATATAAGTCTCGTAAATTCTATATTGTAAAGGTTATTGATAGAGACAGAGAAGAAGACGGTCCAAAATTTTGGAGATTTAAACACAATTACAAGAACGATGGTATCTTGGATAAAATCATCCCAATTTGGAGAAACAAAGGTGATATCACTGACCCTGAAAAAGGACGAGACCTTATCATTGAATTGACAAAATCTAAAACACCTGCAGGTAAAGAATACACAAGTGTGTCTACAGTTATGTATGACGACCCAACACCAATACACGAAGAAAAAGTTCAAGGTGATTCTTGGATTAATGACGAGTTGACTTGGTTGGATGTATATTCTAAAAAACCTGTTGACTATCTTGAGGCAATTGCTCGTGGAGAAACTCCAAAATGGGATAGTGATAAAGGTGGTTATGTATACGGTAATGATACCGAATCTACAACATCTATGGGTGGGGCTAAAAAAGTTGAAACAAAAGCACCTATCGTTGACCCTCAATCAAATGACGAGGTTGACACAGATTTACCTTTCTAATAAAACAAAACACATCATGTATGGTATCTTGTATGGTACCATACATGATTAATTTATATCATTATGGCAATAAAGAAAAACGATTTCAGTTCAGTTAAGAAGAAATTCTCAACTTCTGCAAAATACAAACCCCAAAGATTTTTTGATTTAGGACAAGATTTCTTAGATGCGGTTGGATTACCTGGTCCCGCTATCGGACATTTGAATATGTTCTTGGGTCACTCAGATACAGGAAAAACTACAGCGTTGGTTAAAACTGCCGTTGATGCTCAGAAGAAAGGTATTTTACCTGTATTCATTATTACAGAACAAAAATGGTCTTTTGAACATGCAAAACTTATGGGTTTTGATTGTGAAGAAGTTGTTGATGAATCTACAGGTGAAGTTGATTGGGATGGTTTCTACATCTTTAATAATGACTTTGATTACATTGAGCAAATCACGGACTATATCAACAGTTTGTTAGATGCTCAAGAAAAAGGTGAGTTAGATTATAGTTTGTTGTTCTTATGGGATTCTGTTGGTTCAGTTCCTTGTAAAATGACCTTTGAAGGTAAAGGTGGGAAGCAACACAACGCATCTACACTTGCTGACAAAATTGGTATGGGTATCAATCAGCGTATTTCAGGTTCTCGTAAAGCAGATTCTAAATACGAAAATACATTGGTTATTGTTAACCAACCTTGGGTTGAATTACCTGACAATCCATTCGGTCAACCAAAAATTAAGGCTAAAGGTGGTGAAGCCATTTGGTTAAACTCATCATTGGTATTTTTGTTTGGTAACCAAAAAGGTGCGGGAACAAACAAGATTACCGCAACAAAAGACAAGAGAAGTGTAAAGTTTGCGATTAGAACAAAAGTTTCTGTTATGAAAAACCACATCAATGGATTGGGTTATGAAGACGGAAAGATAATTGTAACACCACACGGTTTCTTGGCGGGAAAAGAAGCGGCTGAAGAAAAGGTATCTATTGAATCTTACAAAAAAGAATATGCTGACTATTGGAAAGATATTCTTGGTGTAACATCATTAGATTTTGATTTGAAAGAAGAAAAGGAAGATTAGTATATTGTATCACACTTTAAATCACACAGGTGATTAGAACATTATTAGTAGACGGAAATAATTTATTCAAGATAGGATTCCACGGAGCGAAAGACGTGTATAATGACGGTGCTCATGTGGGTGGGGTATTTCACTTTGTGAACATACTCCGCAAATTCCTTGAAGAGCACAACCATGATAAAGTAATTGTGATGTGGGATGGGGACTCAAATTCATCCATCAGAAAAGGTCTATACCCCCAGTATAAAGCGAACAGAAGACAGGATATGAATGAATACAAGTACGAATCGTATTTGTATCAACAGTCCCGTGTTAAACAATACCTTGAAGAAATATTTGTTCGTCAGGTTGAAATGGTTAACAACGAGGCGGATGACCTTATGGCGTTTTATACACAAATTGCAACCGATGAGGACATTATAATCTTCTCTGCGGACAAAGACCTTACCCAACTCATCTCCGAGAGGGTAACCATTTATTCGCCAATATCAAAACAATATTATAAGAATGGGGATATGATAACCATTAATAAGGTTGATATTCCCCATTATAATGTATTATTAACTAAAATCTTTACAGGGGACAAATCCGATAACATCAGTGGAATTGAAGGGCTTGGGGAAAAAACATTAATCAAATATTTCCCTCAGGTGCAGGAGAAACCATGTACAGTAGAAGAAATCTTGGATTATGCACGAAATATCCCACAAAATAAACCCATAAAAACATTGGTTAATATTTTGACCGGTAAGACAAAATTGTCTATACTTGGGGAAGAGTTCTATACAACAAACAAAAAGATTGTTGATTTAACTAACCCTTTGATAACAGATGATGGAAAAGAATTGGTTGAACAGATATTGACAGACAGTATAGACCCTACAGATAGGGGATATAAAAACTTGATGAGAATGATGATGGAGGATGGTCTGTTTAAGTATCTACCGAAGAACGATGAGGCGTGGGTCAACTTCCTAAAACCGTTTATGAAATTAACAAGAAAAGAAAAAAGAAATATAACAAACAAAAATTAAATTATGAAAGAGCAAGACAGCACCAAAATGGAGTTCCTGATGACATTGAATGACAACATTGTCGTCCAAAGATTTTTCAATGTCAGAGGATTCAATCCAAACGCAAAAAATTCATTGGAATTGTATTATTACATGATACAATTCAAACAAGAACTTGAGTATTATTTAAAGATGAAAACGGTCACCTACATGATTGACAACACAGAAGCAATTATGAGTGACACATCAATTATGAATACATCATTTACCGATGAAAGTGAACAATTTAACCTTTACATCAAAATTGGAGAACAGACAATTTGTCATAGATTTTTTGATGGAAAATTATTCCCACCAAAAGTTCGTTATACGGTGGATGTACGACCATTTTTAAAAGAAGTTTTGAGAGAATTAACTTACATTTTTTCATCCCGAAAATTAAGTTTTGATTATTTGGGTCTTGACCTAAGAAAGTAACTATTTAATAAAACAGGGGATTACAAAAACGATATATGAACAAGAATTTTGATTATTTAGGGAACACATTTCAAATACAGTTATTAAACCAACTTATTGTAGATAAAGAATTTTCAACATCAATTATGGATGTAATTGAAAGTGTTTATTTTGACAACAAGTACTTTAAAATCATCCTACAGATGACAAAGGAGTATCATGCGAAATATCAATCAACCCCTAACTTTGATACTCTTGAGCAAATCGTCAAATCCGAAATCTCACAAGAATTGGTTGCTAAAATCGTTCTTGACACTATTTCACAAATCAAAGACGCACCATTTGAAGGAACTCAATTTGTTCAAGAAAAGGCTTTGAAGTTTTGTAAACAACAAGAACTTCAAAAAGCGATGGATAAATCTCAAAAGATTATCACAGAAGGTGATTTTGAATCTTATGATAAAGTTGAGGGATTAATTCGTTTGGCGTTACAAGTTGGAGAAAGAGATATGGGTACAACCGATATCTTTTCTAACCTTGATACGGTATTAGATGAGGATTTTAGACACCCAATTCCAATCGGAATACCAGGAATTGACAGATTACTTAAGGGTGGTCTTGCAAAGGGTGAGATAGGTGTTATATTGGCTCCTACGGGGGTTGGTAAAACAACTATCTTAACTAAAATTGCTAACACGGCTTTTAATCTTGGGTATAATGTTTTACAAATCTTCTTTGAAGACAATCCGAAGATTGTACAACGTAAACACTTCACCTTATGGACTGGTATTGAACCTGATAATTTGGTTCTACATAAAGAAACCGTAATTAGTAAAATCACTGAGATTAAAGAGACAATGAAGAACGAGTTGATTTTAAAGAAACTCCCTTCAGATTCTATGACAATGAATCAAATCAAAAGTCAAATCAGAAAAATGATTGCTGACGGAACAAAAATTGATTTAGTTCTTTTGGACTATATTGATTGTGTGGTTCCTGAAAGTAGTTCTAAAGATGAGTGGAAGGCTGAGGGGTCAGTAATGAGAGGATTTGAGGCAATGTGTCATGAGTTATCATTGGTAGGTTGGACGGCAACACAAGGTAACAGGTCATCAATCTCTTCTGAGGTTGTAACAACAGACCAAATGGGTGGGTCAATTAAGAAAGCCCAAGTAGGACACGTCATCATATCGGTAGCAAAAACACTACAACAAAAAGAAATGAACTTGGCAACAATTGCAATTACCAAGTCACGTATTGGTAAAGATGGTGTGGTTTTTGAAAATTGCAAATTCAACAACGAACTACTTGAAATAGATACAGAAAGTTCGGTAACATTCTTAGGTTTTGAAGGACAACAAGAAGAAAGAAAACGTGACCGAGTTAAAGAACTTTTGGAGAAAAGAAAACAAAGAGAACAAAACAATAATACAAATTAAAATAAACAAAGAAGAATTATGGACGCATCACAAAAGATATTGTCAGACTTAACAGTTTACATGAAGTACGCAAAGTTCGTACCAGAATTAAACAGACGTGAAACATGGGAAGAATTGGTAACCCGTAATATGAACATGCATATTAAAAAATACCCATCATTGAAAGATGAAATTAAAGATGTATATCAAATGGTATACAATAAGAAAGTATTACCCTCAATGAGGTCAATGCAATTTGGTGGTAAACCAATTGAGATTTCTCCAAATAGAATCTACAACTGTGCTTACTTACCTATTGACCATTTGGATGCATTTGCTGAGTCGATGTTCTTATTGTTAGGAGGAACAGGTGTTGGTTACTCAGTACAAAAACATCATGTTGAAAAGTTACCTGAAATAAGAAAACCAAACCCAAACAGAACAAGAAGATTTTTAATTGGTGATTCTATTGAAGGATGGGCTGACGCAATTAAAGTATTATTCAAATCTTACTTTGGTGACAACTTATCAACTCCTGAGTTTGATTTCTCTGATATTAGACCAAAAGGTGCTCAACTTGTAACTTCGGGTGGTAAAGCACCAGGTCCTCAACCTTTGAAAGATTGTCTTCACAAATTAAAAGGGATGTTGGATGCGAAAGAAGACGGTGAAAAATTGACTCCAATTGAAGTTCATGATATGGTTTGTCATATTGCTGACGCGGTGTTGGCGGGAGGTATTCGCAGAGCTGCACTTATTTCTTTATTCAGTGCAGATGACCACGAAATGATTGCTTGTAAATCAGGTTCATGGTGGGAAACAAATCCACAAAGAGGTAGAGCTAATAACTCAGCGGCTCTTGTTAGACATAAAATTACAAAAGAATTTTTCTTGGATTTATGGAAACGTGTTGAGGCTTCAGGTGCAGGTGAGCCTGGTATCTACTTTACAAACGATAAAGATTGGGGAACAAATCCTTGTTGTGAAATTGCGTTGAGACCAAACCAATTCTGTAATTTATGTGAGGTTAATGTATCTGACATTGAATCACAAGAAGATTTAAATGCTCGTGTTAAAGCGGCTGCGTTCATCGGAACATTACAGGCGGGTTACACTGATTTCCATTACTTAAGAGACATTTGGAAAAGAACAACAGAAAAAGATGCTTTGATTGGTGTATCTATGACGGGTATTGGTTCGGGTGTTGTTTTAGGTTATAACATGAAAGAAGCTGCAAAGGCGGTTAAAGAAGAAAATACAAGAGTTGCTGAATTGATTGGTATTAATAAATCAGCTCGTATGACAACTGTTAAACCTGCGGGGACAACTTCGTTAACTTTAGGTACTTCATCAGGTATTCATGCTTGGCACAATGATTACTACATCCGTAGAATCCGTGTAGGTAAAAATGAGGCGATTTATAGTTACTTGGCGACAAATCACCCTGAATTGGTTGAAGATGAGTTTTTCCGTCCACACGACACAGCGGTAATTTCAGTCCCACAAAAAGCACCTGAAGGGGCAATTTTAAGAAGTGAAAGCCCTTTCCAATTACTGGAGCGTGTTAAGAAAATCACACAAGAATGGGTTAGACCTGGACACAGAACTGGTTCAAACAGTCACAACGTATCTGCAACAATCAGTTTAAAACCTGAAGATTGGGAATTAGCTGGTGAGTGGATGTGGGAAAACAGAGATTTCTATAACGGTCTATCTGTATTACCCTACGATGGGGGTTCGTATATCCAAGCACCTTTTACCGACTGTACCAAAGAAGAATTTGAAAGATTGTTCTCGAAACTTCACTCAATTGATTTAAGTAAAGTTATTGAACTAAGTGATGAAACTGATTTGAGTGGTGAAATTGCATGTGGGGCTTTAGGTTGTGAAATTAAATAAAACACATACAAATATTGATGAGTCAAACAAGGGGGAAGATATTCCCCCTTTTGACTTTTATATTGAAGATGGGAAATATGTGTTTACCGAACATTTTCATTTAAAGAGGGGTTATTGTTGTGGGAATAATTGTAGACATTGTGCATTTGAGCCCAAGGCACAAAAAGGAAATACTACTATATTTATAAACAATGGCTAATGGAGTAACATACGGTTTAAATTTCCCCTTTAGGGATTCCAGAAGGGGTGATTATTTGGAATTAACTGAATTTCAATCACAAGAAATTAAAGCTGACCTCATTCATTTGTTATTAACTAGAAAAGGTTCAAGATATTTTTTACCGCAATTTGGTACAAGATTGTATGAATTTCTTTTTGAACCGTTTGATGGACTAACATTCAATGCGATTGAATCGGATATTAGGGATGCGATTGAAAACTTTATGCCGAATTTATTAGTAAATAGTTTAAGTATTACACCGGCAGACCCACAAGAAGAAGTTGATATTGCGACAGGTCAAAATTTAGTTGGAAGTAGTGAATCATCAATTTACAGATTCCCTGGTAAAGGAACTTCAGAATATACTGCAAAAATAAGAATAGATTACTCAACCAATGGTTCTACATTTGGGCAAAGTGATTTTGTAATTATCAATATTTAAATAAGATGGCAAATAATAGAATATCATATACAAGTAGGGATTATCAGTCAATAAGAACTGAGCTCTTAAACTACGCAAAAACATATTATCCTGATTTAATTCAAGATTTTAATGACGCTTCGGTATTCTCTGTATTCCTTGATTTAAATGCTGCGGTTGCTGATAACTTACATTATAATATTGATAGAAGTATTCAGGAAACCGTATTACAATATGCACAACAAAGGTCTTCAATTTATAACATCGCAAGAACTTATGGTTTGAAATTACCGGGTCAAAGACCTTCAGTTGCTTTGGTTGATTTCTCAGTTACGGTTCCTGCTTATGGTGATAAAGAAGATGAAAGATATCTTGGAACATTGACAAGAGGTTCTCAAGTGGTAGGTGCTGGTATTGTTTTTGAAAATGTTTATGATATTGATTTTGCGTCTCCATACAATGCTCAAGGTTTCCCGAATAGATTAAAAATACCTAATTTTAATGCCAACAATGTTTTGGTTAATTATACAATTACAAAAAGAGAAGTGGTTGTAAATGGTATTACCAAAGTATTCAAAAGAGTTATAAATGCAAATGATGTAAAGCCGTTCTTTGAATTATTCTTACCTGAAAAAAATGTTTTAGGTATCACAAGTGTATTGTTAAAAAATGGTACCAGCTATACAAACACACCAACAACTGCCGAATTTTTAGGTTTAGAAAACAGATGGTATGAAGTAGATGCGTTGGCGGAAGATAGGGTGTTTGTTGAAGACCCTACAAAAGTTTCTGACCAACCAGGTATCAAAGTTGGTAAATACATTCAAACACAAGATAGATTTATCACTGAATATACACCTGAAGGATTTAAAAAGATGACATTTGGTGGTGGAACAAATACCGCTCAAGACCAATTGAATCAATTTACAACTTTAGGTACAACATTAGAATTACAAAAATATTCAAACAACTTATCTTTAGGGGCAACTTTAACACCTAACTCAACACTGTTTATTCAGTATAGAGTCGGTGGTGGATTAGCGACAAACTTGGGAACAAACGTTATTAATCAAATTGGTACGGTTTCTTTCTTTGTTAATGGTCCTTCAGAAACAACAAACTCATCGGTTGTGAACTCTTTGAGATGTGTTAACGTAACTGCAGCTGTTGGTGGTGCGGGAATACCATCATTGGAGGAAATTAGAAATTATGTTTCATTTAACTTTGCTGCTCAAAAAAGAGCGGTGACTGTTCAAGATTATGAATCGTTAATTAGAAACATGCCAGCTCAATTCGGAGCACCTGCAAAAGTATCAATTACAGAAAACGATAACAAAATCTTAATTCAAATTTTGTCTTATGATACTTCAGGTAAGTTAACAAACATTGTATCAAATACATTGAAACAAAATATTGCAAATTATTTATCAAACTACAGGATGATGAATGATTACATTTCAATATTCACTGCTGAGGTTATTGATTTAAGTTTGGATATCTCAATCGTTTTGGATTCTGCTCAAAACTCAGGTCAAGTTATTTCAAGTGTGGTGGATAAAGTATCTACATACTTCAATCCTCAAATCAGACAACTTGGACAAAACGTATATCTTTCTGAGATTAGAAGTTTAATTCAAAATACAAATGGTGTTTTGACGGTTACGAATATAGATGTATTTAACGAGGTTGGCGGACAGTACTCATCGGCTGAAACATCAATGGAATACTCAAACCCTGAAACAAAATTGATTGGACCTGTTGATGATACGATATTTGCACAACCATCTCAAGTGTATCAAGTTAGATACCCAAACAAAGACATTAGAATCTCTGTTAAGAACTTCCAATCAGTTACTTTTTCATAACAAGTTTATTTTCTTTTATTTTAATTTATAATTTAATCACGCGGTCTATTTTAAAAATTCCACATAAACTATTTATAAATTAAAGTAACTTGATGGGTCAATCATATAGAATAAGGACTGAGTTAGGGGTTAATAAAACAATAAATGTTCAACTGGACCAACAGTTTGAGTTTTTAGAAGTATTATCATTAACACTACAACAGGAAGATGTATACGTAAAAAGTTGTGCGGAATATGGAGTTGTTGTAGGTAGAGTTACCGCAAATAATGGATTTGGGATTCCAAATGCTAGAGTTGCAATCTTTATTCCTATTGAATCAGTTGACCAATCAAATCCTTTAATTTCAAGTATCTATCCGTACAAATCTCCTAATGATAGAAATGAAGATGGATATAGATACAATCTTTTACCGTATGAAAAATCATATTCAACACACGCCTCAACGGGTACGTTACCCACAAGATTAGATGCTTTAACGGGTAATACTGCGATTGAAATATACGACAAGTACTACAAGTTCTCTTCAAAAACAAATGAAAGTGGTGATTACATGATTATGGGTGTACCACAAGGTAACCACACTTTAGTTATGGATGTTGACTTATCAGATATTGGTGAGTTTTCATTAACACCACAAGATTTAATTAGAATGGGACTTGCAACAGAGGCTCAGGTTGCGGGTAATAGATTTAGAACATCAACCGATTTAAATTCATTACCACAAATTATCAATATTGTTAAATCAGTTGAGGTTTCACCTTTGTGGGGTGACCCTGAGTTATGTGATATTGCAATCAATAGATTGGATTTTGATTTAAGAGATGAGGCAAATATTGATATCCAACCAACAGCAACATTCATGGGTTCTATATTTAGTAGTCCTGACAACATGAGGGTTAGGCGTAATAACAAACCCAAAGACAATATGGGTAACTTGTGTTCGTTGGTTGCGGGACCTGGTCAAATATTGGCAATCAGACAAACAATTTACCAAGACAGTGATGGTAATCCTGTTCTTGAGCAATATCAATTAGAACAATCTGGTAATATTATTGATGGTAGTGGAGTTTGGTTAACCGAATTACCAATGAATTTGGATTACTTTATCACAAATGAGTTTGGAGAAAAAGTTTTATCAAACGACCCTACAGTCGGTATTCCAACTAAAGCCAAATATAGATTTAAAATAAAATGGCAACAATCACCAACGCTAACTGAACAAACTAGAAGACCTTATTTTTTAGTTCCAAATGTTAAAGAGTATGGATGGGTAAACTCTTCATCGGACCCTTTGAATGGATTAAGTACAAGTAACAAACAAAAATTGGCCAGCTCATATTATTTTGGATTATCGTGGAGCGGGTATACAGATGGATTTACAGGTACTGACTATTATGATAGGTTAAATGAAGTTATTGATTGTGATGATACTTTTTATGAATTTAATTTTAATAAAGTGTATACGGTATCTCAATTAGTAGATGAATATAAAAGAGGTGGTAGAGGTAGGTTTATCGGTATCAAAGAAATTGATGATAATTCTTGTGAATCAACAGTAAATAAATTTCCCGTGAACGAAGGATTTAGAAATTTTGACTTGTTGTATTTTTTATTTTCATTCATATTTCAAATAATTCAATTAATTGGATTACCTCTAATTTTTATTGCACGTGTTGTTTTATTCCTATATAGTTTAGTGATAAGATTTTTCTGTCTATTATGTGGAATAGGAATACCATTGGGGTTCACAACACTATATCCTTTTGGTTGGATTTGTAGCGGTTTAAATATCAATTGTGATTCGTGGAACACTTCAATGGCGTTAACAATGTTAACTTATCCTGATTGTGAAACTTGTGAATGTACTGTTGATGCTAATAACCAAACACAAGATTTACCAAAAAATCCAAATGAGCCAACAGCTACTGGATTTTTGAGTTATGTTTCGTATCCACCATATTTTTTTAATAGTTATCAAATTTTTTATAAAAACCTCGGTACTTTGAATAGTCAAGATATTGATACGTTTTCAACTATGACATCCATTGCAACTGCTGGATTTGCGGGAGATAAATCGCAAAGTTATTATAAAATACCTGTAACCGACACACCATCTTATAGTTTTACTAATTCAAGAAATGTTGCGATGTCCTCAAAAAGTTTACCATTAGGTGAGCGTATAAACATTTTCAACCAAAGAAATAGTTTCTTTTCAGGTGTAAATAAAATTAAAGTTACTTTTGCTGAAAATTCAAATATTGGTAAATCTCACTTTGATAATACAATAACCGTTTTAGCCAATACTGGCATTACAAGTTATAACGCTGGTGATTTAATAACTTTTGTTTCGCCTATAAACAGTAAAGATAAAAACTATTTATACACTGGCTCAACAAGTACAGGTATTACGTATGGTATCAGTGGTACTTCATATAATACTGGTCCTTCAATAGTTAATGTGACATACGCGTCAACTCAAACAACTAATTCCACACCAATAAGTTACAATCTACCTTCAGGGTCAACAATCACTCAAAATATATATGCGGCAGACCTTGAATATTACCAAGTTGTAACCGCTATAACTATTTCTGAGGCGGCATTGATTTGGAACACAGGCTCAACCCAAAGTTTTCCAAACATATTAAACGAGCCAAGTAATATTGATTATTGGATGGAAACACAAATCCCATCTGGAGGAACTCAATGGACTAGTTCACTTTCGTTATATTCGTTTAATGCTTTAGAAAAATTACAAAATTATTCTAATCAAGTTATTTTAATATTACAAAGAGGTGTTGACCCATACTCACCAACGTTTGAGAACAAATATGGAATAGGTAAATTATTGGGATATCCAAATGAGGATGATATTATAGTACGTGCCAACACTAGATTGAATGTTCCAATACAGGCACTTAACACAACGAGCATTAGTGTTCAACCGTTCTCTAATCAAAATGACATTTTTTATTCATCATATTTTTTCAGACCTGGTATTGTTGGTAGTAGTACAATTGGATTACAATTTTCATCATACACTACAAATAATATTGGATATTATGGTTCAATAGATGTTAATAATTTACCTGTAATTGTTCCTTCATCATCGTTGATGACTAGTGGTAATAAACTAATATCAAATACTTTCAACGGGTTTTATAGTATAACAACAAATAGTTCAAAATACGACAACGCTGAAGACGTGTCCGGTATAAGTTTCATGTCCATACAACCATATAATGCAACTCCAATATCGGGATTATGGCCAACTAACCCAATCAATCTGAGGTATTATTATACAAAGGCTTTTACCCCATCATTTACGATGAGTATAAGTAACCCCGTTAATAATGTTATGAGGACTGATAGGTTACCAACTTCAGACAATTTAGATGGTATTGATTGGAATATAAATCCAAGCATTTTACAACAAAATTTGAATTTTGCGATGTATTTTATTGTACGTGCGAATGGTGAACAAAATGCGGGTTACGGTGCGGGTGCGTCTCAAGTAGGGCCTGATTTAGACGGACAACCTTATGAAGGTGAAGTATTAGCTAGTTTCAGCTGTCCAGGTATGGCACCATTGGATTGTTATGAAGGTTTTGGGAACACTTTCCAAGTTAAAACACCATGTGATGACCCTTTAGGCACGGGATATAACTTTGTTAAGAATGGTTGTTATATTTTATTTCACAACCCATTGAATTTATTGGGATTCATAGATGATTGGAAAATTTGGGGAGAATGGGGATATAGATTTAGATTTATGTACGGACTTTGTAGAGGTGTTCTTTCACAAACATTTACAAACAATTGGGTTAACGGTTCATTATATATGTTCCCAATTCAAGTGGATACTTTTTATAATACACAAAACAAACCTAACGACCCTGTAATTCCTAAAAACCTTGTTTATTTTGATAAGAATACTACAAATTTTTATTTTAGAAGTAGTCCTTATAATATCAATACAAAACAATTTGTTGGAAGATTGGCGACCGATAGTGGTGCGGTTAATGTGCTTAATCTTATGTTCCCAACAACACTAATAAATTTAGGTTTTAAAGACATTGTATATTCTGAAATAGTTTTTGACCCTTCTACTAAGGCATATATTCTTCCTGAATTAAACCCGACAAGTTATGGAGACACTTCTGATTTAGTAAATCTTTTTGTTATTTCAAGAATGGTAGACGCTGGTTTTATAACACAAATAGTAAGTTTTGCAAATGATTCGATTGGGGCTCTATTTTCAAGACCTAATGGTAGTTCAGGTGTTTTAGGGTTTTTCGCACCTAAAGCTAGAGTTGACGGTGATTTTGTTCAATTGTGTTCAATAAATAGTGAAGTTGGTAATATTAACTTTTCTCCCGAATTTTATGCAACAACACCGACAAATTCTCCTACTAATGTTCTTGGAAGTGCGGGTAATCCTGTAATGGCGGTTTGGTTTTCTTCAACTACTCAAGATATTCAAATGAAAGATTATCTAACTCCAGGTAGAATAAATTTTAGAACACCAGATAATAGTGCAAATTATCCATATCCATACGGTATTAAGTCACAAGTGGTACCACATTATCAATGGGAGTTAAGAAATAATACTAATAATTTAATTTTTGGTAGTCAGTTGAATAACTGGGCGACAAATAGTTCTGATATTGTTCAAAATGTTAGGTATCAATCTTTAGATAGAACATTTTTGGGTAATCCAAATTATTTCAGACCTACAACATCAAGTATTAATGATTTGTATGCGAGAGGATATATTTTCAGTGTTGATGCAAGTGGTCAATATACTGGAAGTAATGCTTTTAATGCAACGGGCAATAAATTTATAGTTGGAGCACCATTCCATTTCTATTTTGGAACTGTTAAGGGTGAAACTGCTTTAGATAAATTCAAAACAAAATACTCGGTAAGTGAATAAGTACACAATCATACCTAGCAGTCAAAAATACAAGTCAGCTCCTTTTGTTGACCAAGAGATTTCTTTGTCTTTAGAAGAACAAAGTCAACAGATTACTGAATATAGTAGAAGTCAAAGTATTAGTTTAGCTCAATTATATGATGACGAAAGACAGAAATGTACAATTTTCCGACCAACATTTAAGGTAAATTACTTATATTCAAACACTTATACAGGAACAACAGAATACGTTCCGTTTAGAAATTTGCTTTATTATGTTGACCCTATATCCTCAAAACAAAGTGGAATTTGGAAAGGATTTCCACAGTATTATGAATTTGATTTTTATAGACCTAATATTGCTGACCAACATATTGTTTATCATGCTAAAAGTGCGTATACATACAATTGGACTTACTATATAAGTTATGCTTATCAGAACAATTATGATAGGCAATTATTTTATGCTTTGGATGGTACAAGTTTAAATTGGAAAGCATCTAATGGAATCCCTTTTTATGTGAACAACGCATTACAAAACGGAAGTAATGTTATTGCATTCCAATGTGTTTGCCCACATGGATTATCTGTTGGTGAGTATGTTGAATTATCATTAACATATAACAATACAAATTTATTTCAAGTATATTCATTAGGTAATGGACAATTTGGAAGTGATGTTTACGTGTTTAATATTTATAATATTGGGTATACTGGTACAACATTTGCAAACAAAACAACAGGAACATTTAAAAGGGTAATCAATCCTGATACTATTTTAGAAACAAGGTCAAAATACTATGTCAGAGAACATAAAATTTTAACAAATGTGAATGATTGTGTCATGACCAAAAATGGTTTTGAAAAAAATGTGTTTGTTGAGGAAAAAAAATATGAGTTTAGTTCCATAACACCTAATAATGTTTCAAGAGTTTCTCAAAAAACAAGTAGTAATTCTTATAACGTAACTGTAAACTATGACATAAATCTTGAAGGATTGATTGATAATCAAAAACGACCAATAAGTGAGTTATACTTAACAATAATCAATAAAGGATATACGGGATATTTCAATTATCCTAACAACGGTATTGGTTTGAAACAAGGTTGGGAATTTAATCTGACAAAAACATCAAACACTTGGTGGGACTTAACAAACTTAAATTCAAATACAAATATCCAAACTTCAAATTATACTTTATCAAGCGGAGTTACAAAAACTTTTTATTATAACCAAGATTTAATGTCAGGTGACACAATTGATGGTGATTTTTGTGAGTGGAATGACTATGAGCAATTGGAGAGAGTTGTTTCACCTTATTATCACAAATTGAAATATAATGAGAATGTGTTTCAAACAACACAAACCACAACAACAAATGCTCCAGGATTTTATTATGAACCACATATCCCAATGACGATTAGAGTTTTTTCTGATTATGTTGAAACGGGAGACATTCAGTTTGTTGAAGGTGTTCCAACGTATGCCTATTTCTCAAATTCTGACCAACAATTCAGATGGAGGGATTTATATACATATGGGTTCAGAGATAATTTAGATAGAGGTGTTAATTATCCGTTTTTAAACTTTGCTCATTATCCATTCAAGGAAACTCAATTCAGATTGATTCCTGAAGGAATAAACTACAACTCCGACTTACTTGGAGTACCATACCCTGTTAAACCTTTGATAGATGGATGTGAATAAAATAGAAATAAGAAAAGACGGATTTACCAATAAAGAGTTGGTCATACCAATTGAATTGACGTGGGATTACTTAGGATTAGACCAAAGTATTGATGAATATGAAACTGAGGTCATTAAGAAAGTTACGGGTACTTATGGTGACTTTGAGGTTGATAGGTTTGCACATGCACCTCTTATAATTCAAGACCCTTTAACAAATAATTTGAATGAAATTACGGATATTCAATACGAGTTTAATTTTTATTCTGGCGGTTCGTTAAGTGATTCTACCAATTGGAAATGTAATTACCTAATGGAGGGTTTTACAACTCAAGAAATTTATTATTATACAAACAATTTTTCTAATTCATTTTTTAAGTTGGATTTCTATGACAATGTGGATGAAAAACGTCAAACAAATTATATAACGATTATTATACCAACACAACAAGGTTTAAAAATGGATGCTATAATGCAAAGAACTCCTGTTAAAATAAAAAAACCTTATTTCGTTTTGGATTATGTTGGGGATAAAGAAGGATTTTTCATTTATTGGTTAAAGAAGAGAAATTTCTTGAACATAAACACGTTCTACATGACCGCTAAATTTTATGATGCTAAAAATGGATATTTCACAAAGATGATGAATATGTCGCAATCATCAATTGTCGGTGATAAATTCACTTTTGATAGTACGAAATATTTCTATTATAGAGTTGAGTTAGATTATGAAAAAAGAAACTATCAAGTTTTTAATATGAATCCTTACCAAACGGATTATAGTAATTTAGGACAAAGAGCGGGGGCTTCAGTACCCATAAAATGGTATGAATATGTTAATCCAAAATAATGGAAGATTTTTATAAAGTAATAGTATCGCCCGAAACAATACTTGGAGATTTATTCCTTGTAAATCTTGAAGGTCAGAATGTGAATAATACTTACACAGGTCAAACTGTTGGGGTTTATTCTGCAATGACCCAAGTATTAACCGCAGGACCAAATGGTACTTCATTATTAACTGGATTGACAATTCCAATTCTTATCAGACAAACTGCGGTTGATGTTGGATACTATAGTCCATTTGATGGAGCGGTATTACAAAAAGATGTTGTTGCAAATTTCATATTTTCATCAACAACCATCAATCCTTATGTTTATAACATTTATAATACATCAAGTGAATTTCAAAAGTTTTTAGATTTATCTTCATATAAAGTAGATTGGGGTGACGGTTCACCAAAACAAACAATTACAAGTTACACTCCAAATTCGTTGAGTCATACTTATCCAACGGCAAATGCTCAATATACTATTTCATTAGAACAAACAAATCCTTGGGGAATAACAAGGGTCTCTAAAACAATAACAACACCTTATAGTTTGGTTACACCAACAAATCCAAATGGAGAGGCGTTTTTTATTCCCGTTGGTGGAAACTGGGCTGGTACACCTGTAAGTTATGATTATATTTTTTCAGGAGATGCAATCAATCAAGTATCTGCTCAAACATCTTGGAATTATGTTAGTGTACCTTACACGGTTTCAGGATTAACAAAATCAAGTATAACAGATTTGACACTCTACGGTTCTGTAAAATATCAAGTTGGGGTCCCTGTGATTAAAAACGGACAAATATGGGGGGTAATTACAGATATGAATCCAATTTATACTGCGTACACAATAAACGGTGTTAGTTATTATGATTATATTGATGGGACAACAATATTCTTTGAACCATCATCAGGATTTACTGAAAACAATTTAACGCAAGTGCCAATCACAAAAGATGAAGTATTATTAAAAGTTGTTGACCAAGCGCAAATACAAACTAACCTGTTCATTGAACGAGGAAAGAACTCAGCATATGAAAGAATCCAAAGAATTGGTGAGGTTGATAATCTTGGAGATATGATTAACTATGGTTACGGATTCTTTAATGTTGTGAAAAAGAATTAATAAGTATTTATAAAATAAAAAGAAACTATGGCAATCGGCTCATATGGAACAATAAGACCTTCAGACGTATCACCTGAAGATGTGCAGATAATAATGAACTATACCCCAACAAGGGATGTAACGGATAATTTCATCCTAACGGAACTTGATGCACAAACATTATTAAAACCTTATTTTAATAATACTCAAACAGGAGGAAATGCTAATGTTGAGGTTTTGGGTGGGTTATATAATTTAACATTACCTGCAGAACAATTCAATGCGATTGGAATTTACACTTTGTATTTGAGACCTGCTCAAATTAGAACAGTAATTACGGATTGTGGTGTGTTAAGCGCATTACCAAATGTTAAGGGTATCGTTATTGATATTACAAATGTACCAGCACAATTCCAAAATAAATTCGTACCTCAAGGATTAGTGGGTTTTAGAATTGAATACTTAAATGCCGATGGTTCAAAAATTCCTAACTTCTTTAGGGTTGTGACATCATCTTTTTTCTGTGAGCCTGTTGTAACTAATGAAATCAATACAACACAAAAATCAATAAGATATAGATATGTTGACGGTAATTCAAACTTAATATTTTTGACTTTATCGCCATCATCGTCACCAACAAACAAACCAAATGCAACTCCATTTATTGGGCAACCAAATCAAAATATTATTATATCTAACACATTTTTTAATCCTGTTACGATAGAAGTTGATATGGTTGAATATGATATTTCGTCTCTTGCGATTGCTCTTTACGGTAATCAAACAAAATCTATTGATGACGGAATTTACACAATCTACGACTCTCAAAATAATATCTACAGACAATACAACTTGTATGAGATTAGAGACCAATTTAATGCTCTTCTTTATGAGGTTAGACAAAGTAGAGGAAATAATATTGATTTCAGTAAAAACTTCACAACAATAACAACTTAATGGCGGTAGATATAAAAAATACGAAATATTTTTATCCCCCAAGACCAGGTAGTGGTGCGGGTACCTTCTCTGACAACATTGTAGGATTACAAACTGTTGAGGGTGGAGGACTTACTCAAGGTAATTTTGAATTTACCACTGGTGTAACGGAAAAGGTTAACAGAACTTTTAATGTCGGGGCTTTCTCTGAACCGATATCCCTTGATATGTTGGGGATTGATGATTTGGAACAAAGTAGGAGGATTCTTGCAACTCAATTCAGAGTTTATCCTAATTATGACATTTCACAAGTTCTAAACTTTTCGATGTATGGGTCGTTATCTAAAAGATTTAGTGTTTCAATTACAAAAATTATAAATTATTTTCCAGCATCATTGGATGTAATGTTCAATAATGATTTTTATGTTACCGCTAACACTGCATACGACATTGTTTATGACACTCAGAATGATGATACATATTTCAAAGTGAATGTAGATAGAATCAATAATCCTTTTGATATTGATTATTCTATAAGTGCGGCAACCAATTTGTCAATCAGAGAAATTATCGTATCTCCATACAGAAATTTATATAATACTTACCTTGATTATTGTATTAGTATTAACGATAACATATATAAGGTATTGTCGTTTGTACCATCTGAAACTTTATCTTTAGGTTATCTTCAATTTTATGTTTCGGGTGCGCCATTTGGGACAACTGCAACTACAATCAATGACGATTATCAAATCAGACCTAATGATTACATTGTTGATAAAGTTTTCCAAGAATCTTTTGATGAGGTTGAAAAATTCTTGGTGAATAGATTGGTTAGACCTGAATACACTGCCGTTTTCCAAGTACCTCAACAAAATGAATATGGTCAAACATATACAGATTATCAACAAGTGACATGGCCGAAACAAGGTACATGGAACTTAGATATTCGTTCATTTTTGTTTGACAATTATTTGGAACAAATTCAATCAATTGCCGTAAACCTTGATTCATTTAAAACAAATTTAATTTCAAGATTTTTAGTTTCAGATTCTCTAAAAGAGTTTGATACTTTGGGTAGAAAAGTTGAGAAAATATTTCAGATTTATGGCCGAAGTTTTGACCAAATCAAACAATTTATTGATGGGTTGGCTTACATGAACTCAGTAAACTACAATCCTTCAAATGATATACCTTCAGAGTTGTTGGTTAACTTGTCAAGAACTTTAGGGTGGTCTTCAAATTTCTCACCAATTACAAACGAAGATTTTTTAGGTTCAGTATTTGGTAACACCTCAACACCGACTTATCCTGGATATGCAAGAGCTCTTACACCAACAGAGTTAAATTATGCGTACTATAGAAATTTAATCTTAAATGCGTCTTATCTTTTCAAGTCAAAGGGAACAAGAAGGTCAATTGAATTTTTATTAAGATTGATTGGTGCTCCTGATTCGTTGATAGAATATAATGAACACATTTACTTGGCGGACCAAAAAATTAACCTTGACCAATTTTACACTCAATGGGCTCAGATATCAGGTGGTACTTATGTGGACAATGTTCCGAGTTATTTACCTGGAGAAACATATAAAGTTAAAGGTCAATTATATACTGCATTTACTTCAACGGCAACCTATCAAAATGTTAATATTCTATTAGAAGATTATCCGATGGATGTTGAGGGTTATCCAAAATCACCTGTAAATACGGAAACATACTTCTTCCAAATCGGTGCAGGTTGGTATGAGACAACTCCTCAACACAGAAGTCCTGATGAAGTTCAACTTACGGGTAATGTGTATACAGGACAAAACTATAATATTCAAACCCAACTAACACCATTCACTTATGGTCAAACATATCTTAACAGATATAGGAATTTCCCATATATGAATGAAGGATTCAAGTTGGAAAAAGTTGTTGATAATAATAAATCATGGTTGTCAACTGACGATAAAATTAGGGTTTCAACACAAGGTGATTACAATGCTTATTATTTCGTTGATAATGAAAAATTAGTATTGAATGTTAAAAATGTGGACATATTCTTAAATCCTGCACAAGGATTACTTTATGATGTTTGGGAACAATCAAGACAATATGACTATCCTATTCCTGAATCAGGATTAACGGTTGGTTATCCTGTTCCTGGAGGAGTTGATTGGACATATGTGAATCCTGAACCAAAGAAAAAAACATTCTTTGAATTTTCTCAAACATTTTGGGAGAACATGGTTAATACAAGAAACAGACAATATATTACAGATGGTAAAACAGGTGGTTATCCTACACTACAATCTATTTTTTGGAAATACATTGAATCAGAACAAACAGTTGGATTACCCAATAACAAATATACTTACCAAAAGTTAATTGATTATGTAAATGGTATTGGTCCTTATTGGACAAAGTTGGTTGAACAAATGGTTCCTGCAACAACAATTTGGAATGGTGGTGTGAGATTAGAAAACTCTATTTTGAACAAACAAAAATTTGTTTATAGAAGACAAAGAGGTTGTCAGTTTGTTCCAGTTCCTGTTGACCCATGTTATATCATTTCTAATATCTTTGATTATACATGTAACACTGAATATGCGGATTTTAATATCTACCCTTGGTTTAATGGAGATGTTAATGTATCAAACTTCAGTTCTATTTTAGTGAATAGGGTTAATAATATGTTGGCTCAAAGTGGTTTAACATTAAATCAATGTTCTCAAAACTCGGTATTGAGTGATTGGTATGTTGATTTAGAAATAAATGGACAACAAATTATTAAAGATTCGTTTTACACTGGTTATGGTATGATGGATGTACCAACTAACACACAATGGAGAAATGCTTTAATAAATTATTTACCCCAATTATACAATTATGGCTACACATATTATCTAAATGGTAATACATTAACCATTACAAATTTATCATGTTTAACTCAGAATATCGTTGATACGGTTTCTTTAAATGTGGGAATAAACATTAGTATTAACTGTTCATAACAATGTCGGCATTTAATTATAATATTATAATAACGGGAGATTGTCAGAATACAAATTCTGGTGCCGTCGAATTATATCTAACGGGAGGAACACCGCCCTATACTGTTCAATGGGTATCACCTAATTTGGGTGTTGATGTTGTAACAACTAATCCATCTATCAGAACTTCATTAAGTGCTGATACATATGCGGTAAATGTTAATGATAGTACCGTACCGACAAACTTACAATTTTATATTAACATCCCTGTTTCTTCAGGTGTATGTGCGAGTGTACTTTCAGTCCAAAATACCACATGTGGTTTGGATAATGGTTCGGTAACGAGCACATCTTCTTCAAATTATTCGTCAACAAATTTTTATTTATATTTGTCCGACAATACATACATAAATTCAGGAAACACTAATACATCAAACATAGTTTTTGGCAATTTAACTGCGGGAACATATTATATGATAGCCCAAGATTTAGGGGGATGTACAGGTAAGACATCTGATTTTATTGTGGAAGATAGTGGACCTTTTAATTATGGTTTATATGTTGTTCCAAATTCAAGTTGCGGGGGAACGCCAATTGGAAAAATTATTGTAACTGGACAAACAGGAGTTGCACCTTACACATATCTATGGAGTAATGGGTTCACAACAAGTAGTATTACGGGATTAACATCGGGGACATATTCTGTTGTTGTAACAGACAGTTTGGGTTGTTCTCAAACTCAAACAGGTGTAGTTACTGATGTTAATGTTCTTGGGTTTGGTGTGTTTACTGCGACACAACCAACTTGTTTTTCTTCAGATGGTGTTTTAACTCTTCAGATAACTGGAGGTACTGCACCTTATTATTACTCTGCATCTACAGGTAATGTTCAAATTCAATATGGTCAAACATGGTCAATTTCAGGATTATCTGCGGGGGATTATTCAATTTCGGTAACAGATTCCGCTTTTTGTAGTATAGTTGTTAGTACAACATTACTAACACCACTTGGGATTGCTTCAGTTACAATATCAAGTCAAGGTTCAACATGTTCAAGTACCGACGGTTCAATAACCGTTTCAGTTGCTGGAGGGGTTTCACCATATACATACACCTTAATATATCCCAATGGAAACACACTTAATATTGTTAATAGTCAAACTTCTCAATTATTTAGTAATTTATCAACAGGAACTTATTCAGTTGTAATTCAAGATTCGTCGGGATGTTCTTACACGGATGAAATTACTTTATTTGCAACAAATTCTTTTGAAATTACTACTGAAATTACAGGAACAACTTGTAATCAAAGTAATGGTGCGGTTTATGTTGAAAAAACAGATGGGGGGCAATCACCATTCAATTATTCGTTAGATGGGATTCAAAATGTTTTTAACACGACACTTTCGGCAATAACATTTACAAATGTTTCTTCAGGTCAACACACTGTTACCGTTACAGATGCAACAGGATGTACACAAACAACACAAGTTTATGTTAGTGAAAGTGACCCGTTAGATTTTACATTATACAGCACTTCATGTGGTAATGGTTCGGACGGAACTTTAACTGCTCTAATATCTACAGGCACACCACCATTTAATTTCAATTGGTCAAATAATGTTCAGGGTAATCCACAACAAATACAAATAACAGGACTAACTGCCGGAACATATAGTTTAACAGTTGTTGATTCAATTGGGTGTTCATTAAGCAGAACTACAAATATAGATTGCCAAACTCAATATGTTTCTTATCAAACATATGTTATGGGTGGAGAACAATTTGTAATCCAATCACAAACAAAATATGGATTACTTCAAATGTTGAATGAAGGATTTAACGATTTGACTAGCGGTGGAACAAATTGTGATTTGATATCTGCAGTATTTAGTGTTAATGTGAGTGTACAACCATTAGGTTTAACAACAAGCGATGCTTTCTTCACAGGTACAACATTGGTTAGCGCACCAAGTGATAACTTATACTATGATACAGTTAAAAATTTATTATTGACTGTTCCTGGTGTTGGAGGAGTAACAATTGATTCATTAAATAATCAAATAACTATTAACACTAAATCTGGTGACAATACATTAAACGGACAAGAAATTATTGTTGAATTAATAATTGTCTATGATATAATGTGTTTAACTTGTTAAAAATAAAAAAATGGTACAAATAAGAATTACAGAAATATCAGGAGTTACGTACCCGGTTCAAGTTTTTATTTCGGATGTTTATGGAAACAACCAATATCAACTTGCAACAATAAATCCAGGACCTGTGCCTCCTGTTCAAACTTACAATTCAACAATCCCGTCAATTTTTGAAACGGCACCTGAGGTGATGTTAAAATTGATTGACGATAATGGTTGTGAATTATTCAAAATATTAGATTGTACCTTTGGATGTGCATTTGAAATCATTGTTGAACTTGATACATAGGTTTTCAATATTAACAACAACTAACTTAATTCATTAGTTGTTTAATTTTCCCAATTTCTAAATAAAAGTAATCGTTTAAGGTATTTATTTAATAAAATACCGAGGATGGCTACATACACTATAACCGTTACCAATAATGCTGTTGGTTGTGATAATGAAATTGAACAGCAAATAACGGTATCGGGTTGTTCAACATATATTGTCAGATTAACATCTAATTCAAGCGCTTTAGGTCCATTTAATGTTTATTTGGGTTCTACACTGGTTTATGAAGACCAAACAAGAACTGAAATGTTGAATGGGGTTCTTGTAAATGTTGAATGTATTACTCCAACACCTACTCCAACACCAAGTATTACTCCAACAAACCAAACACCTACACCTACACCAACAAATACTGCGACACCAACTATAACACCTACTATAACACCTACACCAGGATTATCTCCAAGCCCAACACCAACAAATACTACAACTCCAACACAAACTCAAACTCCAACTGTAACACCAACAAGACAAACACCAACACCGACGCCTACAAATACTGCAACGCCTACAAATACCTCAACACCTACAAATACTCCAACACCGAGTCCGGCAGCGTTCAGTGCTTATTTATTCCCTGAACCTCAAGACCCAACATCATTGAATAATTTGGGTCAATATATGTATGATACAGGTGCGGTATCCTTCTTTGGATGGGGTAATAGTGGAACACCTGCGGGACTAAACTACGCATCAGATATGGCAATTTATGCTAAATTCTCAGGTTGGACAGGGTCTGTTGGTAATTTCATAACAAACGTATCAACATTGAATGGTCCAATACGACAATCTTCAGGTTCGGGTGTTGATTCTTATGGATGTTCTCAAAATCAATATAGTTTTAGTAGTATCCCTGTGACAACATCACAAGTGAACCCATCAATTCAATATACATATACTGTTTGGATACCTTTATCTGGTGTTGGAGGAACAATGACCAACATGACTTTAGATGTGGGATTAGGTAATGCATGTTCAACATCAATAATTGATAATGGTGTACCTGATGTTATAAATGCGGGTGTAAATGTGGTAGTTCCAAGTGGATGTGCAATTCCTGTTGGAACATATAGAGTGTTGTGGATGAATGAATTGTGTTCTGAACCATCTTCACCTCCATTAACAACGACTTTCTGGGTTAAAGGTGATACTAAATCATAATAATAATAATATACTAATAAATAACGAAATATAATATGTCATTTCCATATAAAAACCCCCTATCTTCGGCTCAATTAGCAGGACCTACTAGTGTTGTAAGGACTAGCACTTTCGGTACTAACTTTTCTGTATTACAGACAGGTGGACACATGGAAGTTTATAACTTAAGTGATTTAGATTTAGTGTTGACGGCAACAACTTATCCTGCTAACATTCAATTATCTGCAAACACTATTCCAATCAATTTTACAAAAGGAACTGGTTCTGCTTTCTCACCTGATTTTGTTACATTAAACTCTGATAATATATCTTCAGGTAGAAGAAGATTAGGTATGCAGGTTTATGTTCAAGAAACAGATACTGTTTATCAATATACAATTCCGAACTATGACACTTTATGGAATGCGGTAACAGGTTTAACTGGTAGTTCGGCTATTACTACTTCTGAGTATAGTACTATTGTAAACAATCGTTCTCAAGCTGGTAAAGATTTTATCAATTCTTGGACAGGAAGCACAATTGAAGGGGTTAATGGTGTTTCACATAATGATGCAAGATGGAGAATATTTTCGGGAAGTGATGTTCAAATTACAGGTGGTACATATTTTTCGGGTACACAAATTTTAGATTTATATAATAATACGGGTGGTACTGTAACAATTACAGGATTCACAGGAACTATAACTGGCGGAACATACAATAGCGGTACTTCAACATTGACTTTAAATAATAGTGATGGAAGTGTTGTTAATGTTACAGGTATTACTTCAGGTTCAGGTTCTTTAACGGTATATGATTCCACATCAGGTGTTACTGTAACATCTGTTACAGGTATGACATTTTCAGGTGCTACGGTTATTAACCAAGGTGGTGGAAATGTTTTAATCAATTTTACAGGTGGTACAGGGACAAGTGGTTCATCTGGAACTTCAGGTTCATCAGGGACAAGTGGTTCATCAGGAACTTCAGGTTCAAGCGGTAGTTCAGGAACAAGTGGTATAAGTGGTGTTAATGGTTCAAGTGGAACAAGTGGTAGCTCAGGTACAAACGGGTCAAGCGGTAGTTCAGGTACAGATGGTTCAAGTGGTTCGGATGGTAGCTCAGGTTCATCAGGAACTAGCGGTTCGGATGGTAGCTCAGGTTCTTCAGGGACTTCTGGTTCAAGTGGTAGTTCAGGGATAAGTCCAATATATAATGGAACATCAAACACTTGTTTAACCCTTTCAGGGTATTCTATAGGTAATTTAATATATTTCACAGGAACAACTAATTTAAGTATAACTGTAGGGCAAGGAATCTTGGTTGCTTATGATGTTAATAATTTGTTCACTGGCGATGTCGCATCGTATAACCCAACAACAGGAGAATTTGTTGTTGAAATAACATCAATACTTAACGGTAATTCGCAATATTGTGTTTGGACTATAAATCTTGAGGGAGCACCGGGTAATTCTGGTAGCAGCGGAACCTCAGGTTCAAGTGGGTCATCAGGAACTTCTGGTTCGTCAGGAACTAACGGCTCAAGTGGTACATCAGGTGCGGATGGCTCGTCAGGTACTAGCGGTTCATCAGGAACTTCTGGTTCATCAGGAACTTCTGGTTCATCAGGAACTAACGGCTCAAGTGGTACTTCAGGTGTGGATGGCTCGTCAGGTACTAGCGGAGCGTCAGGTTCAAGTGGGACTAGTGGTTCTTCAGGTGCCTCAGGTTCGAGTGGTTCAAGTGGCTCTTCAGGAACTAGTGGTTCAAGTGGTACTTCGGGTTCAGATGGTTCTTCTGGTACAAGTGGTTCTTCAGGAACTAGTGGTTCTTCAGGAACTAGTGGTTCTTCAGGAACTAGTGGTTCAAGTGGTACTTCGGGTTCAGATGGTTCTTCTGGTACAAGTGGTTCATCAGGGACAAGTGGAAATAGTGGTTCTTCAGGAACAAGTGGTAGTTCGGGTACAAGCGGTTCATCTGGCTCATCAGGAACTTCAGGTTCAAGCGGAATAAGTGGTTCGTCAGGAACTTCTGGTTCAAGCGGAACAAGTGGTAGTTCAGGTGCTAGTGGTTCTTCAGGGACTAGCGGTTCAAGCGGAACTGACGGTAGTTCGGGAACTTCAGGTTCCAACGGTTCTTCAGGGACTAGTGGTAGTTCAGGTTCGTCGGGAACTTCAGGTTCAAGCGGAATAAGTGGTTCGTCAGGAACTTCTGGTTCAAGCGGAACAAGTGGTAGTTCAGGTGCTAGTGGTTCTTCAGGAACTAGCGGTTCAAGTGGTACTAGTGGAACTTCAGGTTCTAACGGCTCTTCAGGAACTAGTGGTTCTTCGGGAGCTAGCGGCTCTTCAGGAACTAGCGGTTCAAGCGGAACTGACGGTAGTTCAGGTTCTTCAGGGACTTCTGGCTCAAGCGGAACTAGTGGCTCAAGCGGAACAAGTGGTTCTTCAGGAATATCAGGTTCAAGTGGAACAAGTGGTAGTTCAGGGACTTCAGGAGTAAGTCCAATATATAATGGAATATCAAACACTTGTTTAACTCTTTCGGCATATTCTATAGGTAATTTAATATATTTCACAGGAACTACTAATTTAAGTATGACTATAGGGCAAGGAATCTTGGTTGCTTACGATGTTAATAATTTGTTTACTGGTGATATAGTATCGTATAACCCAACAACAGGTGCGTTTGTTGTTGAAATAACATCAATACTTAACGGTAATTCACAGTATTGTGTTTGGACTATAAATCTTGAGGGAGCACCGGGTGATTCTGGTAGCAGCGGAACCTCAGGTTCAAGTGGAGAGAGTGGTTCATCAGGAACAAGTGGTTCTTCAGGTTCAAGTGGAACTAACGGTTCTTCAGGTTCAAGTGGAACTAACGGTTCTTCAGGTTCATCAGGAATTAGTGGTAGTTCGGGTACAAGTGGTTCATCTGGTTCAGCAGGGACTAGTGGTTCATCAGGTGACTCAGGTTCGAGTGGTACTAGTGGGTCTTCAGGTTCAAGTGGAACTAGCGGTTCATCTGGCTCTTCAGGGACAAGTGGTTCATCAGGAACTAGTGGCTCTTCAGGTTCAAGTGGGAATAGTGGTTCATCAGGTTCAAGCGGTACTTCAGGCAGTTCAGGAACATCAGGTTCAAGCGGTTCTTCGGGAACTAGTGGTAGTTCAGGAACATCAGGTTCAAGTGGTACTTCGGGTTCTAACGGTTCATCAGGTTCAAGTGGTACTTCGGGTAGTTCAGGAACTTCAGGCTCATCTGGCTCAAGCGGTACTTCGGGTAGTTCAGGTTCAAGTGGTTCAAGTGGAACTAGCGGTTCAAGTGGTTCTTCAGGAACTAGTGGTTCTTCAGGAACTAGTGGGTCATCTGGTTCAAGTGGAACAAGCGGAACTTCAGGTTCTAATGGTTCATCGGGAACAAGCGGAACATCAGGTTCATCTGGTTCAAGTGGAACTAGTGGTTCTTCTGGAACTTCTGGAACAAGTGGTGTTAATGGTATTTCAGGTGGAGCTATTTATTATTTTAATGAGTCAGTAACACAAACGCCTTATAAAGAATTTTCACCTATACCAACAAGTGGTGCTCAACAAACGGTAACTGTTACGATTGCGAATGGTGTAACATCAACTATTCAATCCTATTTAACACCTTCAAATTATCCAAATGTATCAACTATACCTGCGGGAATTTGGTCTTTCTTCTTACACGCATATAAAGAAAATAATAATGCGAGTTTTAATATTTTCTGTGAAGTTTATTCAAGAACAACAGGTGGGACTGAAACTTTATTATTTTCAACAGACCCAGTACCTGTAACAACAAATTCACCAAATCCATCAATGGTATTATCTGATGGATTTCAGAGTGGTTCTTCTATCAATACTACTGATAGGATATTAGTTAAAGTTCAATCTACAAATACATCAAACCAATCACATACAATTACTTTCGTAACCGAAGGTACAACTCACTATTCATATGGTCAAACTACGTTAGGTATAATTAATGGAACATCAGGTTCGTCAGGGACAAGCGGTAGTAGTGGAACATCAGGTTCTTCAGGAACTAGTGGTTCTTCTGGTTCATCAGGAACTAGTGGTTCTTCTGGTTCATCAGGAACTAGTGGTTCATCTGGCTCAAGTGGAACTAGCGGAACTTCAGGTTCTAACGGTTCATCAGGGACTAGTGGTTCAAGTGGTTCAAGTGGAACTAGCGGTTCAAGTGGTTCTTCAGGAACAAGTGGTTCATCTGGCTCAAGTGGAACTAGTGGGTCTTCAGGAACATCAGGTTCTAACGGTTCATCAGGGACTAGTGGTAGTTCAGGAACATCAGGTTCAAGCGGTACTTCGGGTTCTAACGGTTCTTCAGGGACTAGTGGTAGTTCAGGAACATCAGGTTCAAGCGGTACTTCGGGTTCTAACGGTTCTTCAGGGACTAGTGGTAGTTCAGGAACATCAGGTTCAAGCGGTACTTCGGGTTCTAACGGTTCGTCAGGTTCATCGGGAACTAGCGGTTCATCAGGAACTAGTGGCTCTTCAGGAAATAGTGGTAGTTCAGGGACTAGTGGTTCTTCAGGTTCAAGTGGAACTAGTGGTATTGACGGATTAACTTGTTATGTATGGAGTATCAGAGCAGAGGAAGTTGAGACCAATATTAGTTATGACGATTGTTGTGTTGGTGGTACTTCAGGTTTAACTCTTGGGTTTGGTCAAACCGTACAAGTTTGCTCAATAACAACTCCGCAAGTAACTAGTGGAAGCGCAGATATAACTTCAACAGATTGTGTATGTAGAGGTTCGTCAGGAACAAGTGGTAGTTCGGGTACAAGTGGTTCATCTGGCTCTTCAGGAACTTCAGGTAGTTCAGGTTCATCAGGAACTAGCGGTACTTCGGGTTCTAATGGCTCATCAGGAACATCTGGTTCTTCAGGAACTAGTGGCTCATCAGGAACTAGTGGTTCTTCAGGTACCTCAGGTTCAAGTGGTAGTTCAGGAACATCAGGTTCATCTGGTTCATCAGGTGCTTCAGGTTCATCAGGTTCATCAGGTTCATCGGGAACTAGCGGTTCATCTGGCTCATCAGGTACTAGTGGTAGTTCAGGAACAAGTGGTTCATCAGGAACAAGCGGTTCATCAGGAACAAGCGGTTCATCAGGTGCTTCAGGCTCTTCAGGAACAAGTGGAACCTCAGGTTCATCTGGCTCATCAGGGACTAGCGGTTCATCAGGGACTAGCGGTTCATCAGGTGATTCAGGTTCAAGTGGTACTAGTGGGTCTTCAGGTTCAAGTGGTACTTCGGGTTCTTCAGGGACTAGCGGCTCATCTGGCTCAAGCGGAACAAGTGGTTCTTCAGGTGCCTCGGGCTCAAGTGGAACAAGTGGTTCTTCAGGTGCCTCGGGCTCAAGTGGAACAAGTGGTTCATCAGGTACTTCAGGTTCAAGCGGAACTAATGGTTCATCAGGAACAAGCGGTATAAGTGGTGTTAATGGTTCAAGTGGAACAAGTGGAACATCTGGAGCATTAACTATCTACGATGAAAATGTATTTGTAATGTCTTCAACAACAGCAATGAATTTTCAAGGTAGTTGTATTGTTGCAACAGATGGTGGAGGAGGTCAGGCTAATATAACTGTGGGTTCAAAATGGTTAATAGCTTCACATTCTTTTGCATATTCTGAAACAAATAGTAGTGAAGACTATTGGTATGGGGACAGTCGATGTGGTTGGGATTCTTGTTCATATGACCTTAATGTGAGAAATCTCCAAAACAGTCCTACCTTAAGTACACGATATGTTAATTGCGGAATACCAAATCCATATATTTTAAGTGTTGGTGACAAAATTGAGGTCTGTGGTATTGTATATTGTTCAGGAGCAACTGAAACCAATGCGATAAATATTGCTTTAAATTATTTTCTTTGTTCTGAGGTAGTTACTACCGCTTTCACCACAAATAATTTGACTACTCGTACTGATTATTTTAAAAACGATGACTCATACACTTCGTGTTTTAATTTAGGTTTTACAGTTGAGGATACTTTAGATGATTGTAATGTGTTATTCCTTTTAGGTTTTAATGTAAGTGATTTACCTGACGCGAGAGACGTAAAAATTAGTTACACTTTTAAGGCGTATACTAATTGTACTCAATAGTTGGTGTTGTGAATGGACATAACCTTATTGACCATGAAATGATTGTAATGAATACTGTGTGTGTTCATATTACAAAAAATCAAAAGACATTTATAATAGTTGGAGTAAAAAAATAACCCAAACGGGTTATTTTTTTTTTGTAGATATGGTTCTTGGACTTATTGTTCCATAGAGGACAATTCCATCCAAGATAAGGATTTATTGTTTAAAATTCTCTAATATTTTTCCAAATACCATAAGAGGTGTAATTGATTTCTGACAAATATGTTGTCTTTCAGTTCCTTTATACACAGGACACCAGTCCCAATCACCTGAATCAAAAACTAACACTGGGTCATTCCAACATTTAATACAAGTATTAGTTGAAACTCTAATGGTATTGTTTGTGAATTCATGGTCATCTTGACTGAATCCACCAATCATTACGGTTTTCTTATTCAAAGTCCAATTGACCCAAGACAAACCTGAACTCAAACCAACGAAAAACTCGGAGTGATATAAACATGAAAACACATCATTCCAATCACGACTTGTGATACAAATAGTGTCTTTTATGTGATATTCTTCCAAGGATAAAATCACCACTTCATATCCGAGATTTCTTACCATTTTGGTTAGCTCTGTCCAATATTCAAAAGACCATTCTTTACAACCTGCGGTTGATTGAGGTCCAAATACAACATACTTATTTTCAATAGGTCTTTTACCTGGTTTGAAATTCAAACCATGATTTACTTCGTTAAATTCCAAACCTAAAATGTCTGATGCTGTTTTTTGTAATGGAATTAAATTCGGTTGATTTGGATGCAAGTTGAAGTTTTTCCATCCTTTATTGTTGTCTCTGAACCAACCCAATTTATAAATTGCGTCGCAAGATATTGACTCACCTGGTTTAATGAATTTTATATCTTTGTAAGATTCAGAACCTTCAAACCATTCGTTATGGAATGTGCTTAAAATTACCTTACAATTTTTTTGTTTCATTAGTTCTATGGAATATGGCGCCCAAGCAATGGTATCACCAACAGATTTGGATTCAAGTGATATTAAAATCGTTTTGTTTTCAATATTAAACTTATCAACAACTTCACCGTTAATTCTTATTGTCCATGGAACATAATATTTGATACCACAAGCTGTCCACATGTTGTTTGAAATAGTGTCTGAATATCTAACCTTACCATCACCGTCAATAAATTCAACAAAGTATTTTCTACCTTCATTTCCTTTTATGTCCACTCTTGGACCATCCAAGTAAGAGACAATAACTTGGTTCGTATCTTCAGTTGTTTTATGTTTTTCCAAAAACTCATTTATTGTGTTGACACCAATTTCAGCAACTTTTTCCCAATTGAACTTAAATCTAATTTCTTCGGATTCTTCTAGGGCGAGTTGTTTATATTTTGAATGGTTTGTAACCACTTCCCACATTTTTTTCCCTAAATCTTTGAAGTCAGGTTCATAATAATTTCCAACAGAATCATTGAAATGGCTATAGGTGCTTGCATCAACTGGTTTTTCACCAACGATACTAACAGGGATACCTTTACCTTCAGCAAATTCCAACTGACCCGAACAATTTGAATATATTGATGGAACACCACAAGCCATTGCTTCAATCAAAGGTAAGTTCCAACCTTCAGACCTGGCACATGAAACAAATGCATCACAAGATTTCAATATTTTAATATAATCTTCTCTTGGTGGGAAATGTAAGATTTTGATTCGTTCATCTTCAAGACCATAATGTGCCAATCTTTCTTCGGTTGTTTTCATTCCATCACCTGAAAAAGGATTATCAACAGAAATAATCAAATCAACAGGTTCATCCTTATCAAAAGTTTTTAAGAATGTTTCAATAATTTCTTTGATTGATTTTCTATAATCCCATCTACCAGCCAAAAAGAATTTGAATCTTCCGTCCGATGTTAATTCATGTGATGTTTCTTCAGGAAAAAATGTATAGATATCCACGCCTTCAGGAACAACTTTAATTTTATTCGGGTCATAACCTTGTGAGATTGTACAATCTCTTTGCCATTTTGATGGAACCCATAACTCGTCAAACTCTTTTAATTTATTGAAATAAACTTCAGGCTGTAATGTTGATTCCCAGACGTTATAAGCAATCTTTGGACCATAGTATTCATCATAAAATAAATTATGGTTGGTCTCACACAAAACAATATTTAAGTCAGGTGAAAACTCTTTTGATGGGTCATTATACATTTTATAATCACTTCTTGTTCTATCGTTGTTCCATAAAACTTGTTGGTAAAGTAATTTTCTGTCGGTCGCATTAAAATAATATTCACCATTATGGGGTTCCTCACTCATTCCTTTCCAACTATCTCCAACCGTGAAATTTCTGAACTTTATTTGAGAGTGTTTTGAAAGATGTCTGAAAAAATCCCTCGTGTGTTGATTGTAACCTGTGTTCCCAATGTAAGAACCATGACCGAATATTTTTAGCATAATAATTTTTCTTTTATTGAAATATAGTTGTGGTTGTTTATATTTCAATTATAAATTAACATAAAGATATGCATCACTCAGCCTACGTAAACGCGGAAAAATTCTATCACAAGTATTGTGAAAAAAATATTGAAAATAAAAAAATATTAGATGTTGGTTCATATGATGTGAACGGGACAATGAAACCAATTTTTGAAAAAGGTCAATATATTGGGTTGGACATGGAAGAAGGACCAAATGTTGATATTGTTGGAGTTTCTCATGATATTCCAATTTCTGATAATGAAATGGATATTGTGATATCATCATCTTGTTTTGAACATGACGACATGTTTTGGGTTTCATTCCACGAAATGTGTAGAGTTTTAAAACCAGGTGGATACATGTACATTCAAGCACCATCAAATGGGGCATATCACGGTTGGCCTGGTGACAATTGGAGATTTTATATTGATAGTTGGAAAGCTCTTGAAAAATGGGGTAAAAAATTAGGTTATGATATTGAATTGGTTGAACATTATATTGATACCACAACACCCTCAGGCCCAAATGAGCCAAACAGATATTGGGACGACTCAGTTGGTATCTATAGAAAAAAACCTGTTCTGGAAAAGAAAGTTGCTTTAATTAGTACTTTTTGTGACACCCAAGAAAAGATTGATGTTTTAGAAAAAAATATAAAATTGGTTAAGGGACATGGTTTGGATGTTATTGCAATTAGTCCAATATCATTACCTGAATCGGTTACAAAACTTTGCGATTATTTTTTCTTCACAAAAGACAACCCTGTTTTGGATTGGCCATTAAGGGCGATGAGAAGTTGGGTTTATGTGGATATTGAAGGTCAAAAACGTAAAGTGTCAAGAACATATCCCGATTATGGATTTGCAGGACTAACTCAAGTGAAACAATTAAGCGAAATTGCATTGAATTTAGGATACGACCAATTCTTTCATATGATATATGATTTGAAAATTGATGAAAATGTAATTGAAGGATTTAACTCAAATAAAGATTTTAGTATCTACCCGTCAAAACGAGGAGACATTATTTGGCAAACTGGATTACATTATATGATTTTCAACAGAGAAAATCTTAAGGAATTTATATCCCAAATATCGTTAGAAAGTTACATGAGTGAAAAAGATTCTGATGCGTTTGAATGGTTACGAATTCTAAAAGAAAAACTACCATATACAACTGAAACAACGCCTGTTGAAGATTGGATTTATTTTTATGAAAATCTTGATTTATTCAATTACTCACCAACAGATAAATTCAAATTCTATATTGAAAAAAATGATGAAACTGGTGCACCAATTAAACTTTTATTCTATGAAATGAAAGGACAAGAGATTAAAGTAAAAGTTGATGATAAGGTAGAAATCGTGAATACAGACAAACTTATAAACTTAGGTTTTAACAAAACAAATTATCACACCGTAATCCTTGAAATGGATTCAGTTGAGTACGATATTACAGATATAATTAAAAAAGTTAAACACAATACTATAAAGTAATATGGGAGAAAACTTGCATCTTTGGATTGCAGATAGAGGAACATACTACGACAGAAATGTCAATATAATTTCTTGGAGTGATGATTACAAAATTAAAGTTGGAAAATATTGTTCAATAGGTAGAGATTGTAGTTTCTTCTTACATGCAAATCATAGACCTGACTGGATAACAACATCATCCCAATTGTGGGGACCTGTTACACCTGAAATTGCAAGTATGCACATGCAAATGGGTCACCCTTCATGTAAAGGTGATATCATCATCGGAAACGATGTTTGGATTGGTGCCAAATCAACAATCATGTCAGGAATTAAAATCGGTCATGGAGCAATTGTTGCCGCAGGTGCGGTGGTTACCAAAGATGTTCAACCTTATTCTGTTGTCGGTGGAAACCCTGCCAAACATATCAAGTTCAGATTTGATGAAAAACAGATTGAAAAATTATTGGAAATAAGTTGGTGGGATTGGGAGGAAAGTAAAATCAAAGAAGAGGCAATGTTGTTGTGGAGTGCAGATATAAATTATTTTATTGAAAAACATACGGTATGATAAGTGTAAAATACAGTTCAGAAGGTATTAGAGTGGATGTTGGCATTGTAAGTAATTACAATCAAAATCTACCACTCAACCTGAAAATAAAAAAACATGTTAGTGGAGATATTCAGTGGTCAACACAATTAAATGATAGCTGGTTTGCAACATATCCGAATACAGAAATGTTTGATGTAGAAGTAACTGATTCAAAAGATAAGTTGATTTATAAAAAAGTGTGGGATGTTATGGAGCATGGAAACCATTTTTATAAATCCCTATGGATGTACAACAAAAATTTACTTTCCAAAGGAAAATTCCCTCGTGGATTAGTTATTGGAACACACGATGGTGAATTTGGTGAATGGGTACCTATTGTAAAAAACAGAGATTGTGAAGTAATTTTGGTTGAGGCATCAGACAAACAATTCCAGAACTTAAAATACAATTATTCTAAAAACTCAAGGGTTAAGAAAATTCAAGCATTGGTGACCCCAAATGGTGGTGAAGTTGAATTCTATGAAGGTGGTCAAGGATATACAAATACTGTGGTTGAAAATGTCATTAGACATTGGGAAAAAGAAGAAATCAAATCCACTAAAAGAAATTCAATTAGTATTACCGATTTAATTTTGAATGAATGTGGTGGGTATATTGATTGGTTACACCTTGATGTTGAAGGATTAGACGCTCAACTAATCATGGGTATTGATGAGAAAAAAGTTTCATTACCAAATTTCATAATCTTTGAGGATTATAATCTGACTCAAGAAAATAAAGATGAAATTTATTCTTGGTTACAAGTTAAAGGATATGTTACTTATTCCGAAAAAGGAATATGCGAAGCGATTATGAAGAAAAACTAAGATTTTTTATCTTTATTTTTTTCCTCTTTTGATTTACAAAGCTTCATCAATTTTAATGAATCTTTATAATGTTTTTCAAGACGGTCCAATTCTTCAACCGTAACACAACTCTCGCATGCAGAATTGTATTGTTCTTCAGCTTCTTTAATTATGTTTTCAATTGTTTTAATAAGTTTCATATACAATAAATACAATTAAGTGGTGTGTTTATTTATCACATCATTTACTATTAAATGTCCATAACATGGAATACATTGTAAACGGATAGTATCTATGAAATTTTATTTTATCTATTTTTTTTTTTAAAATTCAATTTTCGGTATTTATTAGTATATTAATATATTAATGGGACTCGCAATAATAAGATTCAGTAACTGTTCTACTCCTTTGACGACTAAAGATTTTTTAGTTGATACTGCAATTTATACTGTAGGTGTTGTTTTATTTGATTATTCATCATCATCATGTTGGGAATCTACAGGAATATCAGGAACAATATCAAATACCAATTATTATGGACCATATGTTGATTGTGCCACATGTAATGCGGAACCAGCTCCAAGTCAAACGCCAACAAACACTCCGACACCAACAAACACCCCAACACCAACTATTACAGAAACACCAACAAATACTCCGACACCAACTATTACAGAAACACCAACAAACACTCCAACACCTACAGTTACAAAAACACCAACAAATACTCCGACACAAACTCCCACACCAACTGAACCATACGACATCTATCAATTCCAAGATTGTTGTGACCCAACAAACATTTTTAGAATTCAAAATGTTCCCGGTACTTTAACTGTTGGACAAGTTTGGGATATTGTTAATAGTGGATTTACAGGATGCGCGACTGTCGTTGCTAATACTTCAACAGGAACAATTTATAATGGAGGTGTCTTTACAGGACCTCAAGTTGATTGTGCGACTTGTATTACATGCCCGTCTCCAACACCAACAAATACTCCAACAGTTACACCAACACCAACAAAAACTGCAACGCCAACAATAACACCAACAAAAACTGCAACACCAACAGTAACACCAACAATTAATCTAACTCCTACACCAACTAAAACACCAACCCCTACACCAACAATAACTTCAAGTCCTGCTCCTTGTAGTTCAACATATTGTCTAAGAACGACATTGCCATCACTTTCAGGATATAGTGGGAACTATGTACAGGCTGGAACTTATAATGCTAAATTCTATTATTCGGGAGACGGTATCAATTATGGTGTAATATATTATACAGGTGATAGATGGTGTTTGAGTAATAGTTTAAGTGGTTCTTGTTATCTTGAAGGCGCATACCCTTGTTATTCAAATTGTCCTGATATTTCTGCGAATTTATTTAATAGTGGACCATGTCCTACTCCAACACCTTCACCAATCAATTGTGATATCTTTGACTTTACGGCTTATTTTGATTGTGATTGGGAACCTGTCCCAACACCTACACCGACTATACCTTGTGATGAGGTTGATTTTGTAATTACATCATCTTTCTTACCGCCAACCCCAACACCAACTCAACCATGTAATGTTGGAATGACCTTTAATATTTGTAGTTATAATAATACAACCCCGACACCAACAAATACTCCGACAGTTACATTAACAAAAACTTGTGAAGTTGCAGGTCAAGTTTCGTTTGTGATGTTGGATGAAACATTTAGTTGTGTGTCAGTTAAAGTCCTTGTTGATTGTGTAAGTGGTGTTGAATACTATGTTACTGATAATTTGATATTTAATGGAATACCAATTGTTACAGGTATTACAATGTCCGCGGTTATCAACGGAAATAATTTATGTGTTACTTATGATAGAGACGATTCTAACATATCATCAAATTCAAACTTAACAAGTATTACACAGTTATATTCAATATGTGGTAATTGTTTACCTGACCCTACGCCAACAACTACCCCTACTCCAACAACTACACCAACAATTACCCCAACGAACACACCAACACCAACAACTACTTCAACGCCAGGGGCGAGTCCTAGTGTGACACCAACTAAAACTCCAACTCAAACACCAACACCAACTAAAACGCCAACTCAAACACCAACTTATGTTTATGTATATCAGACATGTGGTGGAGGACAACCTGTAATTCCAACACAGGTAATTCAAACTGTACAATCACCAATAACAAGTGTTGTTGGAAATACATTTAAAGATTCAAGTGGAAATTGTTGGTCATATCTTGGTCAATTTGGTTCTAATTATATTGCAACAATTGGATATACACCGTTAACTTATACAGGTGATTATTTTGCGTCAGCATTCCAAACAGAGTATGATGATTGTCAAACTTGTATATCCACACCAATTTGTTATGAATATTTATTTGAAAATATTACAACAGCAACTGGACATTCGTTGGCAATAAGACCAAACTTATCAACACCATGTCCTGGATATCAAGTTGTTAATACTCCAATTGTTCCTGGTGGTCAAAGATGTTTACAATCAACAGTTCCTTTAGGTAGTTTACCGGGGGCAACATGGGCAGATAATTTTAACCCACCACCTGTGGTTGGTGTAGATTACACATTAACTTTAAACGGATGTCCTTAAAAAATGGCAATACAAGTTTCAATATATACAATTACAGGACAATTACCATATGACATTTATATATGTCAAACAGGTGGCACAGGTTGTTTTTATATGACAACCATATCTTCCGCACCGTATGTTTTTGATATACCGGCACCTTATAATACATCTGATGCTTATATGTTAAAAATAATTGATGACAATGGGTGTATAATAACTGGTATAGGTTCTGTTGAACCGTGTCCAAATGTAACACCAACGGTTACACCAACAATAACTGTAACTCCAACAATAACACCAACGGTTACTCCAACAAGGACTGCGACCCCAACGGTTACTCCAACAAGGACTGCGACCCCAACGGTTACTCCAACAAGGACTGCAACACCAACAATCACCCCTACTAATACAGTAACTCCAACAACCACAGTTACACCTACTAATACAGTAACTCCAACGATAACTCCAACGGTTACTCCAACAAATACTGTGACTCCAACAATAACTCCAACGGCAAGTCCATTATAATAGATAAAACATGAGCGAACAAGTAACTATATCATCTGTAACAGCTAACACACCCGTAGACATCTACTATTGTGATTCTATGAGTGCGAGTTGTGTTTATGTTACAAGTGCTTCAACATTCCCATATACTTTTAATGTGCCTGACCCGTATGACTATAGTGATTTTATTGTTAAAATTGTTGATACACAAAATTGTGAAATAGGTCATGTTATTTTAATAACACCGACACCTACAACTTCGGTCACACCAACACCAACTATCACACCAACAATAACACCAACAATAACACCAACAAAAACTGCAACACCAACAGTAACTCCTACAAAAACTGTAACACCAACTATAACACCAACAAAAACACCAACACCAACTCCAACACCTGTTGTTGCTTATCATGCTATTGGTAATAATTTATCTGTTTCTTCAGGAAATACTTGTAATGATACAATGACAATTGTAAATTATTATACTTATATCAGCCAAGCAAACCTGACACCTGTTATTGGAGCAACGGTTTATCAAACATTGGCGGGCGGAGTTTTATATAACCCATTCAACGGTGTAAACAAATATATTAAGATGGGATTTGGTAGTAGTTTTTACATAGTACAAGTCGATAACGGTGGTTCCATAATAAATTATACTCTGTGTCCTTAACTAAAATATACACATAAAAATACTAAATATTATACTTATAAAGTAAGAAACAAAATTGATGTCAAGTTGTAATTGTATTGAAGTTAATTTATCAAATTTAGACCTAACCCAAGGTGGGCAAGACCTATGGTTAGTAACCGTACCTTGTGGTGCTGAAGGTATTCCGATTTATCAAATTTGGAGTTCATACACTTATACAATGACACCATCAGGACCAACAGTTTATTTGTGTGTTGAAAGTCCTGTTGATATAAAATATCAATATGGTATTAGTGGTACTATACAACCAAACCTACCACCAAATTCAAGTTTTGTTGTGGGCGGTTTATGTACTACAGTTGACGATTGTTATGTTGAACCATCACCATCTCCAACTCAAACATCAACAACTACTCCTACAACAACACCGACACAAACTCAAACACCAACAATAACACCGACACAAACTCAAACACCAACAACAACTCCAACAAAAACTGTAACCCCAACTATAACATCAACTAATACTCCAACCCCATCAACAACTCCAATTATCTGTGGTAGTGGTACTACTACGGGTAATTACATTTATTATGATTGTTGTGGTAACCTTATTCAAGGAACAACCGTTGGTTTATTAGTTTTGATGGATTATACAAAGCCATTTAATGGTGTAACAAAGTTGAATGTTCCTGCAACTACAACATGTGCTTCACCAACCCCAACTCCAACGCCAACAACCACACCAACACTAACTCCAACCCCAACAATTACTCCAACACCAACCACAACTCCAACACCAACCACAACTCCAAAGGTTACTCCGAGTAATAGTCCTTATGTTACATTAAAAAATGATTGTGAAACATTCACATTATTTGACATGGGAGTTCAGTGTTATCCATTAGCGATTCCAACATCCACAAGTTCAAGTGATGGTATTTTGGCAGTCCAAGTAACGGGTGGAACATCACCATATTCATTCTATTGGGAGGGAGGACAAAGAAGTCAAACTTTGGTTGGAATCCCTCAAGGAAGTTATGAGGTTACGGTAGTTGATTATTATGGTGATTATACGACAACAATTGTTTGTGATTTATTCCCAATAAGTCCAACACCAACAACTACGATGACACCAACTCCAACAAATACGCCAGCACCGTCGTACCCTAACTTGTGTTTAGTTTATGTAAGTTCAACTACAAGTTATGGGCCAATTCAATTCTACTTGAACGACGGATACTATAACGGAAAACCAGCTTGGTCAGGAACTTATGGTCAAACACAGTTGGTTATTCAGTGGTCAATACAAAACTCAAGGTGGGAAATACCAAGTTGGACATTCACACCTGCAATACCTGTTAGTCAAAACACATCAAATGTTCCTGATAGTGCGTGGTATATGGCAGGACCTGGACAACAATCAACAGTTCAAGTTACAACAGGCACATGTCCTCCATATTTGCCTCTAATGTCTGTACCGACAGTACAAAATCAAACTTGTCCATTAATTAATAATGGCTCAATAACATTGACGACTAATTATGGAGTACCTCCTTACCAATACTCAATAAATGGTGGAATCACATTCCAATCAAGTAATGTATTCCAAGGATTAGGTTCATCAACTTATACTGTAATAACAAAAGATTCTGTAAATAACACATTGAGTAATACTGTAACAATAACTTCTTTAGGTCAAAATGCGAATTATACTATTGGGGTGGTTGTAGATAATGTTGTTAATTTAGGGCCTGGCTCGGAAATGGCAAACTGGTATGTTAATATAACACCACCATTACCGATTGGAACTTCAATATCATTCTTATTAGATGTTAATACTATTAAAAATTATTATTCACCGGGAACTGGTACAATAAATGATACTACAATTGTTAAGAAAAACAATTCAACTTTAAGTGTAGTTGGACAATCATCAACACCTTTAGTCACTACGACTAGACCGTTTTGTTCACCTGAGATATTAGGAACAACTACAACAACAACATTATATTCAGTGACTATGGGATATAATGATGTTGTATCAGGAAATTCGTTGTCGGACTTGGTTATAACTAATGGTCTGGTTGCCCCTAATTCATGTGTTACTAAACTTGAACAAAGTATATTAATTAATACAGTTTCACCTACAATAACAGGAGGAGCATGTGATAGTGTGACAAATAACCCACAATCTCAAGGAATAACTAATCATACTATAACACAAGGTGATATACCTTGCAGTGGTACAAAATGGATAACTTGGACGGGAGAGACTGGAGACCAATATCTAGAGATTGGTGGTAATTTTGATTTAGATGGAGGAGGAACCATTTCATTAAATTCAACTTCATCAAGCCTTATGTCAATAGAGCCGATGTATGAATATAATAGATTATTGTGTTCTGATAAAAATCCAGATACTACCGCTCAAAGTATTAGTGGTGCAAGTACGTACACATATACTTTCTCGCAACCTGTACTTAATCCGTTATTAGCAATATATTCATTGGGAGGTAATGATGGATTTAGTGCAATTACAGTAACAATGTCGGCTAACACATCATTCTCAATTTATTGTAGTGGGGTTAGTGACCCTAGTTATCAAATCACATACAACCTCCCAAGTCAAACTTTATCCGGTTACGAAGGTTATGGTATTATTCAATTTAGTGGTTTGGTTGACCAAATTATTTTAAAATTTAGTCCAAACGAATATTATACACAATTAACTTGGGGATTACCGTGTGTTGACCCTTAATAACAAAATAAAAAAGAATAAGAATATTTATAACAAATGGCGTACATTATAAAAAATACATCGGGTCTAATTAACACTAGACTTACTGATGTTGGAAGAAGAAATATATCGCAAGGTAACTTCAACATTTCTTACTTCCAAATTGGAGATAGTGAGGTGAGTTATGGTGCTGCAACAAACTACAACATCACAAATAATAATATTTTGATGCCGGCATTTAACGCTCAAAATGACACGGGAACGCCTCGTTCAAATAAGCAAAATGTTAAATACCCATATTATGTGCAAGGTGGTCAAGGGAATACATATGGGATTCCATTTTTAGATAGCCAATTCCAATCTGTTTATAACAGTGCAGGAGTTAAAGGGTTTTTTACAACAGGAGGAACACAAGGTAGTTGGTCGACACAGACAAGTTCTGCTTACACGATTACTTCAAATTATGTTCTTGACATGACAACATTGTCAGGTCAAAATACAATTGATATTACCTTGTATAGTCCAATATGTTCACCGACAACTGGAACACCAGCTGTTAATGATTATGTAACAATATTTTATGACCCCAACGGTGGTTGTGGTAATTTTGGGACTTATCCTATTTTAACTTATAGAATCCAAGAAATGAGTCCTATGTCAGGAACATCAGGTACGACAGGTTATACTTTAACTTTAGATAGAACAGTTCCTGATTATAGTACGGTTGCCCCTAATGGTAGTACTGCAAGAGTATTAGTTTATCCTTCAGGTATGACTCAATTATATGATTCAATAACACCAGCACCTTATTGGCAAACTGATACACTTAATTTTGAATCACCTTGTGATGTGATAAATCGTGAAAATACTTTGGTTTGGAACATGAATATTCCTTGGTCTGTAAGTCCTGCAGGTGTTTTCAGTAGTTCATATGAAGATTATACACAATATGGTTCAATATCTTATATTGGAACCAAAGAATATTTAGGTTATCAAGAACCAAGTGGTCAGACAGACAATAGTATTGTATTTTACTACAATTCTTTTGATGAAAGAATTATAGTAACACCAAAAGAACAAAAAGCTATAGGTATTATACATTATACCAATCAAGATATTGACCATGTATATGGTGAAAAATTTGCAACAACTCCATTTGACCCACAAAATCCAACAAACGATACAGGTTTGGCGAGACACCTTAAAGTTACTTTCCCAACATTGATGTGGCATAAGTCAACAGGTGGAACAATAGGTGAAACATTCTACATAGACCCTCCAAATTATGATAATTTATGTAAACCATATTATATCAAATCAACTAAGAATGTTGATATGAATGACCCTGGTATTAGGTATTATCATTTGTGGGATACAAATCCTGATAGTAATGGTAACTTAAATAGAATCGGTAAAGTTTTCCCTGACTCTGAAATTATCGTAATTGATGATGAAGAGGTGATTGCAGCAATGTCTTATAAGGCAAACAGAAATTGGACAATACCAGCACCCAAATTGTCGTTATTGACACCAAATACTTGTTTTACAAACGGCCAAAATGCCACAGGTATTTTATCAAATGATACCGAAAGAATGTGGATTACATATAGATTAGATTCAACAGGATTTACAAATTCTTTACATTGTAATTATTATTCTGTTATTATAGGACCTGGTACAGGATGTACTACCGATTCTCAAAATGTTGCAGTTAGATTTGGAAATGAATTCCCATTCTTATCTGATGGAAGTTTTGCGGATGGAACTTTAACGGGATTCTCGGCAAATTCAATAAAATTAATTTGTCAAATTGTTACAGGAGACACCCAACCAAATCCTACTAAATGGGTTGAAATTGATGTTACAGATGAAATCACAGGTTCAACAGTTAATGGTTACTTAACCGTTAGTGGTATTACGGGAACAACATTCCAAATTACAAGCGACCTTTATTATAATAGTGGTGTGACTTATAATCTTGCGAATTACATAGATATACCTCAAAATGGATATCCTGAAATATTGAATTTTGGTGATGAGTATGCGTTCTACGGTAATTTTGAAACTGACATTACTGCAACAATTTATGAGATGAGATATCTTATAAATCTTGGGCGTAATCAATTCACCAATACATCAAATCCAACATGGACTTCAGGAACAACTTCATATGTTACAGAAATTGGTTTATATGATAATAATAAAGACCTTATTGTAATATCTAAATTACAATCACCTGAATTAAGACAAGGAATCCAACAGTATGTGGTTGCTCTTGATTTTTAAATCTTCAATAATGACCTTTACAATATTGGTGTATGGTTTATTTTATAGGTAACTATGGTTAAAACAATTAACAAAACATCACCTAAGGTTTTAGGGTTAGATGTGTCAACTCGTACAATTGGGTGGGCATTATTTGATATTCAAACGAAAGAACTTTTAGAGTTAACTCATATATCACCAGTACCTAAACCAAAAGTTGAGAATAAAATTGAAGAATTAATTCTTAAAGGGCATATCTTTAGAAAAAAACTTGAAGATTATGTTGGGATGGGTATTACTCATGTAGTAATTGAAGAACCTTTATTAAACTCAAACAATGTTTATACCGTTGGAACTTTAATAAGATTTAATACCTTGGTATGTAAAGAAGTTTATGATGTTCTTGGAGTTGTCCCTGAATTCGTTTCAACATATAACTCAAGAAAATTTGCCTTCCCACATTTAGTTCAAAAAAATGATAAAGGAAAATTTGTATTATTTGGAGGTATGCCGAAAGACATTGACAAAAAGGCTGTTATATGGGAATTAGTTGCCAAGAGAGAACCACAAATTATTTGGTCTTACACCAAAAACAATACCCTCAAGAAAGAGAGTTATGATATGACCGACAGTTACGCTTGTGTTTTAGGTTATATGAAGATGAAAGAAATTTGGTAATTCCAAATTTCTTTATTATTTTTGTGGCATGTCAAGAGATGTTATCACCAATGATGAGACGAAATCAACTAAGAAAGCATTAAAAAAGTTTTCAAATGCTGAGATACCTGACTACGCCTATAAAGTGAGAGGTTCTTTTAAAATCGTCAATTACAGAAAATACAGATGTAGAAACGAGGTTGATGTTGAATTTAACGGAAAAATCTGGGCGGTTTACAATCATTTTGATGGCGCTGAATGGCACGACTCCACTCTATTTCATAGAAATATGGCATCAAAAATCAAAATCAACAAATTAATAAAAAAGTTACTCTTTAACGAAGTTAGAGACCATGCAGCGTATTTTGGTATTGATATAGGTTTTTTAAATGACATAAAAAAAATAAAATGGGTTTAGTATGAATTGGTCATCTTTAATTATAATTTATGTGGTATTCCGTCTTTTAATTTTATTTTCAATTTTTATGGTGGAGAATAAAGTTCCTGAGAACACCAAATTCAAAAAATGGTGGAGAAAACACATAATCAGTGATGATATAGAAGATTAGATTTGTCGTAAATTTTTACTATATTTGAGACATGATAGAAGAGATTGAAGTACTATTAGAGTTAATTGAAGATGTTTTGGATAAACCAAAAAAGGTTTATGATTCAAAACATCAATACGGTTACGATTGTCCTAATTGTATGGATATTAAAGGTCTTGATAAAGGAGATGGTAAAGGTAATTTAGAGATAAATCTTAATAAGTTTGTTTACCATTGTTGGGGGTGTGGTACAAGCGGACCATTAGGTCGTTTATTTGATGACTATGGAACAAAAAAACAAAAGAAGGTTTATAATCTAATCAAACCTGAGGAGTTAAAACAGCAAGAAGCCAAGAAACCCAAATTAAGATTACCTGAGGGTTATACAACCTTTGAGGATTCAAACCCACGATTCATCCCACACATTGAAGCGTATAGATACCTACAATCAAGAGGTATTACAGATGGGTTAATCAAAAAATATAAGATAGGTTATACCGTTAGTGGTGATTTTGCGTACAGAATTATTGTACCTTCGTTTAATAAGGAGGGTGCATTGAATTATTTTGTTGCAAGAGCTTGGGTATCAAAGAAGATGAAGTACAAGAATCCGACAGTTCCAAAAGATGAAATCATATTCAACGAGGGATTGATTGATTGGGATAAGGATATTCATATATGTGAAGGTGCATTTGATTCGTTTTTTTTGGATAATTCAATTGTTATGTTGGGTAAAAAAATGAGTGATTTATTGTTCTCCACTTTATATGAAAGGGCAAACGGAAATCTCATAATCTGTCTTGATGAGGATGCATGGTTAGATGCCTTGAAATTATACCATACATTGAACGGTGGTAGATTATATAACAAAATAAAAATAATTAAACCACCTAAAGATATGGATGTTGCCGATTTGAGGGGTGATATCAAAGATTATTTCGTTGAAATAAAATAAAATTTGGTGATGTGAAAAAATTGTATTATTTTTGCTGATAAATATATAGAATATGACATTCACATTAGACACCTACCAAAGATTAAAAAACGAATATAACAAATCAGTTCAAAACAATTTAGAAGTATTCACATTTGATGGTCACGAGTTATTAACGAATTATGCGAAATATCTAATCCAACATCTACAAACAAAATTTGAAAAGTAATTTATGAAATTAAATGATATTGCAAAAGAGATACGAGAAATTATCTCACAAAGACAGGATGAATTTGGGTTATCCTTTGAAGAAGAAAACCACATATATACAATGAATGGTAGGACTGATTATCCGTCAGTTTCAAAAGTATTGAAGAAATTTTATACTGAGTTTCCATTAGAAGAAGCGTCATTTGCTAAATCCAAAGGAGACCCCCAACGTCAGCAAGAACTTATTGAAGAATGGACTGCGGCAGGAACATATTCAACCAATATGGGAAGTCGTGTTCACTTTGTATTGGAGAGTGAGGTTATTAAAAACAATGGAAACTACAAAGAGGTAAGACAACCTGAGTTCAAGTGTGATTTGACCCAAATTATGAAAGGCGATAATATGATTGTTGCTGGTAAAAAATATCTTGACTTGATGGAGGAAAGGGGTGCGGTATTACTTGATACAGAGATGGTGTTAGGTCATCCTGAATTGGAATATACAGGACAGCCCGATAAAGTTTGGTTGATGATGAACCGCGACAAAACTGAGTTCGGAGTTGTTATTACCGATTGGAAAACCAACAAACCAAAAAACTTTGTATCCACAAGTTATACCAAGAAAATGTTAAAACCATTTGAAAAGTATGATGATACTGCACTTGGTCACTACTATGTCCAACTACCTCTTTATGGTAAGTTATTATTAAAGATGTTGGAAGGTACCAAATATGAGAACATAAAACTTTATGGTTGTGTAATCTCTCACTTGAAAGAGGATACTTTATACGACGAATATAAAGTTCCTCAAGATATTGTGAATATTGTCTTGGGTATGGATATGAAACAATATTTGACAAAACAGAAATAAAGAATTAAATTTATTAAAAATTATATTATGACTAGAATAACAAAATTTATTTACATCGTGATGTTCATCATCGGAATTACAACACTTATTACAAGATTGATTACTAAAGAGTATTTTAGGGCAAGCGATGAATTTGGTATATTATGCTGGATTGGTGTTGCTTTCATGAACGAATTAAGATGTATTAAACTTCAAAAACAAATAGACAAATTAAATGGAAACAATTAAACCAAAGGTTAACCTAAGAGATTGCGAGACAATCAAATGTGAAAAGTGTGATAGTGTATACTTCAGAGAAGTAATCTATATCAAAAAAGTATCAAGGCTATTAACAGGTTCTGATGAAGATACAACGGTACCATTCCCAATTTACAAATGTGACGAATGTGGTCACATCAATAAAGGGTTCAACCCCTTTGAAGACACTGAAGAAACAAATCTAACATTAAATGATTAAGAGATTAGTACATTTTTCTGATTTACATATCAGATTATTTAAAGACCATGACTTATATCGTGGTATATTGGAACAAGCTTTATCTGAATGGAAAACTCTTGCTCCAGATAGAATTTTATTTAGTGGTGATTTAGTCCATAGTAAAAATCAACTAACTCCTGAGTTGATTGAATTTGTTAGATGGTTTTTAACTGAATGTTCTAAAATTACTAAAACAATATTAATTCCTGGAAATCATGATTTTTTAACTTCTAATTTAGAAAGATTAGATTCTCTGACTCCGATGATAAGTTCATTAAATAATCCAAATATTGTCTATTATAAAGATAGGGGGATTTATGAAGATGAGAATGTTAGTTGGTGCGTTTATTCACAATTTCAAGGTAACATACCTCCGGAAATTGACACTGCTAAAGGTTATAAAATTGGGTTATTTCACGGACCAATAAACGGATTAAAAACTGATTTAGGGTTTGATTTTGGTGAGGAAGCATATGATACTCAAAAGTTTGAAGGTTTAGATATCGTTCTGTGTGGGGATATACACAAAAGAGCAGTATTTAATATTCCGAATGGTAAAAGAGGGGTGATGATTGGGTCGTTAATTCAGAATAACATGGGTGAGAAAATTACCAAACATGGATACGGTGTGTATGATGTTGAATCAGACCAATATGATTTTATTGACCTACCAAACCCAAAACCTTTTTTAAAATTTCGTATTAATTCATTTGATGATTTAGTTAATGGAACTGAAAAACTATTAAACTACTAAGATGAACATAACCCTTGAACTTGATTCAAAACAATACAAAGACCTAACAAGATACTGCGAACTGAATAAGTTTGTACCAGAAGATATTGTTAAGAAATCTTATTTAGAGGGGTTCACCATTGAAAAATACGGACTTTTAGGGGGTAAAGGAGGAGTTCAAGAAAAAGAGGTGATTAAAGAGATTGTTGTTGAAAAACGAGTAGAAATACCTGTTGAGATTACCAAGGAAGTTGTTAAAATTGAGTATGTTGAGGTTCCTGTTGAGATTACCAAGGAAGTTGTTAAAGTTGAGTATGTTGAGGTTCCTGTTGATGTGATTAAAGAGGTGATAAAAGAAGTTCCTGTAGAAACAATTGTCACAAAAATAGAATACATTTGTGACAACACACAAGAGAATGAACTGTTGTTAAAAATACAACAGTTGGAATCTGACAAACAATTATTTTCCGATAAAACGACAGAAATGGAAAATAATTTCCAAGATAAAATGTCTAAAAAGGTGCAAGAACTAGATGAACTTAGACATTCTTTAGACGAACACTTAGCTAAACCACCAATTGAAAAGATAGTAGAAGTGGTTGTGGAGAAGGAAATGACGGACAATTCATCAAAATCTAAATTAGATGCGTTACAAAACACTTTAGCTAAAGTTAGACAGGAAACTTTGGAGAAAGACAAAAAAATAAGAGAATTGGAACAGACGATTCAAGAGATTCAAAAGTTCCAAGATAATAAACAAGCTGTCTACTTAAAAGGGTCAAACCTTGACGATAAACTATATAAATAAAAGAAATATGATAACACAAGAAATTTTAGACACATTTGTCTTCCGTACAATCGGAGAAGAAAAGTTCGGGGTTAATAACCCAATGGTTCACGATGAGATTATTGGATACTATCCAACAAAAGAAGCCGCTGAAACAGCATTCAAAGAGTATGTTGAAAAAGAAGGAATAATTTTTGAATAAAAAAATAAAAAACAAATATGACACAATTATTATTATGGATGGTAATGGCTTATGGAATAAGCAACATCTTAGTTTATGGTTCAATCTTTAACGGACCAAGAGAATTTATTAACAGGTGGGGTTCTAACCCAGTTGCACCATTTCAACCACTTGGTGCATTTATGTCAAAAATGTTGGCATGTATGATGTGTGCTAGTACTTGGGTTGGATTTTTCTACGGAATTTTCTTATATTCACCTGTACACGAATTACTTGGAGTAACTGAAATGGTTTCATGGTTCTTTGATGGTATGTTGGCTTCAGGGTCAGTATGGGCAATCAATGCAATCGTTGAGTGGTTTGAAGAAAATAGACCTAAACAGAATTAAAATTAACTAAAAACAAATAAAATGGGTAAACGAGACAAAGAACACAGAAAAAAAGTTGCGGCAAGAAACCAAAAACTTAAAGCGCAACAAAATACAATGCAAAAATTATTTAATGAGTCAATGAGACAACAACTTGAAGAATTAAAAAAACAGAGAGAAGCTGAGATGTCAGGAGACACACAAACAATTCAATAATGAAATGGGATTTATTCAATCCAATACCTGAATTCAATTACAAACACATGGAAACAAAGTTAGATATAACAACTTTGGAGAATCCTTATATCCAAGTCATTTGGGAAGACACTCCAGAAAATTTTACACAAGAACGAATCAAGTCGGTTAAGCAATACTTTCAAAAGAAGTATAACTCAACCAATATCAATGTCATAACTAAAGTTAAGATAACTGAGGAAACGCAACAAACTATTGATGTTTCAGTAAACATCATGGATAAGAACTATCAAAAAGAACTTATCAAAACTTTGTTGGAGGCCAAAGGTCAAGACCAGTATTATGACCAAGTAATGAATATTGATTCTGCGGTGGAGAATAGAATGTTGGCTAATGAGGTTGAGGTAACACCATTCAAAAGATGGTATATCAAAAAAATTGAGTTCAGTAATTTCTTGTCTTATGGTGAAGGTCAAGTTATTGATTTTGACAAATGTAATGGTATTACAGTTGTTGAGTCAGACCCACCAAACTTTGGAGGTAAAACCGTATTGACGGTTGACTTACTTTTATTCTTATTCTTTAACACAACAACAAAAACACAGAAGGCAGAAGAAATCTTTAATAGATTTACAGATATCAATAAGGTTAGAGTTAAGGGTGACATTATCATTGATGGTGAGGAGTATATCATTGCTCGTCATATTGAAAGAAAGAAATCCAAAGCTGGTGAATGGAATGTGAAGACCGAATTAGAGTTCTTCAAAAAACTTGCCGATGGACAACTTCAAAACTTCACGGGAGAACAACGCAGAGAAACCGAAGATTTCATGAAAAAATCTATTGGAACAATGGATGATTTCTTGATGACCATCGTTACAACCGCATCCAACCTTGAAGATTTATTGGAGGCAAAGCCAACCGCTCGTGGTCAGGTGTTAAGTAGATTCTTGGGTCTTGAGTTCTTAAAGAAAAAAGAAGAAACTGGTAAAGAGATTTATTCAGAGTTTTCAAAGAGCATGATGTCCAATGTCTACAACACCGAAACCTTGAGACAAGACAATGAAACTTCAACCGAAGAGATTCAACGACTTAAGGACGAAATCAGTGATGCCAATTTAAAGATTACCGATGTTGATTTGAGATTACAAAAGGGTCAAGATTATAAAGACAACCTATTGAAATCAAAGTACACCGACATTGACCAAGAGTTGATTGTGTTGAACCCAATTAGATTACAGGGTGACATTACAGACCTTGAGAACGCAAGTGAAAGAATCAAAGGTCAAATCAATGAAGTTAAGATTGTTGAACCAAAAGAGTTTTATCATGAAGATAAACACGATGAGATTAAGGATAAGATGAAAACCACAAACGGTGAGTTAATCCTTGCTCAAAACAAAGTTCAAGAGATTGAACAACTTGTTAAGAAGTATGGTGACGGCATTCAATGTGAACACTGCGGAATCAAATTGATGGAAGCGGCGTTGACAAAGAAAAAGATTGATGAGTTGGGTGATTGGGAGAAAAAGGTAGATAAGTTATCAAAACAATTGAAAGACCTTGACTCCAAAGAGAAATCCTATACACAACTTAAAAAAGATTTTGACGAATACGAAAGAAACAAACTTATCAAAGAAAAGTATGAGTTATCGTTGGAATCAAATGAGTTGAAACTTGGTCAAGCCAAAGATAAACTTAAACGATATGAAGAGGTTCAGGACAAGATTAAGAAGAACAATGAGATTGATGCCCAACTTGTTAAAGCTGGTTTGAGAATTGACGAATTGATTGGGGAGAAACGTGGATACGAAAGAATCCAAGCAACCAACCAAAATCAAATTGAGAACCTGCAAGCTCGTATTGAGAAAAACAATGGTGTCATTTTGAAAATTGCTGAGGAGTTTGAAAGAGAGAAGATTTATAAAATCTATGTTGAGATTTATGGTAAGAATGGTATCACCAAGATGATTATGAAGACCATGATGCCATTAATTAATTCTGAACTTCAGAGATTACTTCAAGATTCATGTTACTTCAATTTGGAGATTCGTATCAATGATAAGAACGAGGTTGAATTCATTATGGTTGACAACTCAACAGGTATTGAGAAACTAATGGTTTCAGGTTCAGGTTACGAAAGAACAATTGCGGCAATGGCTCTTAGAGCGGTATTATCCAAAGTATGTTCTTTACCTAAGCCAAATATAATGGTGTTCGATGAAGTGTTTGGTAAGATATCAAACGATAACCTTGAAATGGTAGGAGAATTTTTCACCAAGATGAAAGAATATTTTGAGAAGATATTCGTTATCACTCACAACCCATTGGTTAACAATTGGGCGAACAATGTGGTCAAGATTAACAAAACCGATAACATTTCAAAAGTTTCACAATAATGTGGGACTTTTTTCTTATTATTTAAATTAAAAAAATATATTTACAAACGATTTAAAATTATGGAATTAACATCAGATAGAGGAAGAGAAATTAGAAAAAATTACTCAGGGTCTAAAGAAAAAGAAATTTGTGACATTAGAGGGTTATCTCAAGTAGGGGGTAGCAGAACTAAAATTGATGGTACAAATGGTGTGTTAAATGAAAGTATAAAAAATTTTACAGGAAATAGTACTCAAGTACATTTAACTACCCAAAGAAAATTTATTAATGTTTTAAATTTAGATGAGGAATCTGAAAAATTCATACGTATGTTTTGTGGTAATGAAACCTTAAATGTGAATGGAAATGACAGATATCTAATAACTGAAATTGATGATAAGTATCTTAATTCATTTTTATCCTTTTTGAATGAAAATAAATTTAGGGTAATTGATTTGATAATTTCTAATGGATTTGATATTACTTCGATAGTTTATAAGGATTTAAAAAATGATAAATTATATGTTATTACATATGATGAAATCATTGATAAAGTTAAAAATTGTTCATGGATACCTAAAAAGGGAGGGATTCATTTGAAAAATCAAAAAGGAAAAACTTATTTTCATATTCAAAGAGAAGGTAAGAAAAATAAAAACAACAGATATAATGTACTTTTTCATATACATCGTAATCTATTTTTAGTAGATTGATTTATAATGAATTTAGATTATCTTTTTAAAATAAAATCAGAAAATGGAAAAATTAATATTAGGGGATTGTTTAGAGGTAATGAAAACGATAGAATCGAATTCAATTTCATGTATTGTTACTTCACCACCATATAACAAAAAAGGATTAATAGGTAAAGTTAAACCTGGGAATCAAGTTTGGAAAAAATTTAACATAGATTATGACTCTTATGGTGATGATTTATCTGAAAAAGATTACCACCAGTGGATGATTGATTTATTAAATGAAATGTGTAGAATTATAAAACCTGACGGCTCTATTTTTTTTAACCATAAGGCTAGACGACATAAAAATAAGTTACACTTACCTACTGATTTTATCAGTAAATGTGAGTTAGATGTATATCAATTAATTATTTGGAATAGATTGTCAAGTCCAAATATTAGAAAAGATGTTTTATTACCATGTACTGAACATATATATTGGTTAACTAAATCCAAACCTAAGGTATTTAAAGAAAATATACCTAAAGAATATCAATCAGAAGTTTGGACAATTAATCCTGATAGAAATAGTAAACACCCTGCACCATTTCCTCAAAAATTAGTTGAGAATTGTATTCTACTAACGACAGAAGAAAATGATATTATACTTGACCCATTTCTTGGCTCAGGTACTTCAGCGATAGTTTCAAAAAGATTAAATAGAGGGTATTTAGGTATTGAGATTGATGAAAAATACATGAAGTTATCTAAAGAGTTGTTAGAAAACTATGATAAGTAATAACTAACCCCACCCCTAAAAAGGTGGGTTTTTTATTTACAATAATTTTTATTATCTTTATGGCTATACTAAAACTTACATGAAACATTTACATTTTAATAAAAAAGGTATTAATTATATGCCAATTAAATATTGGAAGACAGATAATGTCACAGAAGTTGCCATCTATCAAGGTAGTCGTGGTGAAAGACCTGACCTTGATTTTATTGTCAAATACAAGGAAGAGGGTAAAAGATTAAGAACGCCAAGTCATACACATTGGATAGTTGATTTGTTGGTTAAGGCGGAAGTCAATAAATCAATTTTACTTAACTATGTTGATGATATGATTAAATTATATGACGAGAGTGACCCATTCAATTCAGTTGAGGAGCGAAACAATTACACATTGAGACAACCAAATTTTATGACATCAAAGTATCATTTATTACAAGGTCATGGATATTATAGTATTGGGACATTAACGGCATTTATTGAGTTGTTCAGTAAATGTGAAAAACAATCGACTGGTGCATTTATGTTCCGGGGGTTACTTACTTTAATTAAAGAGTATTGTGAGGGAACCAAAGATTTTTATCAAATTGTTGGATATTCTAAGAGAGTTTAATTTTTTTGTTGTATCTTTGTCAAAATATCAAATATGAAAAAATACCTTCTAACAGTAATTGGTGAGTTCCAATCCCAAAAACAATTGAGAGAAATTGCACTTGCTTTATCGCCGATTGTGGATTCAAAAATGCTTAAATACCAACATATGACAGGTGTTTTAATTATTCATTTTGCGTCTGAAATGGGTATGAAAGATATACATGAGTTTTTGGAATTAACATCCTACGAGTTATATGATTCGTTCATTTTGTCAGAATTTAATGACAAAGTGTCAGTTTTTATGTCACAAAATTATATCGACCATTTATTCAATTTGGAGGATAATGGTGGATTAAATGAGTCTGACATGGTATTAATACCTAAAAACAACACACAACATCTTGACGATGAAGATGACGATGAGTTTGTGGCACTTCTTTTGAATGAAGTAAAAAAACATATGAAAGCGCCAACTTTAGACCAACTACTTGATAAGATTAAAAGTGAAGGAGTTGACTCACTTACACCATTTGAAAAAGGAACTTTAGAAAATTATAGTAAAAATTAAGATATGAAAGAAAAATCACTAATACCTATCAACCAAGAAGAAATTGCGGAATATCTTAAAGATATTCGCAAACTACGAGTAATGACTCCTGAACGTGAAAGAGAGCTTTCAGAACGAATGCTTTCAGGTACCGTCACAGAAATGGAGAAAAAACAGATTCAACAAGAGTTGTTGGAAGGTAATCTTCGTTTTGTGATTACGGTTAGTAAGCAATACCAAAATCAAGGTTTAGATTTGCCTGACCTAATTGCGGAAGGAAACTATGGTCTCATGAAGGCGATAGATAATTTTGATTGGTCGAAAAAATTGAGATTTATATCATATGCCGTTTGGTGGGTTCGACAAGCAATCTTGCAATCACTGAATGATAATGCAAGAACCATCCGTCTTCCGGTAAATGTGGTTCAGGAACTACACAGAGCCAAAAAAGATTTTGTTTCTAATGGAACGGAACTACCTGAAAAATTTGCATCATTACCATCAATTGTAAATTTGGATAATCCTTTGAATGAAGAAGGAGATACATTATTGGATGTATTGAATAATCCTGATGCTGAATTGGCGGATGCAGGACTTTCAACAGAAGTTACATTAAAAGAAAAGTTATTAGAAATGTTGAATGTTTTGGATGACCGAGAACGTGTAATTATTGAGGATTATTTTGGTCTTTCGGGTAATACAAGAACATTAGAGGATATAGGGAATGACTTTGATTTAACGAAAGAGAGGGTTCGTCAAATAAAAGAGAAGGGACTAAGAAAATTAAGAAATGAGACAGGTAGTTTGTTTGACTATCTCTAAAACTATATAAAGGGTGTATTTATTTAATATACCCTTTATATTTAGGATAAAACTAAAACAAAAAAAAATATGAAAAACTTTATACAAAAAAATTTTATTGTTATTGTGTTGGTACTTACTATAATCAGTTTTTTTAAAGGATGTGGTGATAGTAGAGAATTGACTAAAATGAGAAAAGAGATTGAATCCATCAAAGATTCGACTTATACTAAAACAGAGTTAAACAAAGAATTAAAAATTATGGGATTAGAATCTGAGAAAAGAATGATTCAAGCAACCGATAGAAAATTATTGGACATTCAAAGACAAACTCAAATTGAGGAAGAAATTAAAGATTTAAAATTGAAATAATATGAATTGGATTCAAAAGAATTTTAAGGCAATAATTTATATTGCGTTTTTGGTTCCAATCCTAACGGTTGCTGGGGTTTCAATATCGCACGTAACTAGTTGGTATGGGTTATCCAATCCTGTAAGTTGGGCGATTTATTTGTCAATTGGTATTGAGATTGCTGCATTATCTGCTCTTGCTGCAATATCGGCAAAGATGGGAAAGAAAGTGTATTTTCCATTTGGCATTGTAACCCTCATTCAATTTATTGGTAACATTTTTTTTGCTTATCAATATATAAATGTAGATTCTCAGGCATTTAAGGATTGGGTTGATATGGTAGACCCAATTGTTTCTTATCTTGGTGTTGAATCAGGTGACCCAGTTGGTCATAAAAGATTCTTATCGTTATTTGCTGGTGGTATGTTACCAATAATATCATTGTCTTTTCTTCACATGTTAATTAAATTTGAAGAAGAAGAGAAAAAGAATGTGGTCGAACTTCCACAACCTGTTATTGACATTGATGAGTTAAGTATTGAGGCTGGTAAAAGAGAAGCTGAAATAGAAAAAGAAAAATACACACCAACTCAAGAAGATTTGGACAAACTTGAGGAGGAATTGAGAAGGATTAACGAACAAAAGTTTGGTATTTTTGTTGAAGAAATCCAAGAAGAACCAACAAACGATGACCCCGAGAAAAAAATCCTAAGTTACACCAAAAGAGATGCTTAATATTGAAAAATACGGAAATTTCAAATCAGTAGGTAAACAGAAAAAGAAAAAACAAATTATCTTATGTCATACTTCAAGGGAGGTTGAGGAATACTTAACCTCCCTTGAATTTAGGTGTAATTCCAATTATGATAAGATTCCAAATTATGTAATAACTAAGAATGGAACGATATTACAATTGTTGACCAACGACGGATACACCAATTTTTTTCAAGATGACAATATAAATAGGAATGGAATTGTCGTCTGTTTAGAAAATTTAGGTTGGTTAGAAAAGAAACCTCTAACAGATTATCATATTAACTGGAAAGGGAGTATTTATAATCAACAGGTTTACGAGAAAAAATGGAGAGATTTCTTTTTTTGGGAACCATATAACAGCAAACAGGTTGAAACTGTTGCTGAATTATGTTATCACCTAACAACTGAAATCCGAATTAAAAAGAATTGTGTTGGCCACAATACCAAAATTGATGGTATTCAGGGATTTGAAGGGATTGTTTCAAGAAGCAATTTCAATTCAAAATACACAGATTTAAATCCATCTTTTAACTTTGAAACTTTTAATAAATTATTAGAACATGGGCAATTTACATAACGACAGATACGACGAAATTAAGTCGTTGTTAAAAAAATCAAAAATGTTATTTGAGCAAGAAACTCAAGATAACATGGCGCTAAGCGTCCAAAGTAGAATCGACCAAGACATGGATTACGAAACTGCGGTAGATGACAGAGAAGAGGATAAAACTCCTTCTCCAAAAGATAAAACACAAAAGTATAGGATATCTGGTGGTATCATGGCTTTACATGGTAAAGACAGAGGTGATTTAGATATCACGACAGATGAGAAAGTTGCTTTCCAAGAAACGATGGATGAATTTGTGGAAGAAGTTTCTGATTTGGCGGATTTCAACACATTGAATGTTTATCAAAACAATGTTGATTGGTCAGGTAAAATTATTGACCAAGATATTGATTTTACGCTCACAATTGGAGAAAATAGTGGAATCTACATCAATGGCGATATGATTAAAGTTGACGAAGAATTTTTAGATAGTATAAATAAACTTCAACAATTCTACCAAAAGTTTAAATCTAAATGGGGTAAAGTTTTAGCTAACAGAAAGAAAACTAAAGAATCACCAGAATAACATGAAAAATTTCATAACAAAATATTATAAAACAATTCTACTCTTTTTGGGTGGGTTGTTTCTTTTATATTGGGTTATTTTTGTTTTAACACCTGGTAGTACTATGAGTAAAGAAGACATATCTAAACTTGACTCATTAACTAATGTTGTAAATCAAATCAATAAAGAACAAATTGTTTTAGAAACTAAAATAGAAAGTGTTAATAAAGAAGTTGATAAGATTGATAATGACATATCAAAAATAAAAACAAATAAAGAAAAAACAGGAAAAAAATATCATGAAGAAATTATTCGTGTTGATATGTATACTGACCCTGAGATTGACAGCTTTTTCTCAAACAGATACAAATAATCAACCAACAAAATGTTTCCCAATACCTGTTGTTAAACTAATCATAAAAGATTTAATGAGTGGGGATTCTGCGAAAGCTCAATTGAAATTAGTTGGAGACCAACTATTGGAAACTGAGAAAAAGGTTGAACTGAAAGATAGTGTGATATCACTATTGAGAGTTAAAGAATCTAACTACAATGTTATTATTGATGCTCAAAATCAAAAATATTCTACTTTAGAAGGTCACATTAAAAAAGTTGAGTGGGACCTAAAGAAACAAAAAGTCAAAAATAAATTTACATCCGTTTTATCTGGTGTTGCTGTCGTGGCATTAACCTTCTTCCTAATAATAAAATAATGGCACTTACAAGTTCAGAACAAAAAGAAATTCAAATTATGATTCGTAAAGAAATAAGAAGCTTTATGGAAAACAACACCATTAAACAATTCGAAGATAAGTTAATGGATAAGATTTCAAAAGAAATCAAAAGAGGTAAACTCGAAGATGATGTAAAAGACATAACCCTAAGAATGTTTAGAGAATTCTACCAATTTATGTGGATGAATCGTAGCTATTGGGAACCAAGATTAAAAAACGCTTAAATATGAAAAGTTCAGGACAAGAATTTAAAAATGCAATTGATAAAGCATTTACAACTCAACCAAATGTTAAAATCAATAGTAGTACTATGATGGATGCAAATAAGTATAAATCAGGTTTCACTGAAGAAGTGGATGATGACGATAACGAGTACGAAACTTTTTTATCTAAAAGTAAAAAACTAAAAAAATCGGCTAAAGACCAATTCAATAAAGATTTGATGGTTGATAAAGATTATTTGGAGTTTAAAAAAAATGCGGAATATACCGACAATAGGACAAAATATAGTTTTGGTACACCAAATGTTGCATATAAAGACCCATTTATTGATAAGAAGAAATATAGTAGATTAGATAAATCCGAAACTAAAGAAGCAACGGGTTCAGGTTCTTCAGGTGCATATTCGGGACCTGTTTTTGGTGGTAATGATGAGTTTTGGAAAAAAAGTCGGGCTGAAAATCCGAAATTAAAAGAAAGTGAATTTGATAAAGTTGAAGCTAAAGAAGCAACAACTACTGGTTCATCGGGTGCATATGAATCACCGTCTATGTGGGCAAAATCAACAAGTAAGAAAGATTGGGGTCCAAGTAGAAAAACTCAATACCCTGGTGGAGGATTTGTTAAAATAAAAAAGAAATGTACTAAGTTCCCTTATTGTAATCAAGGAGATATTAATAACTTGAAAATCAGTAAGAATGAGTCGGTTAAAGAAGCAATTGATAATGTTGCTAAGAAACTTGGTGTCAGTAAAGATGTTATCATGACTATTTTAGAACATGAGTACGAAAATATAGGTAAAAGAATAAAATAAAGATATTTATAATAAAAAATACACGATGAAGAACTTTCAAACAAATATTGATAAATTAGTTTCAAAAATTCTTAATGAAGAAATTGAATCTAAAGTTAAACATATCACAGAGACAAAAGGTCAATGGGAAGAAATTGATATGGACGAAGAATTACATGGTAATCAATCAAAGATTGATGTTGCGGAACCTAAAGGTAAAATTACTGCAGCAGATTTTAAAAAGTTAAGAGATGCCAAAACTCACAAAAAAGAGGTTGAAGAATATTTCTACAACGATGAGGAAGAAGCTGAAGAATTGTCTCAAAACGAACCAACATATGTTGGTAAAGGTTTGGCTGACAATAAAATTAAAAATAAAATCAGAAACAAAATGTTTGGTTCATTTGATGATGAACACGGTTGGTTTGACCAATCTGATAGACAACATTCAGGTGATTTTGATTTTGATTATGAAGAAGAGGAATTTGAAGATTTCCCATCATTGATGGCAAAACATGGTAAAAATCAAAGATGGTTTGGGCCAAATGACGGTGAAAAGTTCTTTAATGTGTATCAACAAAAATTTGGTGGTAAACCATTTAGAGTTAGAATTGCTAAAGATTTGGAAGAAGGTGAATGTAATGAATGTGGTAATAGAGGTATGTATGAATCTAAAAATAAATGGATTCAAGATACTGATATGAAAAAAGGTGCATTACATAAGAAATTAAATATACCTGAAGGTGACAAAATACCAAAATCAAAATTAAATTCGCTTAAAAAATATTTGATGGCTAAGGCTAAAGGTGATAAAAAACTTTCCGCAGCTGATTCTAAATTATTGAAACAAGTAAACATGGCACTTACTTTGGGTGGTCTTAAAGAAAGTAAAGATACATTGGCTTTGACAGAAAATGAGTTGATTGACATGATTGAAAATATTGTTAAAGAACAAATTGTTAAAGACCCATCTGAAAAAAATAACTTCAGTGTTAAAGAACCGCAAGGTTTGAAAAAAACTAAGAAAGCTCAAGGTGAAAGTAAAAAAGAAAATGACGACTATGCCAAAAGTGTTGTTAAGAAAATGAAAGATTACATGAAAGATATGTATATGGGTGGAGGAAGTTATGATGAAAATCCTGACGATTTCCCTCAAAGTAACTACGACATGGAGAAAGAACATAATGAGATGAAGTATCATCCATCAGATGCGGTTGAAGAATACATTGAGTCTTTCTCTTATCCTGGTATGACAAATCTTGTTTATGATGAAATTAAACCTGATGATGAAATGATTACAAAACAAATTAAAGGTGATTCTAAAAACGGTAACGCAGTTACTAGTAAAGATGGTAAGGCTTTAGGTAATGTTTCAAAAAGAAGTACAAAGGTTGGTGACAGATTCAAGAAAAATTTTGATGAAAATTTATATGGCGCGGAACAAATGAACGGTACCTATAAAAAAACAATAGCTCCTGTTGATATTGCTGGTGATAAAAAACAATCAGGTTCTTTAAAAAGTATTAAAGGAGGGTCAACAACTAAGGCGAACAAAATAATGAGTCAATTAGAATCTACTGAAGATAAGGCGACAAAAATTATTAAAGAAGACCTTCAAAAAATGAAGAATTTGATTTCATACAACAGAAAAACACAATAAAAATTCACATTTTATAAAACTATCTTATAATTCTCCATAGAAACAAAACTCTATGGAGAATTTTTTTATTTGGATGACTAAGCCAATACCACATGACGAAGTAATAACATGGTTCAATATTCATAATATGAATTATGAAAAAATTGAATTGTATGGTGATATTTCCAAATCCCTAACAAAAATAATTTCGGACACGTATCTCGGAGAAAATGTCTCTGAGACCAAAATATTTTTATCTAATGATGATAATAAATTACATTTTGATTGGTGTTGGAATAAAATGGTTGAAAATTTCGGAAAAGAAAATATTATTATAAAGGTGGATGGAGAGCATAGAGATTACTTCAAATCATTTTTTATGGATACATTTTATAATCAATCAAAAGATAGTGTTAAACAATCAATTGATAAGTTTTTAACTGAAATATTTGATACCGATATCACTTTTTCAAAATTAGATTTAGATTTATTGACGGAATTATATAAATTGATGGAAAAAAATATTGAATAAATCCTTGATTCTATTTACACCAGAAAGAAAAAACTTACTTTTTAAGTATTATAAAAATAAACAATTATAAATTTTAGAAAATGGAAACATTAGAGCAAATTAAAGTATTGACTGAAACACTTTCGGTAGATACAACAAAGTTCTTTAGCGGGAACAAAAGTGCAGGTACGAGAGCTAGAAAGTCAGCTCAGGAGTTAAAAGCTTTACTTCAAAAATTAAGAGGTGAAGTTTTAGAACACAACAAGACAGAGAAAGATGCATAATATTGATACGATATATCTTTTTATATTTGTGTTTACAATATTAGTGTCATTAAAAAATGTCACAAAGTTTTTAAGCGCCCTGTTACAAAAAGAACCAAAACCATTGGTCTTTAGTAACAGGGAACTTATCCTATTAGGGGTATCAATTAGTTATATAATAACATATCTTATACAAAAATGAGTTTTTATAAAGAAATAGCACCATTTATTGAATATGTCCATTCAATAAGAAAATTGGAATCATATCTAAGTTTTGATATGAAATTCCCATCAAAATGGTCTATACCAAAGAGTATAGTAGAAGAGGGACAAGTTATAGGATTTGAGGTAGAAGACTCAAATTCAAAAGGAATTACATTTATTTGTCCAATTGACGAACGAGATGTGTCAGTCACCTTAGTTAAAATAGGTAAATTGATTAAGTTGAATAAAGAGAGGGAATTGAAAGAGAGATTGTTCAAACAAACTGTAGAAGAATTGAAACAAACTTTCGAAAAAACCGATTTAGATAAACTTAAAAATTTGTATTTTGATTTTGATGAAGATGATTTGGATATAGATTTAAACACTGAAACAGAAACAGAATTAGAAGATGAGCACGACGAACAGGAGTCAGACGCTGTTGAATTGGCTCAATAGTGAAAAACTAAAAGACCAACGACAACTCGACAAAGAAAAACTAAAAATAATTAAAGAAATGAAGAATATGAAAAAGGAAGACCTTTTTCCAAAACCAGTTAAATTAAGTTTATGGCGGAAAATCAAAATATTACTCTTGGGGAGTTAGAAAAGTTGGCACTAATCGCTGAGTCAGTTCAATCAATGTTTAGTGGAAAGGGGACCATCATATTTGAATTACCAAAAGGCGAGTATACAAGCGTCATCCAACATTTCAGAGAAATTGATAGACACCACAAACAATTTTCAATAGATATTTCAGGGACAGAATTTCATTTTATTTTAATGGAAGAACCGAAAGATTCTATTTCGGATAAGTCGTAAATTTACGATACAACACTTTTTTATCAAATCCATTGGATTCCAATAATTCATATAGGTATTTACGCTGAGGGGACGAGTAATCTTTAATAAAGAGACAATCCCCT